AACGACATCAATGATCTTCAGAGAGGCAACATAACATACGCAATGGCTGGTGGTCGTCAGCAGAATATGTTCCAAGCTTTAATGGAAGGTATGGCTGAAGATAACGGTGCTTATTTCGATGAGCTTCTTGGAGTTGCTGAAGGCAGCAGTGGAGCTACACAGTCCAAATACGAAATCATTATCGAAGGTATCAATAGTAAGATCCAAGAAATGAAGTCTTCTTTCGATGGGCTTATTGAAAGTTTTAATGTCAGCGGCGTATCCGGTGGTATCATTGATATGCTGTCTGGTATAATGCAGGGGTTAAGTGGCATCACCGAAAAAGCACCTGCGGCAACAGTTGCGATAGCAGGTATTGCTGTTGCTATAAAAGCCGTTGTTACAGCTCTGACACACTCTATTCCTGGGGTTGGTGCTATTAGCGCGATCCTTGGAGTTGTTGCAGGCATCGGTGCTTTAGGTTTAGGTAGTGCAATTGGATAGATATTCACGCGCGATGAAGAAAAAGAACAATTGAAAAATGCCGAAAAGAGCGTTAAGGGTCAAATAGAATTTACGGATAAGGTATTATCGCGTCCAGAAAAGCAAATTGAAAAAATTAAAAAATTAGGCGAAGAATATGATAATTTAAAAAAGAACAGTGCTGAATTTGACGAAAGCTTAAAGTCTGAAAAAGCTACAGAACTCGAAGCCGAAATAACAAGTCTTGGTACTACCCTTGCTTCGCTAGGGCTCGCTTTTGATTCCTCTGCCAGTTCCGCAGAGTCTTGGGCAGAAGCTGTTGCTGGAGCCTCTAAAACGCTAAGAGAGGAAAGAGCAAAGCAGGCACGTTATGCTTTGGCTAACGCTACACCGCTTTTGGCAAAAGCATTTAAAGATAATGATGATTTAGTTCAACAAATAGGTTTCGTTCAAATGGATGAGAATTCTACGTTTACTGTGGATGACTATGTGGCAACTCACGCAGGCGCTAATTTAGATATGCCAGAAGTAATAAGAGATCAGTGGAAAGGGACAACGTATGATTTAAAAGATGGTAGTCAATTTTTTGATGGTTTAAGAGCGTATTTGCTTGCAACCATTTTTGATGAATTTCAGGATGAAAAACATCAACCTCATAATAGTATTTTTGATTCTTATTTAGGCAGTGAAGAATTAAAAGCTGCTGCTTTTAATTTAGGTTATAATGGATCAGAAGGAAAAACCATGGATGATTTTTTGAAAGCAATTGCTTTCGGTCACATTTCTCCATCGACATCTAATGGTAGTTTAATACAAGATGCAAATTCCGTTCGGTTTGGTGGCAATACATATTAGCTTAAGGATCCTTTGCAATATATTGATTTAATAAATGCAATATCAGCATCGTTTCCAACTGATTCTGATCCACGAGCGATGTTTAATAATTTTTCACGTTATTTTGATCCTGATAATCCTTTAAACGTTGTTGATTTTGATCGTCTTAGAGAATCAGCACAAGAATTGGGATTGGTGTAGAGTCCAACAAATCTTTTCGAGATATCAAATATGATTAACGAAAGAATGGATTATATTCAGAGAATAAGCGACTTTGCGAAAACTAGTAAGATAGCAAGTATTTTAAAAAGAGATGATATTGCATATGGTGGTTTATTCAGTGAAGAAGGTGAATTTACACCATCTTTAGAAGAAGATATATCAGTATATGAAAGTGTTATCGAAGCCATTGAGCAGGATTTAGCAAACAAAGTTGCTCTCAGAACAGCCAGAAGAAAAGCAGATCGAGCTGCATTTGATAAACGCATATCAACTACTGCGACCTCTGATGCAAACAATCTGTATTATTAGGAGTTTCAGACAAAACCAACATCATAGGAGTTTCAGACAAAACCAACATCATAGGAGTTTCAAACAAGACCAACATCATTTGAACGTGAGTATATTACATTATCAGAGGATACTCCTCAATTAACAGGACAGGATATTGAAGAGAATGCAGGTCGGGATATTGAAAAGAATTTGTCTGAAGAGCAGAAACATGAACGACGTACAACTGTTAGCGCGACGCGAGCTATTGAGGGTCTTTTAGCAAATCTTGAAGCTATTACAGATCATTATTCTGAAACAATGACGAGACTTGGCCCAACAATTAATGGAGTGAAAACTTCTTATGAATAGATTTTATCTAATCAACTCGGTAGTATAAGCGGGTATTTATTAACTGCAGCAGAAGGACCAAGTACTGGTCAATTTGAACAAGCACTATCTATTTTTGATAGCATTATAGATGAAGTCGAGCATGAGGAAAGTCAAACACCAGAAGGAAATAAAAGCAGGAGTTTGCTTGATTCTGTTGCTTATTTAGAAGAACAAAGAGGTCATGCTATAGATATCGCAGAACGAGTTGTGACGGAAGAAACGCCTATATCAGAAGTATCTGAGCTTGAAGATTTAAGTGAATATTATCAAAGCAGTAATCTTAATCAAATAGATTTAAGCGATCTTCCAAATGATTTGAAATCAGCAAGAGAGATGCTGGATCGAGCAACTGGAACCGATAATTATCAGCAAGTGCAGCATGCATACAATGGATTTATTTCGACTATTTTAGGTTCAGAAGAAATCGTATCTTGGTTAAACAATGCAGATATTGAATTGCCAGAAATCGAACCGTTTGACAAAAGTATTATTCAAGATAATCAGAATCTTATTGAAGATGCTGGCAATAATATGCTCACTAGATTAGGTGAAGGTTTTTCAGGTTTATTAGATAGTGCTGCAGAAATCGTTGAAGAAGTCGTTATTGAATCAGAAGAGGAAATGGATAATGCGACATCCAAACGTTGGCACGTTGATGGAATTCTTGCCAGAGACGGTGTTGTAAGCGATGTTGGTGGCTTACATTTAACGGATGCTGGTGCACAACCTCTAGTTGATAATACTAGTTCTTTATCTGGCAAATAGCAAGAAGGTCTTTTGCAAGGAGCTGCTTCACAAAAAACAGAACCTTCAACACATCACGAACAAGTTGTTTTGAGACTAGGCAATAGTGTTAGCGATTCGGGAACTTAGTCTTACACAAGTGAACAGACTTCCGAAAAAACAGGTGCTTTATCGGAATCTTATAATTTGTGGATGGAGCGACAGAGAGGACAAGAAAAAGCTAACCGAATGAGGGTTTTAAAAGCAGTTGCTGCATCTACCGGTGTTAAAGAAGCTATTGATATGTTTACTGGAGGAGACGAGTCTTTAACAGAAGCATTTTTGGAATCATACGAAGGTGAGCTTACTCCAGAAGCATTTTAGGGATGGTTAGATGAAAATTTACAAAACAAAGAATTGCTTAGTTTATCATCAGGAGCCTTGTTCCGAGCTTTAGCTCCAAGCAAATAGTACAAGTATAATTTTAATGGTTTTACATTTGATTCTGACGATTTTATGGCTAATGGAGAAAGCGATTTTTATCAAGCCGCTATGGAAGAAATCGAAGCACAGTATTATAACGCTCATCAAAAGAATAAAGGATTAACGGTTAAAGACTTTATCGAAGGTAAAGGTTCCGTTACTCTTTCTGGTCCGTTAAAAGATTTATTAGAAGGCAAAATAAGCGCTGACGCTGATGGCAATGTATATATCAATCGGTCAGGGTTATATGATCGCAATGCGGTTCAATATACAGATTCTGGCACTAAAGCTGTTCGTGAAACTGGAACTGTCATTCAAGATGTTGTCAGAAGCATCACGGCTAAACAAAGAGGTTACAACTGGGAATGGGCAAGTTTAGCGTCAACGATTCAAGGCAAAACGACTATTGATGATATCAATAAAGCTATCAATGGAGACAATTTTGCTAATGGATTGCTTCAAAACATGTTGGCTGCAGATCCAGAATTCGCGTTAATGTGGGCCAGTGCTTCAAGTAACAGCGGACATACAGCAGATGATATTATTTCTTACATACAAAATAAAGCGTATGGCGGATCCACCAGAGATCGATTAAGCAAACGTAGACAGACGACCGAGAGTATAGACAGAGGAAATGCGTTGTATCAAATTGCTATCAGTGGCAGACCTATGACTGTGTCAGAAGTCGAACAAGCTGCATCTTATTTGGGTACTACAGCTTCTGATTATAGAAACCGTCAACAATACTGGAATGGAATATGGCAACAAATCCAGACTGAGGATACAGATAGTTTATTGCGTGATACGAGAGCGGATGCATTACAAATATTAGGAGAAACAGATACAGATGGAAGCAGACGGTTTAAACGTTATAATGAATTGGATGATGCAGGAAAACAATATGTTCAGAGATTACGAGCTCAAGGTTTTGAAGTAACGGGCGCAACAGACGATGCAACAGAGCCTATCGCTATTACAGGTTACACACCTCAAAGCGTCGATCTTTATGAAGACTTGAAAGACTATTCTCAGCAGTTCACGAGCAATTGGCTTGCAGCCGTAGCAACCGGAGCGTCCGAATTAGGCAGCAGAGGTTTAGATTGGAATACTATCGTAGATTCGTTAAAATCAGGAGAATATGATGGTCAGAAGGTAACGGATGAAGCAATTAGAGCTTTAGAGCAATATAGCCCTGAGCTTGCAAGATGGTTGAAAATGTCTCCTGATCAACGCAAAACCGATGAAGGACGTTTGCTCGAACAACAATTTAAAGTCAAGATCCAAACCGAAGGACTTGACACATTGGTTCAGCTTGGCGAATTAAGCGAAAACATTGCGGCGGCGCTCAAAGATATTCAAAAGGGCGGTAAGATTAAACTTGACGCAGAAGTTTCTCTTACGCAAACAAGCAACCAGCTTGGACAGACGATCAACGTTATGTCCGGTACTCAAGGATCTAATGCTCGGGATCAAGCCATTATGTCTTTGTATTCCCTTTCCGCTGAACAATATTATCCAAATAGAGCTCAGTGGATTGAAAGAGCAAACCAATATTATGATAGCGAAGAATACAGAGACAGACTGACTGCTGATTATCAAAAGATGTATAGTGCCGGAGAGATTGACGAGGCAGGTGTTATAGCTCTTGGTGGTAATGTAATATCAGAAACTCCATCTGATAAAGGACAGGGTAAAAAAGTTGTATTTAACAAAGGTTACATGGATAGAGCTACTAAATCGCCTTTGTTAATGGGTGGTTCATATGGTGTTATCGGGATGACCGATGCAGAAGTTAACACCTTCCTTGAGCAATGGCTTGGAATGACCAACGAAGAAAGAAAACAGTATTGGGAGAGTTATAAAAATAAAGATGCCATTAATAACAGCAGCATTGGCACAGCAATTGGTGTGTTCGATAATAAAGATGCTACCGCAGAACAAAAGAACCAGGCCGAGCAGCAGCTGCGTCAAGCTTATTATCAATATCAGGCGTCCATCGGTAACCTTGCTGGAGAATCAGGCGAATGGCTGACAACGCTACAAAATGGGAAAAGCTCACAAGGACAGAAGATGCAGGTCAAATCAGCTATGCGTTCTGCTGGCGTAAGCGCTTTACAAGGTTTAATGGGGCTTCGTGCTAATGCGACAGATGAAGAAAAGATACAGACACTTATGCAGGCTGGTTTGATTTAGAGTAATGACGAATTCTATAATTTACCGGATGGATCTGTTCAAACATTATTAGACGCTGCTCAGACGTATGCAGAAAAAACAGTTTTAGAACCATTGGCTGCAACGTATGAAGAAGCATTAAATAATGGCAGTATGTAGAAAGACGAAGTTCCAGATTGGTTACAAGCAATAAAAATAGAAGGGGCTGCTACCGACGACGGCAGACCACAATATAGCGTTTCTATTAACCGAGAAAAGTATTTTGAATCACAGCGTCATAAACTTAGTGGATCTGCTGGTCGTATTGCTTCCACACCAAGCCAACGTGCCGCATGGGTTAAGAAATATCTTGATGCTACCCCTGAAGAGAGACAAAATATGGCAGACGCCGACGCCGCAATGGCGGCAGAAGTTGAAGCAACATATGGAGTTAACGTAGGCACCATTGCGCAATTACAGGATGCCGAAGGATTAAGTCCAGAGCAACAAGATCAGCTTCGTGGAGCCAGACGTGCTGTAATGGATGCTAACATTTCTGCCAATGGGGATCGGTTTGGTCTTTATTCCGCAGCGAATACGATGGCTAATTATGCGAACGTGGCAGAGCAGATGCAAGCGCAACGGCAATTAACTTCGATGGTGTATGGAACCAGAGAAGCGCAGGCTGCGCTTGGCAGAATGCGAAGTGCTAGTGGTAACCGTGAGAGCTGGAGCAGGTTTACTAATTCCAGTGACTGGAGTACGTTAGCCAGCTTCATGGATTGGGATGCCGCAACAGCAGAGATGTATAAGAGCTTCGATCATGCTGGTGCTGCAATTCAGCAAGTTCAAACCAGGTTTGCGAACTATGGCACGGACTTTGCCGATGCGTTGAAGTCTGCTTACAGTGTCACAAGTCTTAGCGATTTGCCAGCGGAAATTCAAGCACTTCTGACAAACCTTGGTGTGTAGATTGAGGGTGGAGTTGCATCGTTCAAAGCTAAGATCGAATCTGCTAATGACTTTTTGGATACACTTGGACAAGCTTCTGGTGCGGTGAGCAAGAAGCAAAATGAAGAGCAAGTTACAGCACTATCTGAATGGCTTGCAGATAAAAATAGAACGTCTGATCAATTAATTGGAGATAATGGAATATTCAGAACAGAAGAAGAGTTAAGTGCTTTTGCGTCCAGGAACACTGATTTAGGTGAAGCTCTCTATCATGTTCTTGAAACGTATAAAGAGTCAGGTGAGTTAATAGATCCTAGATTTGGCGGGGAAATTCCGGCTGACAAACTTCGCATAGCTGCCAGTGCTGATCGGAGTTATCTTGACACTTTGATGTGGATTACGTTAAGCAGTTTAGGTCTTGACGAGAAAATCAAAGCTGGTAAAATCGACAGCAATATCTTAAGTTATATCAATGGTTTTGGTTTTGGCGGCGTGCTTGGACAAAACGCCATGGATCAATTATATGATAACATGAGTGAATATACCCAGGCGGCAGCTGCTATTTTTACAGATAATTTATCCGATGATGAATATAAAGAAGCTGCAAGAAAGATTGGATTAAAAGAAAGTCAAATTAACGGTAAGAACATCACAGATATAAGAGCATCAGCACAAGAAAAAATTCAAAGCGACAGTAGATTAACTCAATATGCTGAAACAATTTCTACATTACTGGAACTTATTGGAACGGATAGCGAATTTTATCAGCCACTTGTGTCACTTGCTCAAGGTTTTGGGATGACTGTTGAAGGAACGACTGCGTAGTTTGGAAACAATTGGGCCAGTAATGTCACATTCCTTCGTCCAGAGCTTCCAAGTTCAGTTGGTACTTCACAGGCATCTATGTCTGATTTACTCGAAGGATTACGTAATGCAGAAAACTACAGCGCGTTTGAAAAACTGCTAAACACTGCTCCTTACGCAAATGTTCGTAGTTCAATTATGTCTCAATATGGGCAGTCTTATTTCGACTTATTCCATGCAGATAAAGATAGCGAAGAGTATCGTGAAGCCCAGTACAACATTCAGAAAGGTATTCTTGCTGGCAGGGATGATCGTTATGGTTTACGAGCTGCAGCAAACGATCTGAAAGATGGCACTGAAGCTCAAAAGAGAGCAGCAGAAGAAACACTCCGGTCAAGCATAGATACATACAGGCAAGCTTCGCAGGCGTTTGGTCAAGTTCAAAGAGCAAAAACATTTGAACAATGGTCCAGAATTTCTGATAACGACTGGAATACATTAGCCAGCATTGGTAAATGGACGGAAACAGAGAAGAGCAGATACATGAAATTCGAGAATCGCGGAGAGACGCGTCGAGCTATAGAAGCTATGCTTGGTGAGATGGAAACAGAGTTCAAAGATTTGATGGGTGACTTTTAGATTGATCTAAGCCAATTCGGAGATTGGGATAGCCTCTAGAGCAGTATCCAAAGTCAAGCTGAAACTTTAGGATCCAGCGTTGCTGCCGCTGCGGAGATCTTTATTTCCGCAATGAAAGCAGCCGGAGTTGAAATCAAAGACGGCGCACTTGCAATGCAAGAACCTGAAGAAGCTACTGCGACAGACATGGCTGAAGCATTAGAAGGCATTACTCATGCAGGCGAAGAAAAATGGACAACAGATAAATTAAAAACGTTCTATGATGCGTATACTAACGGAAAGTAGGCTGACGAAATTGCTTAGGCGATGGGCGTAACAACCGATCAGTTGCCTGAAATATTCAGCGCTTTAAGTACGGAAACTGCTGCAATGCTTCAAAATGCATATAATACAACTAGTACTTCTGAACGTAAAGGATGGCATACGGACGATGGGCGAGCATTAACTGCAGAAGAAGTTGCTTATCATTTGAGCATGGATCGCTCGACAGGTGAATATTATATAAATTCTGGAGGAACAAGAATTCCTGTTGCCTATGGAGTTATACCAGGTACTACTACAACTACTTTAGAATATTCTGATATGATTGATCGATATATCGGCAGCGATATAGCGAGAAGAATGATGACCGAAGGTGTGCAAAACGGCACTTATTTTACTGGAGCTGAAGATACAATATCAGGATTAATTCGTGCACGTGAAGGATCTATGGATAATGTTATGAGAAGCATGATATCAGAACGGAACAGAGCAGGAAGATTATTTAGTAATAACACAGCTGAACAAATGGCAGCTTTGGAAGAATACTATGGATATAGTGAGGATAAAATCAGAACCATCGGTTTCAACAATTTATTGAATCAAGCTAGAAATTCTTATAAGGAATCGTCTGCAAGAAATCAAGAAGTCAGTACTTATTCTGAATGGTTGAAGCTGCTTAAACAATACAATCCAGCTCAATATGAATCATTAAAAAGAGTACTTACCGAATATGGTGGCTTTAGTATCGACGATTCTGGTAATCTTACCAGAGATGAAGGATATTATTCCGAAGCTGGAACATTCTATGATACTAAGAAACTGCAACTTTCTGGTTCTGCTGCGTATAGCTCGAAGACCATAGCAGCGCGAATTAAAGATATTATTAATGGTACTTTAAGCTATGATGACCTCGCTTCTAATATGCAAACTGCCATAGAGCAAGCCATTGGAGAAAACAATGTAGCTGCATTAACAGGAAGCAATGTTGATTCTGACATATATAAACAAGCTTTGCTTGCTGCTGCACAATATTATATTGGTACAACATATGACAGATTCGGACTTGCTCAAAACGCTGCGTTATTGGCTTACGGAAACGAAAGCGAACAAGCGCAAGGATTGTCTGGAATAAAAGGATCTTTTGAACAGTATAATGCAGCAGAACAAGCAATGCAAAAAGTACGTGCAGCTTATGAAAGCGGCGATGCTAAACGATGGGCAGAACTTGATTGGAGTCCGATTGCATCGTTTATGGATCTAAACGATACACAGTTAAAACGCCTTAGCAATAAAGCTAACTATCAAGATTTGCTTGAGTCCTATGATCTTTTCACCTCGGCGTTTTCAAATTCGTATCAAACAGCTGCTGCAAATTATTTGCCTAATTCTGTTTTTGAAAATCCAACTCAATAGCAGAGAGACTTACAGGCTTATATGAGTTTGCTTTCGTTTGATAATACTGGAAGACTGATAGCTTCAAATGAATACAGGGACGAACAGTATAAAGCCATGTTTGGAAATACATATGATGAAAGAGTTAGAACTAATGCAATCGTAGATAGAATGCTTGAATTAGCGCGCCAAAACCCGGAAGGGATGTCGCTTCAATCACTTATCAAAGATACAGAATTAGCACAATTAGGATTAGGCAACGATGAAAATAAATGGAGAGAATTTATCAGTCAGCATGATGATATATTCGGAGAATCTCCTATTGACGAGAATGGCAATATTGTATTTGACGATGCATTGATCGGCAGATTGGAACGTGCATCAAGTTTCCGTGCAGCATATCGTGATTTATCTTTAGAAAATTGGGATCGCGGTTATGAAATCTGGCAAGGATTGGGAAAAGACGAGAATGGCTTGCCAGCACTGGGAGATTTGCAAGCTGCTTTTGCCAATCCAGATCAACAGCTTTACCTGGAAGCATTTTTCGAAAATGTTGAAGGTGGATCTGAAATATTACAAAAGTTAGCAAGCGGAGCTGAGATTTAGGCCGAAGACATGAGAAAGTTTAATGCTAATGCACAGGCACAATATATAAATAATTGGAAAAAGTTTGGCTCTGCTACAGATGGCGTAACAAACAAAATAAAGCAACTAGGCGGTTCAGCGTAGGAAGTTGCAAGCGCTGTTGGTCAAATGAACCAAGAGATGACACAAGCTTCTCACAATCAATTTTACAGAAATGCTTGGCGCGCAGGAAAAAGAGATAGCCGGACACTTGCTGGCGTTAAGCAATTAACAAAGCTTGATCTGTCTGACGCTGACATGAAATCTGGTTTATTTGATTCGCTGATTGAAAGTTCTTTACAAAGCACAGAGAATGCAGATTTGGCTATGTATCAAAACTGGGCAAATGTAGTTGCTGAAAACCTTGCGCAATCTTTAACAAAAGCGTGGGATCAGGAAGCAGGCACGATTGACTTAGGTAACGGACTTAGTATTTCTTTGGATTCTCTTACGAATGGGTCTTTGGATATTGGTGAAATCGACGGTGCTTTAGCATCGATGTTAGATCCAGCTTATCAAGGTATCCTTGCTGCATTGCAATCATTCCTTGTTTCTGGCGCACTGGTTATTACTGCAGATGGTGAAAATATCAAGGCGGAAATTAAGGTGGATGACATTGGACAAACTGCACGCAAGCCAGGTGGCGGTGGCGGAGGCGGCGGAGGTAAATCCGCAGCCCAGAAGCTGATCGAAGAGCTGAAGCATCAGAAGGAGCTCAGTGATCACCGGCTGAAGATGCTGCAGTTCCAAGAAACAAAGTATGAGAATGCTGGACAATGGCTGAACCTCAACGCTATGCTTGGCGAAGAGAATAACCTGCGTCGGACGATAATTACCGAGTCCGAACAAGCTATCGAACGGTTGAAGCAGCAGATGGCTTCAACTGCCCAAGGCTCTGACGACTGGTACAGCCTGCGCGATTCTATCCTTTCCTACGAAGAATCTATTGAAGAATGCAACAACGCTATAGCAGAGAACACTAAGAAGATGCGGGAGAACTGGCAGACTGCCAGGAAGACCCGGATCGATCTGGAAGGTACGGTGGAACAGGAGATCCAGGCTCGCATCGAAAGATACCGCAGCATGGTGGAAGGTACTGTTTCCATGCAAGATATCATTCTGGACGCTATCCGGCAGAGATATCAGGATGAATGGGAGCTGCTTTCCAAGGATATCGAGAAAAAGAAGGAAGCCCTAGAAGAAGAGAAGAACCTGATTGAGGAACGGCTAAACAAGCGTAAGGAAGCTGAAGATGAAGCGGAGAAGTATGAAGAACTGGCGGAGCTTCGCAGGCAGTATGCACTGATCTCAATGGACAGCACCCGTACAAAGGATGCCGCTACGCTGCGTGAAAAGATCGAGGAGCTGGAAAAGGATCTTGCCTGGAAGATCGCAGAGAACGAAAGCCAGGCACAGCAGGATGCGATTCAGGATCAGATCGACGCTTATGGCGAATACCAGAGCAGTACAGAAGAAGACCTGAACGTTCTGCTGGAGGATGCCAATAACTTTGCTGATGAAGCCAACACCGTGCTGAAGATGAAGCAGGAGGATCTGTTTGCTTGGCTGAAGGCGAACGTCAAGGACTATGCCAATAGTCTGGACGCTGCGCAGACTTCCCTGCTGCTCAGCTGGGAAGATACCTACAAGCAAATGTATGGCATCACCGATACCTGGTGGACAGAGATCAACGCGATCCTCAGCAGCGAGACAAGCTTTATCGAGTACATGAAGCAAAGCGAAGACTATAAGAATGCTTCCGAAATGGACAAGCAGTATATGGTTGTCGAATGGGAAGATATGTACCGTGCTTATTTGGAAGCTTTCAAGGAAGGCGCAACTTATTTCCATGATGACAATTGGCTGCTTACCTCTGGTACTGGAGCCGGTGGCAGTGGCAGTGGTGGAGGTAATCATAACGCAGATGAAGGAACGTCAGAAGAAAGCGAATTCCTTAACAAAGACTATAAGGATTTTAAAGATAAAACTTTCTCGGATATGTTTAAGGATATGTTTGTTGTATATGCAGAAAATTCTCGATACAGTAATGACAGCCTTCAAACTATGGAAGCTCTGCCTACAAAAAACAACAACAACGATACTACAGGTATTATTGATCAGAAGCGATTAAAGAAAAATGCCTCCGGTGGTCTTGTTGACTACACGGGTCTCACCTGGGTCGACGGAACTTTCAGCAAGCCAGAAGCTTTCCTGAGCGCAGACGACACTGCTCTGATGCGGGATATGCTGGACGCTGCTAAGTATATCAAGCTGAACCCATTCATCAGTAATATCGACAGTGCCAGCTTCAGCGGTAAGGGTTTCTCAGTCGGTGACGTGAACATTACCATTACGGAAGCGCAGTTCAAGGATGATGCGGATTATGAGCAAGTAGCGGAGCGGGTTGGCCAGGCGTTCCTGAAGGAGCTGAACAAGCAAGGAATGAACATGGCGAACTACTCGTTCTGATGTCCACAGTCAATGTGAGTTATAATGGAATAGAGCAAAAAAATAGAGGTATCAGGCCTGCCTTGGTGGCAGGCCTGACCTCCTTGGGAAAGAGGTGAAACAATGCGAGGAGGATTTTCTTTTGATGGCGTTGACATTGCCGATCTCGGACTTGAATATGTGCCGGACAACGCCAACACCTATGTCTGGGGACCGGCTGCATGGCAGGGACATGAGCAGAGTTTCGAAGGACATGACGGCGCATATTTCTATGGCACGACCGTGAAGCCAAAAGACTTTGTGCTACGGTGTATCTATGAGGACACCCTGGTAACCAGCGGCAGCTTGTCCAAAGTTTTCGCGTTCTTCAAACGTGGACGTTCTGGCAAGCTGGTCTTCCAGCGCAGACCGTGGATCTGGTATCTGGCAAGAATTACCAGTATCGACGCCAGGCAGATGACCAACAAATACAACGGTGTACTGACCATCAACATGCGTGCTTATTATCCCTTTGGCAGAACGGACTATACGACCGTTCCTCCGGACTACGAGTATGCGGAAGACATGATAGCAAACTCCGGTATGATACCTGGAACTGTCTGGGATACTAGCCGGGACTTCGCTGCGGATGGACCGATCACAGAACAGAAGGAGTTCATTCTGTATAACCCTGGCAGCGAAGATGCGCCGGTAGCAATTGAGATTGCTGGTGACACAGGTGACGGCGTTCGGATCGCCAATGTGGAAACCGGGCAGAAGGCAACCTTCGTAGCGCTGACAAAGACGCTGACCACCAACGCGAACAAGTATCTGACCCTGGACAGCATGAATGGCAAGGCACTGCTGACCAACGGACTTGAAAGCCATTATGCTTTTCTCTACCATGACAACGGCGTAATTAACTTGAAGAGCGCGTTTCCTGTTGTCCGGGATGTGGAGATCACTGCCGAAGCAAACAGCCATACGATCTACAGTGACGGCAAGTTTACGGAAGACATGAAGGGCAAGTACATCGGGTATCTGAACAGTGATACGGTGACCTATGTCTATACGTACAGTCCGCTTGGATATCTGCAGACCTCGGAAGACGAGAATGGCATTAGCCGGTACAACTACACGAACGGTGTGTTGACCAGCATTGAAAAGCCAGACCACAGCATGGTCACATTCACATACGATGCCAATGGCAAGCTGACAGAAAAGAATGATGCCGGTATTGTTTCGACATATACCTATGATGAATCCGGCAGGCTGCTGGAGATCAACGAGAACGGCGCCGTCCGGCAGTATACCTATAACAGTCTTGGTCTCCCAGCAACGCTGACGCAGAATGGCAGCATTCTGGAAACATATACTTATGACGCGCATAACCGGCTGACCACCGTTACTTACGGAGATGGCAGGATTACAAAGCTGACCTACAACGACAATGATGACATCATGTACTCCGTGACCGGGACAGCGCAGGAGATCTATACCTACCGGAATAATAAGCTGGTGGCCGTGACGCACGCAACCATTTCTGAAGACGACGCGATGTTCAATAATGAAACCTCCGGCGTTACTTACGCGGAGATCCTGGATGTCGTCAGTCCGTATGAAATAACGGTCAGCAAAGCTGCTGCGGAGAACATTGCGACAACAGCAAACATCATGACCATGAACAAGATCGTGGTAACACCGCTTGGAGAAAGCATGGAGCTGACTAGGCTGGTGTTCAGATATAAGCCAACATTCTCTTAAGGAGGTGAAGGGGTGCTTCGATACAAACGAAACCTGGCGTTGGATATCTTTGACTATGCTGGACATAAGATCTGCAATCTGTATGACAACAGCGGAGATATCAATGGACAGGCTACCAACGTGGTGGTAACCACAGAGCGCAACGGATGGAAGGAGCTTTCCTTCACTATTCCATCCGTTTGCGAAAACGCTGACGGCAGTCAGGAGGACAACTTCCGGGTCGATCTGCTGAAAGCGGACTATCGGATCCGGTTGATAGACGACGATGGAACGGACTGGTATATCATTTCTGAACCTAAGATCGTTCACAATAAGGCGATGAAGAGTGTCAGCGTGACAGCCGGACATATCGCCCAGCTGCTGAAGACGAAGAACCTTGGACTGGAATTCTAGGACGAGGAAGGGAACAACGTTGGAACAGCGGAGGAGCTGCTGACAACCATTCTGGATGGTACAGGCTGGGAGCCAGGAGAAGTTGCTACCTTTAAGGAAAAGATGAGCGGCGCCGTGAAGTACAGAAGTCTGAAAGCTTCCGCAAAGACAGGCGCGTTCAAGCTGATCTCCAACATGTGTGATCTGTTTGAGGCTAAGCCGATTTATCACGGTGATACAAAGAAGATCGACATCGTTCCCATGAACCCGTTCTCCGAACCAGAAGACGGTTCTCTGCCGGATATTGCAGACGAAAAAAAGTCCAAGGTGATTGAGCTTCGTTATGGCAACAATGTCAAGAACGTTACACGAACGCTGAACACAGAGAACCTGGTGACGAAGTTGTATGCCTACGGTGCTTTCGGTGATAAAACCAGCGGTTACTGCGGCATCGACGAATGGGTGCACAATGAGTACATCCTGCAGCTGAACAATGACGTTCCGGCGGGCAAGGAGTGCGTGCTGGAGATCACCAACGAAGCAACAGGGATCACTTGGAAGCGTTACTTCACGCCGTATGAAGACTTAACAGTCGGTACGCAAGTGATCTGGTCCGTACTGGATCCTGCGTCCATGAGCTATGTCTGGAACGAAGACGCCGAGCACGCCTATCCGGTTTATCAGAAGCGTACACAGGATGAGCCAGCAGCAACAACATTGGTGGAGACGCAGTCTGTTACCAACTATTTCTCTTTCCTGATGGACTTCGACTATTATCGGGAAGTAGATCTGCTGACAGACGAGATGATCCAGACGATCGCAGAATACCAGCGTAAGATGCCGGAGCTGCAGCGGATCGTATCAGAGAAAGCAACCCTGTTTGCAGAGAAACTGACAGAGCTCAGCGAGATCGTTGGCAGCGGCAACTTCTGCAAGCTGGCGATCAGTGACTATGCCAACAATACAGGCTATCTTCGTCTGACCCTGGATCGATCAGAAGACCCGAAGGGTGCGATCTACCGAACGGACTACACGGTCCGGGAGAACAAGCAGTTCAAGTGGCGTGAAGCTGAGAAGCTGAAGGAGAACGGAGACCCGCTGAATGACGCGGCGTCGATCGTCTATATCATTCATGATCGGAATCCTCTGTCTTACGATACTGCTTATATCAAGGAGATCGAATGGGAGGAAGGCGATGAGAAGCGCGAGAAGCCGGTTGCTTTTACCCTTTGGCTGCCCTTCACGGAAGAATACCTGGAAAACTTCTCAGATAACCATGTATTCCTGTTTGCCAGTCACACGGTGAACGGACGGCTTGGCGCTTATCAGACAGCGGACGAGGCTGCGAAAGCCGCGCTGGAATCCACGACCAAAGTGGTTACGGAAAGACATCCGGTGTACTTCTCCCCTACCACACCAGACATTGCCATCGAGAATATCCAGGGTTATGCCTGGTGGTGGAAGTACAACAACACGGGTGCGCCATCGGAAATGTATTTTTGCTATCGCTACAGCGACTCTTCCGAGTATGCCAGCAGAATCACAGAAGGCGACACCCGGTGGTACCGCATGCATTTCGACAGTACTTTTCCTATTGCCGCAGCCAAGGACTATTTCTACAACTGGAAAGAGGCGGTCCTTTATCGACTGAACACCGACAACGAGTGGGTCAAGTATAATGAGCGTTCTTCCGCAGAAGACCGTATGGTTGCCAAGCTTGGATCGATCTTCCGAAGCTGTCAGACGAGAGACGCGCTGTATAACGGCGAGTATCAGTACTATACCGTGGAGCTGGACACAGATCTGCCAGTTGGCAACTATGCCTTTGCTGACAACTATGGGAATTATTACGCCTTCACCACCAAGACGCCGCTGACTGCCAATGACAAGCTGGTTTACGATACGACAGAGCGCTGGGTGATCGCAACAGCAAAGTCAAACGATGTCGAGGATATGACCAAGGAAGAGATCATCGACATGACGCTGGAAGCAAAGGACTATCGTTTTGACAATGTCTATATGCATGCAGCCAATGTGGTTGGCAGAACAGTCTGGGAACCGGGCGCACTGGAGATCATCGAAGGCGCTACCGTAGAGACAGAGGACTCTGAAAAATACCGTTCTGGTTTCTGCCCCGTATATTCGAACATCGAATATCAGATCAGCGGACTGGCCGGAAACATTGATGTTTATACGTACACGATCAACCGCACTTTCCAGGATCATCGGGTGATCAACGCTGTGAATGGCACGATGACAACACCGAACAACTGCCGGTTCATGCGGTTTGTTTATAACCCGACAGCCAACAATTATACGCCCAGCGATATCCAGAAGTATCTGAACGTAGCAGCGCTGAGCAAGGATAATGCTTTCGTGGTGGACGAGAAGGAATACCTGCTTTTGCCGCAGCCAAGTGAAGGCAGTGGAGAACTGAAAGGCATCATCCCTTTGACAGGGAAATTCCTGGCAACCGCAGACGAAGCGTTCCTATCCGCCAAAGTCATCATGGAACAGGCACAGGCGGATGTGAAAGAGCTGGAAAGCAGACTGGTAAACGATCTCGGAGAGATGTATCGGGAAGGCTACTGGCAGAAGAGCGACTATGTGGACGGCGACGAAGAGAAGCTGTACAACGACGCGCTGGAGAACCTGGAAGAGATCGCATTCCCGGAAGCCAAATATCAGGTAGGCTATCTGGATCTGTATGGCACAGAGCAGCCAGACTTTGGCGTTACAGAGCTGACCAGTGATGTTTTGTGGCCGGATATCAGCATTGACTACGCGGTGCATCTGATCGACGACGAGATCGGGATCAGCAAATGGGCGTTCATCGATAAGCTGTCCAAGTGTTATGACCAGCCGTGGAAGACCACGCTGACGCTGAATACAAAGCTCAGTACCATCGGGCAGCACAGCTTTACGGATGTCATGACCCATATCGCAGAGGTAGCCAATCAGGTGAAAGGCAAGATCGAGGTCTACAACCGGGCAGAAGTGGTCAATTCTACCGGTCAGGTAGCAGCGGAGATCCTGGAAGGAACCATCGACGCCAACCGGCTGATGATCACCGGAGGCTCCTCTACCTGGTATACGGACGACCGGGGCAATCTGATGTTCCAGAGCGCGGATGGCAAGTCTGCCATGGCGATCACAGGCAACGGCTTTGCCATAGCTAACAGCAAGGATGAATGGGGCGACTGGGTATGGCGCACCTTCGGTACAGGAGACGGCTTCTCGGCAGACATGATCGTAACAGGTTTCATGTAGGCAGAGCGGATCCTTGCCGGAACGATCACTGCCAGCAAGCTGGCTTCCGATGTTGGCGCCAGTCTGGACGTAAGCTCCAATGAGTCTCTGAACCTGGTGGTTGGCGATGCAGTATCCAGGATCCGGATGACCGATGAAGAGATCGTCAGCACGATCATGGAAAGTTCACGGTATCAGGCAGACAAGGAAGCTCTGATCGGCAGTGCTGTGCAGCAGACAACCTCTAACCTGGCGGTTCGTTTCAACACGATCGAGGCGCAGCAGGCGGTTGTCGATGGCAAGATGGAAACAATCAACAATGTGGAGTCCTGGTTCAAGTTCAATAACGATGGGACTTTTGACATCGGAAAGTCCGACAGTCCGTTCAGCGTCAAGCTTGGCACCGAAAAGCTTCAGTTCATGAAAGACGACAAAGAGATGGCGTACTTCCAGAACAATACGCTGTATAACACAGCAGCGGAAATTTCCAATAGGCTGAAGCTTGGCAACTTTACCATAACGGTAACAGACGACGGCGATACGTTGGTTTGGAATTAAGGAGGTGACAGCATGGCGCAGACAGGAACAGTTATTTACCGCAGTGATGAGATCATACAAAACCAAAAAATTATTGCGAATGCGGCCTATACAAAATTTTCGCTGATAAGATATTCCGGCGCATGGCCAACAGTAAGTTACAAAATCAATACTGTCAGCATTCGTTATACGAAGAGGACTGTTGGTTATTCTGATATTTCTTATTGGAAACTCGACAGTCTGACTAGTTCAAATGGTATTTATCTTGGAACAAGCGGTAGTTATTGGACTGGTGAAGGCAACAATATTATGTCAACTCGTGATACTACTGTTTATACAGGAGATACTTTTTACCTGGGTATTTACGCAGATAATTCAGGTGTATCTTATTCTGAATACAATCCTGGGACTGGTTCAACAACCGTTATCGTAGCACCTGGTGGGGATGGCGGACAGATTTTAGGTGGTACAAGAATATATCTTGAAATTGTTTGGGAGTTAACAGAGACACCATCTACATTTACAGTAACACCAAGCGCTGTGGATTTTGGCGGGACGGTAACCGTTGATATCACGCCTGGTCTTGGTGTCACCAATCATACGATACGCTTTGTGTTTGGGACGATTGGCTCCAGTGATAATGACTGGGAAGTTGTTACAGGAACAACATTCAGCAAGGAGATACCAATTGAATGGGCAGCACAGATCCCAGACACAACGACTGGCAGAATCAAGGTGCAGCTTGGCAGTCTGAATGGCAGCCGCATCATCGGCATAACAGAAAAGTATTTTGATGTTTTTGTTCCATCCGGTGTGACACCGAGTGCAGATGATATATCAGTATCTGTTGCTCCAGAACCTGGAACGTTTATCAACCTGCAGAATGAATACATTCAACGTATTACGAAAGCCAGGTTTACTGTTAGTGCACAAGGCATCTATGGCAGCAATATCACAAGTCTGACCGTCAGTGGCAATAATGTTCTGGATAATGTTCCGGTAACGCCGGCTTCTTCTGTGAGTAAGGTAGTTGTATCTGATGCTCTCAGCACCTACGGGAATAACACATATACCATTACAGCCACAGACAGCCGTGGACGCAGTATCTCCAAAACAGCAACCATCAACGTGAAGGAATACGCTTTCCCTGCAATTGGTGTAACCACCGTGGAACGCTGTGACAGCAATGGCACGCCTGTTCCTGCCGGTGAAAGCCTGCTGCTGACCACTACTTTTACATGGACCAGCACCGGTATCTCCGGCAATCAGCTGGTTACTAAAGCGTATTGGAGATTACGTGGCGCCAGCAACTGGCAGCCATCAGAAGGAAGCGCTGACATCAGCATAACAGGAAACCAAAAGAGCAGCATCCTGCTGAATTGGGGCGACACTTCCATGTCGTTCAGCAAGAACAATGCTTACGACATCCTGTTTGAAGTTTCTGATACGGCCAGCGAACTGGTAAACAAAAAGGCCAGTATTCTGATTGAGGTTTCCACAGGCGAAGCTTATCTGGTGATGCAGCGCAAGGAAGGGTTAAAAATTCCTAAGCTTGGCGTAGGCACGTATCCTTCCGAACAAACACCGGATGTATCCGCCGTGTACATCAATGAAGAATGGGAATTATATACGCACGGCATGGAGATCCGGAAGCTGATCCTGGATACCGTATATCCGATAGGCAGCATCTATATCAGCATGAATAATACAAACCCGTCAACGATCATTGGTGGAACCTGGGAACAGATCGAAGGACGGTTTCTGCTGGCAGCCAACAATACTTATTCAGCAGGAGACGAAGGCGGCAGTGCTTCGCATACGCTGACAGAAGCCGAGCTGCCAACAAGTGGTAATTGGGCATTCCCGATGATTAAGAATATTCAAGGTCAAGCCGGCACTCAGCAAACAGATACAAACATCAGCGCCACAGGATCGTTTTATACATTCGGTTCCAGCAGTGGATTCAGTGATCTGAAAATAGCTGGTGGAGGCAATGCGTTCAGCATCATGCCGCCGTATCTGGCTGTTTATATGTGGAAAAGAGTGTCAGATCCGGAAACAACGTAACGAAAGAAGGTTGATTTTATGTCATTTCAAATTATCCGTCAGGGCGGTCATGTAACTGCCCCTGGGCACATCGAAGTTCTGATCCAGGCTGAAGAAGATGTTCAGAACCTGCCGATGGACTGTGCTCCAGGTTCGATCGCTTATAACGAAAACCTGAGTATCGTCTGGCAGTTCGGCCTGGATAACGAATGGCATCGCTGCTAAAGGGGTGAGAAAATTGAACAAGATTTCTCAGATCCGGGTTCACGGTGTCGACTATGAGATCGCGGATGCGAACGCCCAGGAATTCATCGGTTCCCTGGACAACTCCGTGGTCCGCTATGTCGAGGTTACCGGGACGAACCCGACGATCAACGGCGAGGCCAACACCATTTATCTGTGCGGGGAGGTTTCTACGATCTCTGTGACGCCTCCGGCGACAGGCATGATCGGGGTTCGTTTCCGCAGCGGTTCCAGTGTGGCGCTGCTGAACATCCCTTCCTCAGTCCGGTGGCCTGCATCGTTTGATCCTTACGCGCTGCAGACCAATACCGTATATGAACTGAACATTCTGGACGGCATCTACGGGGCGGTGATCGCGTGGACATCTTGAATCCACTGGCGATCCGCAGGAAGTTTATGCTGCAGGCCTCTACGGAAGATGAAGGCGATGTGCCCGTTGACTATCAGCGGGTGGACTATCTGGAAAACAGCGGCACGCAGTGGATCGCCACAGACTATCGGATGACTGCGGCCGACGACGTGCAGATCACCGTGGACTTCGCCTTCACAGCGCCGCAGACCGTCAATGGCGTGCTGTTTGGTTGTATGCCTGGCAAGCTGCGTGAGCAGCAAGTATTCCTGGAATACTATGGCGGGGACTGGTACGCAGCCAATGGCAAATGGAAGGGCAATAACACTTCTGACATCGGCAGCGTGCTGAACGTGCGGCATCACGCCGTGATCTCCAGCCACATGCTGACCATTGATGGTATTGGTATTTCCACTATTGCGACAAATCTGTCGATCCGGGATCTGTCAACCATGTATCTGTTCGCCTGGCATCAGCAAAGCGGGGCGAAGGATATCAACCAGGGTGTTCGGATCTATAACCTGAAGTTTGTGGTGAACGGTATTACGGAAGCGAACTTTGTTCCCGTTGTTCAGCAGCCAGGCAACCGCGCCGGTATGTTTGATACCATTTCCCAGAAGTTCTACACCAACAGCGGCACCGGTCATTTTATCACCGGCTCCGCTGTTTAATATTGAAAGGAGTTGCTGCATATGACTTACATTGTGATCGAGATGCAGACCAATGGCAATACCACGGCGATCGTGCCGCCTGCCAGTTTCAGTGACCGTCAGCAGGCTGAAGCCGCGTTCCATACGGTGCTGGCCTCTGCCGCCGTTTCCCCTGTGGAGAAGCATGCTGCCATCATGGTTGCCGAGGATGGCACCCTGGTTCGCCGCGAGTGCTATTACCATACCGCTGAAGAAAATCAGGATGCGTAATCGCCTTCATCTAAGAAGTAAGGAGGGATTCGCTTGGACATCGTAACGTATATTCTCGCCAAGAAGAAAGGCGGGGGTGGAGGCGGTGGTAGCGGAAGCACAGTCGTTGTGGTCCCGAAGCTTTCGACTGGCACAAAGATTGCCGAAATCGAAGTGGATGGATCCAACAACAGTCTGTTTGCGCCATCACCTGGCCTCACCAAAGTCGAGGGCGAACGGCTTGACATCGGCGATATCGGCGGACTGGATGTGCCGATTGACGATACTGCCGGCTATGACGCCACAGACAAAGCCTGGAGCGCTGATAAGCTGACACGCGAGCTTGCGAACAAGCAGGACAAGCCTGCCACTGCCGGTGTTGCCGGGCAGGTGCTGGGGCTGAATGAACAGCTCCAGCCCGTATGGACAGACGGAGGCAGCGGCGGAGCGGACATTGACGATACCGCAGGCGCCGGTACAACAGACAAGACGTGGAGCGCGAACAAGCTGACCACAGAGTTCGGCGGCGTGCACAGCGTGCCCACAGGCGGCGCTTCCGGTCAGATTCTGTCCAAAGCCAGCGGCACGAACTACGACACCCAGTGGGTGGACAGTGTTGCGCTGCTGCAGAACGACGAGGGTTTCTTCTCTCTGATCAGCAACATGCCGGTTGCTTCCGATAATATTGATGACACTGCCGGGGACGGCGATGTCGACAAGACCTGGAGCGCGGATAAGCTGGCGTCAGAGCTTTCCGGCAAGCAGGAAGCCGCTGCCAATACAGGAACTTCCGGACAGATCCTGAGTCTGAACTCACAGCTGAAACCGGTATGGATCAACAACACCGGCAGCAGTGCAAGCATCGACGACAATGCCGGTGCCGGCATCACCAACAAAGCCTGGAGCGCGAACAAGCTGACCAATAAGTTTGGCGAAGTACACAGCGTTCCTACCGGTGGCACTACCGGGCAGGTGCTGGCTAAGAACAGCAGCACAAATTATGACGCCACATGGACTGACGCTGTCGAGGTAGTCTCCAACGAAAGCGGCAAGTATACCATTGTTGGCAATGCGCCAATCACCGGCAGTCTGATCGACGACAATGCTGGGGATGAAGATACCGGTGTCACATGGAGTGCCGACAAGCTGGTAGACGAGTTTGCTTCCAAGCAGGATCAGCTGCCGAGCGGTGGCACAACCAATCAGGTGCTGGCCAGAGATGCCAATGGTAATCTCACATGGATTGACAAGGTGAGTGTCACATCTAATCTGACTACCGGAGTGCAGATTGCCGCCATCCGTGTTGATGGAACGCTGACACGGATTTATGCACCCGCTGGCGGGTCAATTGAGGTGGTGAGGCTGGCATGATCTACCTTGGGAATAAGCCGGTTGGGGTGGCGCTTGGATCGGCGATGTATGAGAAGGCGTCGAATTTGGCTTTTAATGGTGTTGATTTTGTTAGCCTTGGAATACCAGAAGTAACAATCAATAACTCCAACGAAAACGGGTTAGTGTTGAGCAGTGGATTTAATACCGCGATCGTTGAGAAAGTCACGATTAGGGCAAAATCCATAAAGGGGATAGAATACGGATTTATGAACACCCGAGAGCCTGCCGACCATAAACTCAAAGAAATCGTGTTCGATTTGGAAGTCGATTATGTAGGACCTACGTGGCTACGAAGCGCGTTCTACGGGCGTTCCGGGCTTGTTTCTATCTCCGGCGCAGAACTGGACGGCAGCTCGTCAGCTAATTATGCGAGTACGTTTTCCGGCTGCGCGGCATTGCAGGAGGTAAGATTCCGAAAAAGCACATTCTTTGGGAGCCTTAACATGGCGTCTAGCTCTGCTTTATCCGACGCATCGCTTGTATCTATTGCCAACGGTCTCAACGAAAACTATGCTATGACGCTTACCCTCCACGCTACACCAAAAGCCCGCTGCTCTACGCTGATGGGAACAAACGATAATGGCACATTTGTGGCTGACGAAAGCGGAACCCTGTCGTTGGCGGACTTCATTACAACTGTAAAGGGGTGGACGCTGGCATGAGCCTACAGAAAATTGTTTACCTGACCGAATCGCAGGCGCAGACGCTGTTCGCCAATGGCGCAATCACCGTTGACGGCGTGACTGTTACCTACAGCGCGGATGACCTGTATGTCACACCTGCCAGCCCTGCGGCAGAGGTATCCGTTGTTACGCCGCCTAGTGGCAACACGTTCGCTCTTGACCCGTGCCCTGTTACCTACAACTTCGGTGAAAAGGCCGAGCTGACTGTAACCGTAGCCGCAACGTCGCAGTATCATTTCATGTTCAGTTGCCCTTCCAGCGCTGCTACCGTCCTGACGATCACAGGCATCACCGGCAAGACTGGCGATACCACGCTGGAAGCAGGCGGCACGTATGAAGTGGACGTGTGGGCCGGGATCGCTTTCATTAAGAAGCTTGAAGTGGAGGCGGTTACATGAGCATGATGCTGCGACGGGGGATGATGCGAAGAACGGCTGGCGTACTGCCCGCAGCGTATCAAAGGGTTGAATACTTGCAATCCAGCTCAGGTCAATACATCGATAATATCCCTATAACGTTTGACGGGCAAGGCATTGATATGCTCGCGAAGTTTCAAGTATTAGAACGAAAACTGTATGGGCCATATATCTTTTCTACGCTCAGCACAATGCTATATTTCGTCATACGCAACCACAGTTCGGAAAAAACACGATTCAAAATCAACAATGTTAATTACAATTCAAGCGCGTCCCCGCCATCTAATGTGCCCCTGGAAGTGTCGATTAGCGACGGCGTTGCAAGGATGTCATATTCCGACGAAACAATGGTCGTTCCATCTCCGGCTGGAAGCAGTACACTCACCGTATTCGCTTACTCAGGAGAACCAGCGGGAACAACTTACAACGCGCCAATCAGAATAAGCTACCTGCGGCTCAAAAACCTTGACGGTACAGGTATTGAACTGATCCCATGCGTCCGCATCTCGGACAGCAAGCCTGGTATGTATGATACCGTAAGCAGTACTTTCTACACCAACTCTGGAACAGGCGAGTTCGAGGTGGGGCCGGAAGTCACGCCAGAAGGATACATCAAGAGCGGGTTGGTGCTCTGGCTTGACGGAATCGACAAGGGCAGTAATCCGGCGCTTTGGCCTGACAAGCTGGGAGAATATAATTTCGATCTGACAGGCTGTACCTTCACGGCAGACGGCGTGGTCTTCGACGGGAATGGGCGCGGCAGCCGGACCGGAAACATCCCAGCGACCATCGCTGCGGGAACCGTAGAATTCTGCGTGGAGATGGACGCCACCAACGAGACAAACGTCTGGGGTGGCATCATCATCCCCGGCACAGCGGACAGCCGCAGCCATATCGGCGCGGATCTGCGCTATGATTACAACGCCACGGAGGAAAGCCCTGCTTTCAGCATCGCCAACGATTTCCGGACCCAGTCCAGCAAGTACCGTTTCTTCCCAGGCGTACGGATTCTGACCGCCAGCGCCACGGAAGAAGCCTGCTACGCCAACGGCATGGCTGTTGAATCCGCATATAGTTCCAGTTACGGAAGCTTTGCCCCGAACAGCAGTGCCAACCTGGTGACTATTGGATACCGGAACTACAGCGGCGTGGGCCACGTCTTCAAGGGGACCATTCACGCCATCCGCATGTATAATCGCCAGCTGACAGCAGCAGAAATGCTGACCAACCAGCGGCTTGACAACGCCCGGTTCAATCTGGGCCTGAACATCTGAACGGAGGTATGATCTATGGCACGTACTATTTATATCGTCAATGCTACACAGGTTGTGACCAGCGAGGCCCATCCGGAAGGTATGTATTCCGTGAAGCCTGACTATCCGAAGACTTTCGACAGTCTGAACTATGACGGCAATACACAACGCGCTTTTGAAGTGGCCGAAGCGGAGTATCGCGCCTGCGAGAGTGCGATGCTGCTGGATACCAACCCCACTCGAGTGATGCAGACCATCACTATGGAGCGTTCGGATGGCACTCCCTATTATCATCGCAGCAAGGGTGCGTTCCCGGTTGTTTCCAAACCAGAACCGGAGGCAGAGGAGCAGCCTGCTGAGTAAGTTCAAACAGAGGTGAGTTAAATGCCTGAAATCAATAAAATCCAGATCGGTCAGACGGTGTACACACTCGCCGATGAAGTGGCCAGGTCTGGAAGCAATACGATCAGCCTGAACAATGTCAGGCGATACGTAAGCGATTTTACCACCGATGTGCTGACCGTTACGGTGGGTGTGCTGGATCAAGCCACCCACCGGCTTTACGCAACATAAGGAGGTGGAAACATGTCTTTAACAATCAGTCAACTCGTAATCGGTTCCAAGATCCGCGTTCAAGAAGGTGAGGACTGGGTAGATTATTGGGTGATGGAAAACGACGACGCAGGCGCAGTGATCATGCGGGACAAGCTGCTGGCCGACAGCCAGAAGCGGAATACCGGCAATGCAGCCAAATGGCCAGACAGTCCGCTGGATGTCTGGCTGAACGATAGCTCGGAAGGGTTTATTTCTACCCTGAGTACAGCCGCACAGAATGCGCTGGCTCTGCGTAATATCGAGACTTATGTCTTTGAAAATTCCGCGATACAGCAGATCCCGCGAAAGGTGTGGATTCCAAGTTACATGAACCTGATGGGCACCGGCGACGGAACGATCCCCGCAGAAGGGAAGGACTGGTCCGCGCAGCTGTATCTGATCACAGGCGCCTGGGGCAATGATGCCCGAAAGGCTATGGTGACGGACACCGCAGGATACTGGTGGACCAGAACGATCAAAACCCAGTGGCTGGGCTATCTGGTGAACACGAGCGGTGCGCTGGTGGACGACAACCCGAAGAGCGGCTACAAGATCCGGCCGGTGCTGAACATTGCTCCGACGACCGTTGTCGTTGACGCAGGCGACGGCGCTTATGCGCTGACAGGGGACGGCAATGTTCCCACGTATCACATCGAAGCGACGGAAATTGTCAGCAAGTGCGTTGAACGTCCAGTAAAGGCGCGGGTTATCTACAATGCCGTCGATCTGACCAATGTCAGCGTCTGGGTCAGCAATAACGCCGGGGATGTTGAACCTGTGTGGGTGAATGCCACCTCGGGCAACGAAGTAACGCTGGCGAATGATGCTAAGACAACAGATAATTGGATGCTTGGTGTCAAGTATTATGGAGAATGCACCGCACCAAACCATGGCTATTTCACGGAGCCTGAGCTGTTCACGGTGGAGGTGATCTGATGCCAGAAATTAATCAGCTGACATCAGGCGGCCAGGTATACAGATTCCAGGACAGCGAGATGCGAAAACCGGAAAAGGTAGCCGAGCTTGGACTGCTGCGTGATCGGATGCTGTATCCGATTTATGTGGGCGACTATTTCTCGGACGGCTATCATCTGCCGAGCTGTTGTCTGCGGATGGGGAACTATATCTATACGTTCGATGCGGCGGAGTCGTCTTACTCTGCCGAGCAGGGAACAGAGGATGGCATCATCCGGAAGTTTGACCTGGCAAACAATGTAGAAGTCACGGATGCCAGGATGGAGACCCCGCTTGGACATGCCAACTCTGTGGCTTATGACCCCATCGATCAGATCGTGTACGTCTGTCCGCTGCGCTTCTACGCGCAGACACCGAGCGTAACAGCTTATGCCTTCTATCGGTTCGACAGCAATATGCAGCCTCTGGAGATGGAATACATTCCGGACCAGATGTTCAATCCACACATGGTCAGCTACGACCCAGTAACGCAGAACCTGTATGCTTTTGGATATTCAAGCCACGATAACGTCTATGTTCGCAACCGGGCAACAGGTACCTGGGAATTCTACACAACCGTAGACGTTCCAAAGGAGAATACTGCGCATAATATTAGCTATGACCAGGACTTCGCGGTGTACAATAACTACTGGTTCCGGTCTTCCGTTAAGGGAAACATCATTTGGGGCAAGCTTGAGCCTGGTACATCGAATTATATTGGCGGCTTCACGTTCGGCGGCATGGACAGCAACGGCAAGTGGGCTCTGGGTGAGCTGGAGGGCATGGAGTTCGACAGCAACGGCCATCTCTACGCGACATGCTTCACGCAGCTGAGCTCGGATGCGAAGAACGCCTTCGTCACCGAGCTGCCGGTAGGTATTGTCCGCGCAGAAGGTACTGCGATCCCTGACAGCGACAGAACCTTCGCTTCGTCCATGACGCTTTCCGAAGAGACACAAAAGAAGTTTGCGCTGACGCTGACACAGGTGCGCAGCGTGCAGCAGCTGGAAGCCAAGATCCTGCGCAACAACATCTCCGAAGTGCAGATACCGCTGGATAACAACGTAATAGACACCGGCATCATCCGGATCAACGACCGCATCAAGCTGACGCTGTATGGCAAATACACCTGTTCGCAGATCGATATCTACGGCGGCGCGTTGAACATCAGCTGCATGACCTCCATGCCCGAAGCGATCCTGACCTTCCTGACTATGGGTACACCGATCAGGTTGTATCGCACCGGCGAGCTGATGATTACCGGCACGTCGACCATGCGCGTTGCGCATCCAAATAACAGTGGTCTGCGCAGGCTGGTAGACGTTGGGTATGACTACAACAGAACCACGATCCGTATTCGTCCGCAGGATTTCGAAGCTACCGGTGGCGAGAACAGGATGCTGATCGGCAATAACTGGCTGAACAACGACTGCGTGTATCGTGGGCAGCAGGAGATCGTTATGCCTGGCTATGCTGATGGCAGATCCTATCTGACCAACGATTACATCACAAGAGAGACCATGCTTGCTGGGTACAACTATTACATGTTTGCCGGCAGTCTGTCTACTGCTTCACTGGATGTTACCGTTTCTGCTTCTATCCCTCAGGGGACTAAGGTTTCATTTGTGCGCTGTTCCGCCAAGCCGCCTCGGCATCTGATCGCGCAGTATCTGGTTGGATCAGATGGAACGCTCACACTGTTTGAAATTGATACCGATGGCAGCTGTTCTCTGACGCCAATTAACCAGGATAGTGGAGCAACAGAACGTTTCGCCTGTTCTCTTGTTGTGCCTTGCTAATAAGGAGTGTGAATCAGTATGATCACGAAGACAAAACGAATCATTGCTTTTATTCTGGCTGTCGCTTATTCCGCAATGCTGATCGGAACTGCAGTTCTTGGGATGCTTCGTTGAGCCGGTGATGACAATGGCTGTATCAGCAAAAGAATTCTCCATGCAGGGAGATAAGTATCTTGGTCGGCCTTACAGTGAGATGGATTGCCAAGCTTTCGTGGAACAAATGATGTCGGATGTCGGCATCAAAACGGATCTGAAAGGATCCAACGCCTGGTTCAGAAAGGTAACGTGGGTTGGAACACCCGAGGAATGCAAAGCCAAGTTTGGATAGATCCCGGTGGGGGCTCTCCTCTTTATCTGGAAAGATGACGGAGGAGAGATCCCCCGGGGGTATAAGGACGGACTTGGCAATGCTTCGCATATCGGTGTCTACATTGCTCGCGAAGAAGGTGCGATCCATTCCAGCAGCAGCAAGCACAAGGTATGCTACAGTAAGTTCTCTGGCAAGAGTATTAAAGGTGGCTGGAACAGAGTTGGCTTATGGGATCGCTTCGATTACGGGCAGCACATCAACCAAATACTGAACCAGGACTCAAATCAAAATGAAAGGGATGAGAGTCCTATGTTATATACTGGTATTATCACATCTTCCAACGGAAAGGGAGCCAACCTGCGATCAAAGAAATCCACTAGCTCCGATCTGATTGTCAGGATGGGAGAAGGCGACAGCGTTGAAGTGCTCGAAGACAACGGCAGCTGGCTGAAGGTTACATATGGAACCTATACCGGCTACGTGCTGAAGAGCCTGGTTGCTCAGGCGGACTACGAGAAGGAGACCACGCCTGTTACCGTAACTCTGCCGTACAATATTGCCCTTGAACTGAGAGACGCCCTCATCAATGCGATGGGGGTGGGTTAAAGTGGAGAACTTAACGCTTGACAACCTCAAAGTAGCTGTCCTGGTGATCCTTGGGGTCATGGCGCTGCTGGTGTCGGTGGAGAAAGGTATCGAAGCTTTTCATAAGCTTTTCAGAAAGCGCTCTGAGGATCTGCAGCAGTAGCAGAACCAACGGATCAGCACACTGGAAACCAGAGTGGCTTCCTGTGAAAGCAGGCTGACCCGTGGCGACGAGAAGTTTGCTTCCATTGAGGAAGACAACAAGCAGATGCTTGTAGCGCTAAACGCAATGCTGATGCATATGATCAGCGGAAACGATCACGCAAAGCTGACCAGCGTCAAGCAGCAGCTCGATCAGTATCTGGCATCCAGAAGGTGATCTGATGGCAATTATCAAGGCGACACGTCCAGCAAGACTGGCAGCTACTTATGTGCAGTTTTCCAAACGGATCGCCACAGCAATTGCTGTCTTCTGGTGCGTATATCGGATCCTGAACATCGTTATCATCTTCTTCAGGCCAGAGCTTAGCACGGCCTTATATCAGATGCTGTCCGGCGTGGACGATGTGATGATGGTATCCATTGGTTTCTACACCGGCAACAGCGTTGTTGAGAAGGGTATCACTGGTTACTTCGGAGCGAAGAGCGCCGCAGCAGACAGTGATGGCTAAAAAAAAGAGAGTACTCAAGTGTCCACTGTGGACATTCGGGTACTCTTTTTTTATCCGATTGCTTATGTTAATATACCTGACAGATAGACTAAAACAAACAATCGAAGCATAGGATTCGAGCATATTGTGGGTCTGCAAAACCTTCATTCTCCGGTTCAAATCCGGATGGCACCTCGGAATCCTTTAGAAATCAGGCTTTGGATGGTCGACCGGGGCCTGATTTTCTTTTGTTTTTCTGAGGAGACCTTTGCGCTTTTTTGAAAAAACCTTTATTCAAGCATTGATAGCTTTATACATATCTTCGAAGGCATCACCATAAAGATTGATGTAAGTATTGTAGGTAACTGTCGTGCTGGAATGACCGAGGATCTTGGACAGGATCTTGACATCCATGCCCTTATAGTAGCAGTTGGTGGCGAAGGTGTGGCGCAGAGCGTGCTCACCGTAGTAAGGAACCATAGCCAGAGAGCAGAGCTTCTTGGTTTGGTAGACCAGCGCTGCGTAGGACAGGCGTTCTCCCCTGCTTTGGAAGACCCATTCGGTGTCAGAGAGGGTTCTGGCCTTCATCAGCAGCTCAATGGCATGCTTGGTCAATGGTACGATACGCACACTGGATAAGGATTTTGGAGATTCCTGGATGTAGGCGTTGGTTTTGTGCATCAGGTTGACAACGGTAGCGCCAATCCGGATGCGGCAGCGGCTGACATCTACGTCCTTCCAGCGAAGAGCCAGTGCTTCTCCTACCCGAAGTCCTGTTTCGATAATGAATCCGATGCAGATAGCTCCGATACCGCCATCAGCATCCAGGACGGAAGCCAGACGGGCCTGTTCCTCTTTGGTATAAGCCTGGATATCCTTCTTCTGCTTCTTGATGTTGGTAGGCGCAGGGAGATTTACGCCTACGGTAGGATCACTTTGGATGATCCGCATGGCAGCTGCCTGCTTGAGCGGCGCTGTCAGCAGACGATACTGCTTCTGGATGGTGGTCAGGCTGTATCCGTCGTCTGCGAGACGATTGAGGTACAGCTGCACATCGAAGAATGTAATCTCTCCCACGGGTTTCTGGGAAATCGGGTACTTTTCCAGGGCCTTGAAGGATGTAACCAGCCTCTGGTAGGAAGAGGGCTTGATGGCTGTGCGTTTGAATGTCGTCAGCCAGACATCGATATACTGCGAGAGAGACATTGATGCTTGCAACATGGTATATTTTCCTTTCTCTCGCTCGAATCCTATGCTGTTGTCAAGGTTCACAGACTTACCTCCTGTATTTTAACCTTTATTCAAGAAAAAAACAAGGGCTGTCTTGATTAACAGCCAAGTAAACGATATACTGCTTGAGTGGACGAAGGCAGCACGGAGGGAGGTGATACGCATGAAGAAAATGAAACTCAACCATGCGATCCAGGTGGCCAAGACTTAGCTCTCGGTTGCCGCCGATCTTATTACCATTTATTTATTCATCAGAATATTAATTGGTTAATTAGATGACAAGATTCCAATGAAATGTTTTGCCTTCGTCCACTCAAGCAGCAACCATCAAGGGCGATCACAGAAAATTCCATGATCGCCCTTGATTGAAAAGCTGGTTTTATTCAGATAATTCTGCTCCTGGCAGATCTTCCAGTGTCCAAGCCCAGGTTATTCCATAGTCCCAAAACGAATAGATGTTGTCATCATGGCCATGTTTGCCACGAAGATAATAAATACAATCATGGTTGATTCCGAGATCGTTATTCCCGTCTTTCTTTTCGATGTATATCACTTTCTCCTCATCTGTTGATCCACCATGTATTGTACCATAAAACCCTTTCGTTGCTGGGTTGAGAAACCTGGACGCAATACTGACTTGAATCTTTTGCCGCATGGAAGTCAGCTGATTTAATTGGATTTGCAGCTCTTCCAACTTTTCGCTTTTTGCTGCAAGCTCATCTCGAAGATCATTCTTCTCTGCGGTTATGACATCAATCAATTGCAATGCGTGTTTTGCCGTAGTAGCAGCGCTTTCATTGCCATGCGTAGCTTGCCAATGCAATTCGCGAAGAACATGGTTGTCTTCGATATAAGCCACTCCTTTCTGTCTCTCGACTTTTATCAGTGTTTCTTCATAAAGTAATAATACTCATCTTTTTGAGCAGAGTCTTGGTCGATCGCATAGTTTCTCTGGATTCGACGTACAGCTTCTTTGGCAGTTTCAAACACACCGCAGAATTCTTCGCGTCCTGAACTTAAATGCCTGCTGTAAACGTAATACATGTTAATCCTCCGTCTCGTTTAGACAATTGTTAATATACTGACGCAGATACATGATCGTATCCAGGGAATCTTGCAGCAGTGGAGCAAGAGATTGGCATGTGCCATACTGGTCGTCGCTGTAAGGGCAGTGATCACACGCATTGCTTGTTGGATCTTTCTGCAGCTGAATGCATTTCTTTAGCCCTGAAGTAAGCCAGAGTAATTCCATGATGCGTTACTCCTTTTCTTCTTCGGTTTCTTCAGCAAGCTCTTGGATAGGTTCTTCGGTTTCCTTGAAGGGGTCGTTCTCCTTCTCACCGGCGGAGCGCATTTCCAGATCCAGTTCTTTCCACGCGGCATGAATGGCGTTTATCACGTCGTCCGTATTCACATTGAAGCCTTTGTTGCGCATGACTTCGATCGCGTAAGCCAGCTTATCGTCACCATGATAGCGACCATAAACAGCCTCTGCAGCAGAGACGGCGATCAGGGCGGCTTCGTACAGGTTGTTGGTCTTCAGCCACGGTATCACATGCTTCAGACCAATGATGCCAAGCACAGAGAAAAGCAGACTGACAACCAGGATCACAATTTGAGTATAGTCCATAGCGGACACCTCCAGTAATAGTTTATCACACAGATGTGTGTGATTGCAAAGGAATACGTTCTGTGATATGCTGCAAAAGCGGACGCAGGCGTTACGAAAGGAAGTGATACGCATGAAGAAAACAAAATTCAGTCATGCGATCAGGGTGGCGAAGACTTAGCTCTCTGTCACCGCCGATCTGATAACCATCTACATGTTCCTTCGTATGTTGTTTGGTTAACTTATCAGACTAAATTCCCTTGAGTTCTTGTCTGCGTCCGCTCAAGCATTTGTTTTAAGATGGAGGCCGGGCCCTTTGGTGGGCCCGTCCTCTTTTTTCATCGTGTTACATCAGGTTGGATCTCTGAGGAGGAATAGCAGCAGAATCTTCTGCCACAACGTTACGATCATCCGGGAAATCCTTGATGCAGGTTGCGACAGCCAGCTGGTTGGTATGGGTGATCGTCGCGCATGCCCACCCATCATTCAGCATGGCTGCCAGCTCCGTGTCAAACACTTTGAAATCGGCAGGTGTCTTTGTCTGCCGGCAGATCGTATGTACTTTGAACATAAAATCTCCTTTGCGCTGGCTTAATTGTAGGTTTGCCTGAACGCGCCTTCGGCGTCCAGGAAATTCTGGCGCAGAATATAAGCCGTGCCAGCGTCTGACACAGCTTTTACCGTGGTGAAGCAGCGCCAATGCGAACCGGTGACAGGCGCTGACCAATAGGGATCAAACTCGGCATGAAACCACACCTTTTCAACGGTAAAGTAGCCGATCGTCGGTGAGAAATACCGGTTGCCCAGGAAGGAATGCTTCCAGACCCTGCATTTGTAATGCATGATCTGTGGATTCGTTTCGTTCAATCTTCTGGGGATCATAGTTTCTCCTTGTAGACAGGCTCCACATCATCATAGAAGACGATATCCCAGCCGTTCTGTCCGGATAGGGCATCGTTGATGCAGCGCTCGATGAATTGCTTGTTCACGGTCTTCAGCAGCGTGTTTCCGTTTCGCAATTCGATGAGCATCTTTCCTGTTCTGGGATTGAGCACTGCCTTTTCCTTGTCTGTTTTCCGTGTCAGCATCATGTAGCGCAATGGTATCACCTGTTTCCTGTTTATTTAACTGGTTTTCAACATGAAAAACCTGGGTTAGGGATGAAAGATGAATAAGTCTTCGTCCTGAAAACGGTAACGAAAAATGCATCGTGTTTTCTGTTTATTTATCAGTGGCCAGATAACCCGAATGATTGATCAAGTTTGCCCAGTATTTCGCCTGCGCCTCGGTGAAGTCCATCAGGTCATCGTCGCTCAGGTTCACCATCAGGAAAGTGCCAACCAGTACGTCATAGGGGGAACCATCTGCACACAGCATGACCTTGTTAGCCGGAAGACCCATCAGCTTGCCTTCCTCGTTACAAACAATGCCTACCGTATCCTTGAAGGGATAGATCATCTGAATATAACCGCCTACTTCTTTCTGCAGTGCGTCCAGAGAATTCTCAATATCAATTACTTCAGCCATCTGACCGGGCTGTACACGAACAACTCTCATACGTTTCTCCTTTATTTATCGTTGCTGATTTTTGAAACTGCTTGTTCTGCTATCGTATCTACGTCATAAGCATCAGTCCTTTCTGAAAATAGAGCCGGATATCGGATTTGAACCGATGACCTGCGCATTACAAGTGCGCCGCTCTGCCAGCTGAGCTAATCCGGCAATTGTCACGACACTGCTTGTACATCGATACTATCAATGTAAAGCAAGAGTTCTTTTTTACGATAAGGCAGTCCGTATTTTTTTAACCATTTGGTGACAGCATGTCCAGTAACATCATACCGTCTTGCGATTTCAGATAAGTTGCATGACGTATCTTCTAACAGTTTAATCAACGCATCCTTTGAAGGCATAAGCACACGTTTGGGTATTTGTGCCATCATGTCATTCGCGTATTGCCAACGGTATCCACCAGCAGTTTTGGTAATACCTCTAACGCAACTGTTGATGCAACTTACATGAACGTTGGATTGCTTAGACGCTTCTGCCAGAGAATTATATGTGGCCATCAATTCTCCAGACAAACTATATTGCTGCACTGCTCTTCCTTTTCTGGGCTTACGTAAATTATTTTCATAAGCGTGTATTAAATTGTCCTAATACGTTGCCCACTCTAAATTATCAACACAATTATTCGTCTTGTTTCCATCTTTATGATTGATCTCGTCTTTCTGATCTTCTTGATTTAAGAAAGCTTCTGCTACACACCTGTGAACGTAGACTTTCTTAAATGAACCGTCTTTTCTTGCAGAAAAGCATAAGTATCCGCTGTTATCTACTTGCGGATGCATTATACTCTCACGAACGGTCATCGTTTGTTTGCCGCATTTGACAACACGCTTTACGCTGCGTATGTTTCCTTGGTTGCTTACATCATAGTAACCTTCATATCCAACTACAGGTCTCCATTCTTCGATAGTAACCAACTCCTTTGCAAAGATAAGCGCGGTGTGAAGGATTTGAACCTTCGGAGCCAACGGCTCAACGGTTTTCAAGACCGCCGCAATCAACCGCTCTGCCAACACCGCAAAGGGCGTGGAGTAGAGGATTTGAACCTCTGGAGGCTTCCACCTCGACGGTTTTAGAGACCGCTGCAATAAACCGCTCTGCCAACTCCACGTAAAAAACAGCCCGAATGCTTTCGCTTCACCACAAAACTACTCGCATATTTACGTAGGGGTTCGGGCTTGTCGACCCCTGCCGGTTTGTCAGTTCCGGCAACTGGTACCTTTGTCGCATGGTGGTGCATCATGCGGTAGGCGTACAGTTCCTGCGGGGAACATCCCCGCTTCAGATGGACCCGGACCTTTCGGTCAGCCCAGACATATGCCCCGAGCGCTACTTTCCTGATCAACGGATAGTTTTACAGGGCATCAGTCGTCCTTTCCAATTCGAAAGACGCAGCACAGACAGAAGCCTGCGCATACGCCCAGCAGAAAAGTAAAAAGAATAGCCATCATCGTTTCTCCTGTAAGGTTTCCCGAATTTCGTTGGCTGCCTCCACCAGAATGTCGGCAGCTTTCATAATGTCTGACAAAGAAGTGTCTTCTGTCAGTGTCAGACGGATGGAAGACAGAGCTTCCTCATCTGTCAGACCGATCGCTTTCAGTACGCGGCTGGGCTGCAGATCGCCAGAAGTACAGGCAGAGCCGGTAGAGATATACAGCTGCTTCATTTCCGCCCGGATGATCAGTACTTCAGCCGGGACATCCGGAATGCAAATGTTGCAGTTGTTCGGCAGCCGTTTGTTGCTCGCAATGGTTCCGTTTACAAAGGCTCCGGGTATTCTCTGCAGCAACTGTTTGATCAGAATGTCTCTGTTCTGCTCCATCCGATGGATCAGCTCCGGATATGCTGTCACTTCTTTCGCTGCGTCCGCCATTTCCACAAAGCCTTCGACATTCTCTGTTCCGGCACGCAGTCCAAGCTCCTGAGAGCCGCCATGAATCAGCGGATCCAGCTTTGTTCCTTCGCGAACATATAAGGCGCCGGTCCCCTTGGGTCCATGGAACTTATGCCCAGAGATGGACAGCAGATCGACGCCCAGATCATTGACATCGATGGGGATCTGGGTGAATGCCTGCACCGCGTCGGTGTGCAGCAGGATATTCCGATCGCCGATTACCTGTTTAATCTGTTTGATGGGCTGAATGCTGCCGATCTCGTTGTTCGCCAGCATGATGCTGATCAGGATCGTCTGATCCGTGATCGCAGACGCTACCTGTTCCGGGAGCACAAAACCCTCATCCGTAACGGGCAGGTAAGTCACACGAAAGCCATGCTTTTCCAGCCACTTGCAGCTGTTGTAGACAGCAGAGTGCTCGATCTGCGTGGTGATGATGTGGTTGCCGCGATCCTGGTTGGCAAAAGCAGCGCCTTTAATCGCCAGGTTGTCGCTCTCGGAGCCTCCGGAGGTCAGAATGATCTCCTTCGGCTGAGCATGCAGCAGGTTCGCAATGGTTTCCCTGGCATCGTTCAGTGCGTACGCTGCCCTCCGTCCGAGTAAATAAGGAGCTGACGGGTTTCCGACCAGCTCGCTTTGGGCATACCGTCTTGTGGTAGCCGCGTTGTCCAGATAGATCATCACTTGCCTCCCTGACATTCCCGGATATGAAGCCACTCATCCAGGTACTGGTTGAACTCTTCGATCGTCTTGTTGTACTTTGCAGCAAGGCATTTTTCACAGGTTGGGCGTTCCTTCAGCGCATTGCAGCAGCGCTCATCCCACTTGTTCAGTCGCTTTTTGCAGATGTGGCAGTGCCATTCGGTCCACTGCTGCATCTTCGTCTCTCGCATGTTTGCCATCAGATCACCGCTCACTTAGGTTCCGTGCAGAACAAGATGCCGTCACGGTTTTCAAAGATATCGTTGGCGATATTCTGGCACAGCGTCGTCTGATTGCCATAGGGATCGCCCAGATTGTCGTTGTAGAACTGCACGGTGCGGTCCTTGAAGATCACGAAGTCACGGGGCATCTGACCGCCTTCGGCATAAACGCAGGAGAACACAGGGTTGTTTTCGAAAGCCGCAGCGTAGGTCTCCAGCAGCGTCTCGTCGTCTTCGTCAATGGGGTTCACAACGATCTTCAGCAGCGTATTGCCGTAAACTTTCTGGGAAGGAAGGATCTTCTGCAGCGCAGCAGCCTTCTTCCGGTTGCGCACATGCAGACGGACTTCATTGGAGGCCTCGTTGTACTCCACGCTGATCTCAGGATCTTCGCTGAACAGGGCATTGATCATGCGATACATGGTAACCCAGGGTGCGCTGAGCTTGATTTGCTGTGTCATGGAAACACTCTCCTCGTATTGAATTTCAGCTTTCTGCTGGCTCATCCGGTCCAGCTGTTTCAGATCAGCCACAGGCCAATTCATTGCAGGACCGGCAAGACTTTTATCGTTGGTTTTTGAACGGCAGATCGGACAGGAACAATGGATTTTATTCTTGCTGTACTGATGCAAATTGTTGTACCACGGATGCTTATCGCAGTAAACATCACTGATCCGCTTCTTGCGGACTGCTTTCTGCCAGTCTCTGTGACGGCGTTCAGCGGCTGTTCTCATAAGATCTCCTCCGTCTATTTATGGGGATATGGTGCTGGCGGCGGGATTTGAACCCGCAAACTCGATTGAGTGACAGATTTTAAGTCTGTTGCGTATGCCGATTCCGCCACGCCAGCATGTTGTCCAGCTGGGACTTGAACCCAGAACCACCGCTTTATAAGAACGGCACTCTAACCGATTGAGTTACTGGACAGTCGAGGTATTCGGACTCGAACCGAAAGCCTGATGCTCCCAAAGCACCCGCTCTGCCAATTGCGCTATACCTCGTTGTGTCACGTATCTTATATAAGATACGTGACAAGATAATTAGTAGCCGTAGTCATCCGGCTGCTGCTGCAGCCATTCGTCCAAGCAGATCTGCCCTGCGCAGAGCTGCGGCCAGATCTTCCCGATGTCCAGTTGCTGCAATTCCAGCATCCGCTCTCCGACGAAGCGGAGATCCCAGCCTTCATCATTGTAAGTCCAGTAAGCAATCGTATAACAATACTGCCTGCCGTTTCTGTCCTGCTTCCAATGCACCAACTCTACATAAGGTTTGTTATCGAGACTTGTTGTGGAACGCACTTCAAATTCGCCATGCTTCCAATGGAATTCAAATGGTGTTTCAATCTGTTTATTCATCTGCATCATCCTCTTTTATCTGATGAATCAGGGCGTAAGCCAAGTTGGTAACGCCACTGATATACTCAACATAAGATTTCATCTGACTCACGTCGTCTGTATCCATAGGTACATCGGCGTTTATAATCAGATCAAATGCATTGGTTTTAATCCAGTCGGATATTTTCTTCATAGCTTCATTCTCCTTCGTATGAAAGTGGTTTATCCAGCTTAGTCCAGTTGATGTTCGTCATATGCATGACCGTATGCGGAGCATAACGTTTCATTGCTTTATGCAGCAGCTTCAGGAACCGGCTGCTGACATAGCGGATGTGCTGGAAATCGAAATCCACGGCGCCGTAGGCTTCGCATTTCATCGAAATGATTCGCGCGTCACGCCAGCGTCTGGCACCCTCCGGCAGCAGCTCTGCCATGCTCAGATACAGCGTTACGTTAGGAAACTTCATGCGTCATTCCCCTTCCATTCGTGTGAAGCAAACAGAGCAGCGTCCTCCCAGAGGATGATCTTGTCGTTGTACATCGTACGGCGGAGGTCGATGATACGCTGATTGGATGAACCTTTGAACCGGAGGCTGACATCGTGCAGAGACTCGACATACTCTCCGTCCACCAGCACGTCCGAAGCCAGCAGAATGCTGTTGGAGTAGCTGGTTTTCAAGGGTTCCTGCATCAGTTCTTCGTAGGTGTAGCCAGTCCAGACCCAGACAGTCTTGGAGGGAAGCTTCATGATAAACTTGCACAGGAAACGTGCGACGGCTTCTTGGTTCAGCGGATCCAGTGGCTCGCCGCCCAGCACCGACAGCCCATGGATATGGCTTGGACGGCAGGCTTCGATGATCCGGTCCTGCACTTCCTCGGTAAACGGTTCGCCTGCGTTGAAGTCCCAAGCTTCTGCGTTGAAACAGTTCCTGCAGTGATGCCGGCACCCGGAAACAAAAAGACTGACTCTTGTTCCGGGACCATTGGCGATGTCGTTGTATTTGATGTTTGCGTAGTTCATACGTCAGCCTCCACAGGTTCCAGTTCCAGGATGTCATGGAACATGAATCGCATGATGCCGTCTGTTTTATCGGTGTGCCAGTGGCCACAGTACCAGGTTTTCGGAAGACGGTTGTCGTTCATCAGTTCCTGATACAGGTGATCCATCCAGTTCTCCATGGTTTTGTCTACCGTGTCCTGATCGACCATGGCCAGGAACATTTCGCTGGGTTCAAAACGCAAAGGACAGGTATGTGACAGGATAATGCTTTCCGGATTGCACTTTAAAAGCAGCTGCAGGCCGGCGATGTTCCGTTCGCCTTCGCTCAGCTGCTCGTTCGGGAACCAGCGCCAGTTTTTATTTCCCAGGCTCTGCTGTTCCAGCCGATAGTATTTATCCGCGCTGTAAGCACCGCCGATAACAAAGCAACTTCTGCCTGCGAACTTATACCAGCCGTATTCTGTAGTATACAGAATGTTGTTGAACTCCGGATCTTCGATGAAGGTGCCGACAACGGCGCCATCTCCTGCGTTGATGCCAATATGCTTCCACCCATCATTAGGCCGCATGTCGTGATTGCCACGGACCATGATGAAGTTGATTGGATATTTGCTGAGTTTCTTTTTCGCGTGATAGTCGCTCCATCCGTCATCATAATGAATGCCATGATCTCCCAGCACGATCATGTAATCGTTCAGCGTTGTCTGAAACTGTTCGCAAAAGGCTTTGATTTTCTGATAGTCATCAGGAGACTGGAAGTTGCAGTGCTTATCTCCCGTCAGAAACACTCTGGTCATTGGTATCCCTCCGTAAAAAGAAGCTGTCGGAGAAGGACTCGAACCTTCAATAGCGGAGTCAAAGTCCGCTGTGTTGCCGTTACACCATCCGACAATGAGGACCGGCTTATCGCCGATCCCGTTTATTTAACTGGTTTTCCGAAGCGCCAGGAGCCTCTGTCTCTGGGCCTCCCGTTGTTCATCTGTGAGCGTTCGGCGCGTTGGCGGAGAAATTTTGAGATAACTCTTCGGACATTGGACATAAAGACAGCCGTCGTTTTCCTCCGGACGCGCAAGGATCTTAACTTCGTCCGGATGCGCCTCAGCGATCTTCAGCAGACGGTTGATCATTCTCCGCTCGTCCGTGGAAACTTCCATATAAGACATGGCGTCTGTGTAGTCGCAGCAGGTTTCCATATGATCACTCCATGTTCAGCTGGATCTCCGGGATGCCGATGCCGTCACCCGTATAGAAGCTTGGCAGCTTGCCATCCCAGCGGTTGACCAGCATATACTGCAGAATATCCATGGTCAGACTTTCTTCGATGGCTTTGTTGGCCTCGGCTTCTGCCTTCGCCTTCGCCGCGATGGCGTAGGCTTCGGCGTCTGCCTTGGTTCTGGCAACAGCAGCTTCCGCTTCTGCGGCGATCTTCGTCCGCTCGGCAGCATTCTGGGCTTCCATGGTCATCTGGTTCTGCAGGGTGGTAGCTCGGAGCAGTTCCTGTGCAGCTACCTGTTTTGCCTCAACGGCGTCTGTATAGCTATCGGTGAAATCGATGTCTTCAATGGCGACGCTGGTCACCGTGATACCGTAAGAAGTCAGCGCCGCTTCCAGATCCAGCTTGACGCTGGTGGAAAGCGCGTCCCTGTCGGCGATCAACTCTTCCGCAGAGCGCTTGCTGACAGAACTCTTCAAAGACTCCATGATCTGCGGCATCACCAGCGTATCCGTGTACCGTGTGCCAACATTGCTGTACAGATCCGGCGCAGCTGCCTTGGCAAGCATGATGTTGACGGAGCCGCTCAGCCGGACCTCCTGGATATCCTTGGAGAAGGCAGCCGTTGAGAACTGTATGCGCTGTTCCCGGTTGTCCATCTTCACCACGGAAACCCAGGGCGGCGTCAGATGCAGACCTGCATCCATGCTTTCGTTCTGGACGCGCCCAAACATCACAGGAATGCCGACAAAGCCGGTTGGAATCGTGACGATGAGAGAAGCGATCAGCAGGATGACAGTCAGCGGAATCAGAATGGTCCGGAGGATCCTGCGGTCTCTCTGCCGCTCGATCAGCAGCGGCAGAGAGAAGAGGAAGATCATCGAAAGCATGGCGATAAGAAACAAAATCATAGCATTCTCCTTTAAATATGACAGTCAACAAAGTTCACATACGGGTTTTCGCTGGACTGGATCCAGTTGATCCATTCCTGCAGGTACTTCTGTCTGCTCTCCGGCGAGTCGTCTGAGAAAGCAAACCAGCCGACCGTTCCGGGAGAATGCCAGACCCCGTCAGGCGTAATAAAAGCGTACGGATAGTCCCATACGCAGTCGATCAGATAGTCTCCCAGCACTGGATGATAGTCAATGAAACGCTTGGCATCCTCGTATTCTGCGATCTGTTCCAGGCTTTTATCGTCTCCCGGTTCAAAGGAATCGACCAGCGCTTTCTTTTCCTTCCATTCCTTCTCTTTTGTCCGAAGGTTGACAGCCTGCCGGTATTCGAAATCGTTCTTTTTGGCATGGCCTTCCTCGTCATAATGATGGCCATTCCGAAATTCAAACTGGAAGTCTCCGCCGTTCAGGGTATAGTAGTCCCATTTGGCGTTTGGATTGTGCATATATCCAAGCTCGCCGGAATCGGGATCGTTGATGTATCCTTCATGGGTCATATATTCTTCGAAGGTTGGATAGGGCTTGTGCTCATCGTAAAACTTCCGGTTCCAGTCCAGGCTTTCTTCTTCGATCGGTTCAAACTCAAAGTAGTTTTCGTCCGTCTCGCTGTAAGGCGCCAGCAGTTCTTCAAATGCACTGCTTCTCGGATCGTTGGAAAACACGGCTACACGAAAATGACTCATGATTTTGCCTCCAGATTTCTGATCTCTCGATTGATATAGAAAACAGCTTTCTTCAGGTCTTCCACGGCGTCCTTCTTATGCCCGGCACGGGTGATATACTTCACCGCGTTGCCCAGGTTGAAACCAAAGCCCTTGTCCTCGATATAGTCCAGGCACTCGATCTTCCCATAGGTGTAATGGGAAGGATGGTTCACCGGATCGTCCTGCTGTTCACTCTGGATTTCAGCGATCCTTTTCAGAATTTCCTGATCATTCATCGTATCCATACTTACACCCCCGTAGAACCGAAGCCGCCAGTGCGTTCGCCGCCAGCGGACAGATCGGCGATGGCCAGACCGGTACGTACAAAGACGCCCTGCATGAATCGGTCTCCCGCTTCCAGATGAATGGGCTTCATGGTGGTCAGACGCGCGGCGATATGCCCCTCGTTATCCGCTTTCGCATAGTCAGGATCGATGACGCCTACCGTGTTCGCCAGACCCAACCCATGGCTGAAGCCTTTGCCGGAACGCGGGAACAGGAACAGTGCCCATTCGGGGTCCATATACACCTTGATCCCGGTATAGATCCAGCGGCTGATTTCCCCGGGCGTTACGTCCACGCTGCGGGGCAGATAGAAGTCATAGCCTGCCGCGATATTGGTCATGCGGCGTGGCAGGATGATCCGGTCATACTCTTCGCGCAGCGCTTCTTCTGTCATGTTGGCATCAGCGTTAGCGCGGAGATATTCTTCAACGCTTACCTTCTGAAAGTTGCCTACGATGTTCATAAGCTCCTCCTTTAAATGCGTATCCACATGCCGCACAAGCAATCACCGGTTTCCCGGTGATACTTGCACGGACACTTGGTGTCGGGGGTTTTCTCCTGCTGCGTCAGGCAGTAGCCGTTGTTGGACTTCAGACGCTTCTTGAGGTTCTTTATGAAGTCCGGATCAGGGTTCTTGATCACCTGGTATTCCAGCTGCTCACAGCAGTTCTCCATACGTCTCCTTCAGCTCCTTACGAACTTCTTCCATGAACTTCTTGTCGCGCATGATCCGAGCAGCTTCACGCTGTACCCGCTTCTGATGCGCTTCGGCTTCGAGCGCCCGCTGCGCTCTCGCCGCCTCTTCTTCCCGGAGGATCTTCAGATCCTTCTGCAGCTGGGCATCGTTGTCGTCCATGATCTTCTTGGCGGCAGAAGTAGAGCCGAAGAGCTTCTTGGCAACCGCCATGACAAAGCCTTCATAGCGTTCAAACTTTTCGCCTTCTCCGCAATGAACCACCGTGGAGGTGTCATCATTCCAGAGGATAGTGGTAAAGCCCTTCTCCTCGTTGAAGATCACGCTCTTAATTCCAGGCAGCAGGTAGGCGGGAAAACGCTTCGTCACATTCTCGCCCAGAAGACTGGACAGGGATGTGAAAGGCTCTTTGGGCTTGACAGCATTAGATATAAGATCCTTGTCGGTATGCCAGACCATGTTCTTGATCCAGCTGTCGTCAGTGGATGTCGTAGTCAACCAGTAACTCAAACCAGGGGCTTCAGGCATAATGGTTCCTCCTTACAGAATTTCGCTAAGCGTGTGCACGATCTTGTGCGTAACCTTGTTCTCCAGGCAGTAGTCAGCGTCGATGGTCCAGTCGTTGTTGCGCTTCTTGTTCATCATGGTCTTCGGGATCTCCGTGCGGTCCATGATGAACTCCTTCATCCGCTTCAGCTCCTTACGGTAGCTTTCGGTGGCGTCCATGACCTTGACCGCATCGCCGGCCATCTGCGCGCTGCCCTCGTGAATGATCACTTTGGCCCGGGGAAGCATCCAGCGTTCGTGTCCTGCCAGGAAGATCAGCGCCGCAGCCGATGCCGCAACACCCATGTTGATGGTGATCACAGGCGTTTCGGAAAGCTGGATGGTATCAACGATGGACCACATGTAATCCAGGTCTCCGCCATAGGACATGATGTAGACCTTGATCGGCTTCCGTTCGTTCACGGGCTTGCCTTTGTCTTCCATGTTCCAGCGAAGGATCATGCGCTCTAGGACCATGCTGTCCTGACCGATATCACTTTCCAGATAGATCTTACGATCCTTTTCCAGGATGTAGTAGGAAAGCTCATCCGGAGAGGGCAGCGGAGAGGCAGGGATTTCGATGGCTTCACAGAGTTCGGTCAGCATTTCGCTCATACAGTTCTCCTTTTAGTTTTTATTCAGCAGGTCTGCCAGCTTGGCGGTCTCGCTGCGGACAGATTCCTGCAGGTGAACATAGGAAAAGAGGCGATTTCCCTTCAAGCGGTTAATCGCCGCCTCCAGACCGTTATCTTGTCTGAAGGCTTTGGCATCGATCTGACGGGTATCTCCTTCCAGGATCAGGATGGAACCGTCTGCCACGCGTCCAAGCAATAGCTGGACGTGTTCCCGGGTCAGATGCTCTGCCTCTGTGCAGATGATGATGGAGTTCTTGATATCGCGGCCTCGCAGGAAGCCCAGATGTTCGACCTCCACCATGCCTCGCTGTACGTACATGTCCAGGTACTCCCTGCCGCCGATATGATCCGCCAACGGCATGGCCCACACGCTCATCTTGTCGTAGAAGGTACCCTTCAGATAGCCGATGGGGTTGGAGTCCTTCACTTCAATGTTGTTCCGGACCCACATAATCTTATCGAAGCGCCCGTTCTGCAGCAGATTGAAGGCGCAGGCACAGGTGAGGAAGGTTTTCCCGGAGCCGAAGGAGCCTGACATGCATTTGACGGTGGTGGTTTCATCCATCAACAGGTCGATGGCGAACGACTGCGCGGCGTTCTTTGGCTTGACCTTGCCGACGATGGCACTCTCGATAGGTTTGCGCCAGATCGGCCGGTGTTTTCCGTCCTGCCACTTGTATTTGTCCACCGTGTTGCCGGAGGAATCCACAATAGCCAGGTACTGGTTTTCCAGAAGGTCAAAATGATTGGTCCCCAAGTCTGCATAAAAGGCAGGCAAGACCGGATCGTCGTCCTTAACGACCCGGAAACCTGTGTATGCAGAGGTTAAATCAATCAATACGCATCCCTCTTTTCGGTTCTCTATTCCATTATAAATCGTGCGGATTGTGGACAGAAATTAGGCAAAAAGCTGCGGATTCCGCCTGGCATACTCGGCGATCAGCAGCGCCTCCGCCATGCCATCGGAGGGCTTTTTGCAGCGGGGTGTCGGAAGCAGATTCACATCCGGAAACAGCCGTTTGCATACGTCGATGGACTGCTGTTTGTCCGAATGCAGATCAAACTCCTTCTTCCAGCGCTGCGGCGGTACCAGGATATATGAAATATGGTAAGCGCTCAGCACGCCTTCGATGAAGCCGGCAGACTTTCCGAAGTTAAACATGGAAACAACGCCTTGTCCTGGCATCGCGCCAACCTTTTCCACACAGGCGCAGACCTCCTGCCCCTGTATCTAAAGCAGTCTCTCCACAAACGCACCATTGTCCCACGGAAACACCGCAGGCGGAGCACCACAGAAGAGCGCGGCGAAGCCGCCCTTCGCACCGGGATCAACACCAAGATAGATCATCGGCACCTCACAGATGCAGAACCCGGTCGCGAATCTCTTCCGTCCGGCCGGCGTTCCAGAAATTGGTTCCTATGTAGCCGCAGGTACGCCGCGCCACGTTCAGCTTATGCTGGTCTGCATTGCCGCAGTTCGGGCATTCCCATATCAGCTTGCCGCTGTCATCCGGCACGGTCCTGATCTCCCCATCGTAGCCGCAGACCTGGCAGTAGTCTGACTTCGTGTTGATCTCCGCATACATGATGTTGTCATAGATGTAGCGGATTACATCCAGCACAGCCTCCAGATTGTCCTGCATGTTCGGCACTTCCACATAGGAGACGGCTCCGCCCGGGGAAAGCTTCTGGAACTTAGCTTCGATGCGCAGCTTGCTGTAAGCGTCGATGGGCTCACGAACATTGATATGGTAAGAATTGGTAATATAATTGTGGTCGGTGACTTCCGGGATGATCCCGAAGCGCTGCTGCAGACACTTGGCAAACTTGTAGGTCACAGACTCAATGGGTGTACCGTAGACGCTGTAGTCGATATGCTCCGCAGCCTTCCACTTGGCGCAGGCATCGTTCAGCTTCTGCATCACCGACAGACCAAAGGGCATGCCTTCCTCTTCATCCGTATGGGACTTGCCTGTCATGTACTTGACGCACTCATACAGGCCGGCATAACCCAGGGAGATGGTGCTGTAACCGTTGTACAGCAATTCGTCAATGGTATCGCCCTTCTTCAGCCTGGCCAGAGCACCGTACTGCCAGAGGATCGGCGCCACATCGGAGACGGTTCCCTTCAGGTGGTCATGCCGCAGACGCAGCGCACGATGGCACAGCTCCAGACGATCCTCCAGGATCTCCCAGAACTTCTCCATATCCCCGCCGCTGGACAGAGCCACGTCCACCAGGTTCAGAGTGACGACACCCTGGTTGAAGCGCCCATAATACCGGTGCTTGCCGGGGACATAGTTCTTGGCGTTGGAGATATTGCCGATGCCGCGATCTGTGAAGGTATCCGGCGTCAGGAAGGAACGGCAGCCCATGCAGGGATAGGTATCGCCCTGCTTGTATTCCCGCATCTTCTTCCGGGAGATATAGTCCGGTACCATCCGCCTGGCGCTGCACTTCGCGGCCAGCTTGGTCAGATACCAGAACTCGGTATTGGGCGCCGTGTTGTTCTCATCCAAGGCATAGATTAGCTTCGGGAAAGCCGGTGTGATCCAGACACCCTGTTCATTCTTCACGCCTTCGAAGCGTTGACGCAGCACCTCTTCGATGATTTTTGCCAGATCCTGACGGGTCTGACCGGGCTCCACCTCGTTGATGTCCATATAGACCGTGATAAAAGGCGCCTGACCATTGGTGGTCATCAGGGTTACCACCTGATACTGGATGGTCTGCACACCACGGCGGATATCCTCTTCCACCAGCTTCTCGATGAAGGCGCGGTAGGCAGCTTCGCCCAGATGCTCCACCAGATGCGCATGCTCTGCCAGCAGCTTGACCCGGGTCTCCTGCACAAAGGGAGCCAGGTGCGCCAGAGTAATGGTCTGTCCGCCATACTGGCAGGAGGCAACCTGAGCGATGATCTGCGTGGCGATGTTACAGGCTGTGGAGAAGCTGTGTGGCTTCTCGATCAGGGTGCCGCTGATGACGGTGCCGTTCTGCAGCATGTCCTCCAGGTTCACCAGATCACAGTTGCCGGTGACCATGTCATCCGCCAGGGTGAAGGAGTGTGTCACGGGTTCCACCACGCACCAGGCCTTGCGTGTCTTCTTATGATCGGGCTCGATCTTCACCACGCGCCAGGGCGCGCACCAGCCCAGGACATTGCCCACCCGCAGATCCGTGGTTTCGCTGCCGTCCTCCAGCAGCCAGCGGTGATCTGGGGTACAGATGACAACCTTCTCCGTATCGATCAGGCGGAAGGTCACCTTCTGCATCCGCTGCATGCCGAAGCAGCGAACCACCGCAACCTTGCGTTCCCCATTCTTGTCGAAGACATCTACCAGATCCAGGTCTTTGAACTCGTCAAAGCGCTTGTCTCCCTCGGCAGTCTTGAACAGGGTGTCGCCGGAGAAACAGTTGTGGGACGGCTGGATGAAGTAATCCGCGTCATGGAAATGGATCACGCCTTCGTCATGCGCCTTCAGCACATCGTCCGGCAGCAGCTTGCGGCGGGTCAGATCCTTGGAAACCTCGCCGGCAATATAGTCACGCTGCGTGGGAATGATCTCCGGGTTCTTATTGGAGTTCTCCTGCTTCACGTTCTCGTTCTGATAGCTGACCAGGGCCATCACCGCATCATCGATGGTATTGCTCTGGCGCTTCAGCGCGTGCTGGTAGCGGTACTTGATGTAACGCCGGGCCAGATCCGCCTTGCCAAGCTCGATCAGCGCGTCCTCCACCATGTCCTGGATCTCTTCCACGGGGATCGCACGATTCATTTGCTCGCATTTACCCACGATCAGGTTGACGACGAATTCCAGAGAGTTCGGCTGCAGTTTGCCTGAAACCTCCGGCACCTCATCGTTGGCACGCTTGATCGCATTGCGGATCCGTGAAGCGTCGAACACCACCTCACGGCCATCCCGTTTGATGACTCGTTGCATTTGGGATCATCCTTTCTTAGAAGATATATATCGGAAAAACCCCCTCGGAACAACGGCCCAGATACGTCAGGTCCAGGTTCTCCATATCCGTCACGGTTACAGAGAGCTTACCCCGCGCATCAATCTCGTCATCGGCGATGACAACACCGTGTTCCCAGCTGGTTTCCCATGCATAAATATACATAATATGCATTTACCTCCGTATAATATACAGTCTTTCTTTTCATTCCGGCGTGCGCTCTTGCGGCGCCGCCGTGGCTTCTGCCTCCTCGGGACAGATAAAGCGCTGGTATAAATCGTCGAAGATAACGGGAATCCGTTCATGCGCCCTTTCCAGCAGATCCTTCATCAGCAGACGCATGGGAGGATAAGCGGCGATATCGCAGCGCAGAGCAAAGATATGCCGCCACTCCCGGAGGTTGGCCTTCATGATGATTTTGCAGGCGGTGGAATTCGGCAGGACTTCCCGCGCCTGTTCAGGCTTGGCGCCGTTCTCGATCATCTGCTTGTAGGCATTCTCCGCCATGCGCATGGCACTGTGCCAGATGGCGCTGCGTTCGTCCCGGTCATTCCCGTCGTACCAGTCCGGGGCGATGAAGGTGATGTCGCCGGTCTTGGCTTCCTGGATATAGCGCTGGGATTCCACGCAGAAGGAAGCCAGACGGTGGCGCGTCAGCTCTGCCAGGACCGCCCGGGAGGTTTCAATCTCCACGGTCATGTCCGCAAACTCCAGCGGGGCGCCATGACCGCGCTTCAGCAGACCGTTCACAAAAGACTCCGCAGAACCCTGAGTGATGCGGTCCTGGCTGGCGTAGCAGTTGCGGCCTGCGTATTCAATATCCTGCAGCGGCCAGCGGTTGGCGCTGCGGATCATAACTGATTGTTCCTTGATGATCATTACGTCGCCTCATTTCTCGAAATCGGCGCAACAGAAAAGACAGGCTCTTCGCCCGTCATCAGCTGCGGCACCGTCGTACCGGTATGAATGTGCATTTTGCGGTCGTGGTTCAGACGCTGCAGCTCCTGTGTGATTTCCTTCACGGAGAGCCTGGTCGCTATCACCTGACCGTTATCCAGGATCACCAACTACCTGGTCAGATCTTTTCCGGAGCCGATGATCAGACGCTTTTCTCTTTTCTCCTGCTGGTAAAGCTCTTTTGCCTGACGCATAGACATGCCAAAAACAGTCATGATCCGATCTGCGTTCACCGCCAGCTCATTCTAAAGGTATATAAAACGAATCGGATATTCCATCCGCAATCACTTCTTTCGTTAAAAGTCAAAGTCCAGATCCGAATAAACAGATACGACGCCTTCCACCGATTCACCAACGGAGCCTTCATCCCAGGCATGATGATGCACACCGTACATCATACCCGGCATGGTGGTTCCCAGATGGTTGTTGTCGGCATCGTAATGTTCCAGTTCAGAAAAGATGCCGGGGGTGGAGCGTCCTGTATAGGCGCCATGCTCATCGGAATGAACATAGCCGCCCAGCAGGCCTGGCCAGCTTTCGCCAACCAGGTCGCCGTGCTCGTCATAGTGCTTGATGTTGCCAAACAATCCAGGCACAGAGGTAATCTTCATGCAGCATTCTCCTTTTCTGTTAACTCGTGCAATGTAAACTCGTCCAGATAACAGTCTTCCTTGTCAGAGATCAGAGTTCTGTGTCCTCCATGGAAGGCATAGCGCTTGGCCTTATGCCACTTCTTCAGAAGGATGAACTGACCCTGTTTGAGCCCGCTGTCCGCGTAAGCTCGCTTGGTCATCTTCATTGTGCCGCTGACACCACGGCGCACGTTGTACAGCTTCAGCCGCACGCCATAGAGATCGTCCAGCTCCTCCACAAAGTACAGGTTGGAATCCGCATAAGGATCAAAGCTGGAGCAGCGCATGACATACATATTCTCTGCGGACAGGATCTCTTCGATTGGCAGCGGAAAGTCGTCCATCTTCGCTTCCATATCCGTCAGCGCAGAAAGGCGCTTGGTCTTCGTCTTCTCGGACAGAGTCTTGGTCAGCTTGGATGCGCCGTTGTAGTATTCATCGAACAGCTTCATCAGCTTTCCGCTTTCTCCATAGTCGGAGAAGTACCCGAGCTTGATCAGCACAGCGATCTGCCGGGTATTGACAGACGTATTGTTCTGCAGATAGTAAAGCACCTGAATAAAGCTGTCAAAGTATTCCCTGCCAGCCTGATACAGCGCTTCCGCAGCTGTCGCAGAGATGAACTTGATGGAATGCAGGCTCTGGGAGATGGTCTTGGCAGACTTGTTGACCAGCCAGTCGCGGTTGTCCTCGCCGAAATGTCCCGGTGTGACCCGGATTCCCAGATACCTTTTCATTTCCCGGATGATCAGGGCGATCTTTTCCTTGTTGCCCTTCTCTGTGTACAGCTTGAGCATGGTCACGTAGAATTCGTAGGGATAATAGGCTTTCAGCCAGGCCGCGTACAGAGAATCACAGGCCATGCTGAAAGCATGAGCGGCACAGAACATATAGCTGGCTGCGTCGTTGATGATCGTCCAGATCTTATCGACGATGTCCGCAGCTTCCTGATCAGTCGCTCCTTCCTCTTCCTTCAAGCGCTTCGTAAAGCCTTCCTCGAAACGCTGGCGGAAGGAAGCGACCTTGTCCGCCTTCTTCTTCTTAATGGCCTTCACACAAACATACGCATCGGCAGGAGGGATATTAGCAGCTTGCAAAACGTGTAAAATCTGTTCATCGTAGAGTAAAAACGAATCTGGTATCTCTTTTGTCTGCAACAGTTTATCCAGAGAAGGAATACCATAGTCAAATCTGTTTCTGGAAATAAAGGTTTCCAGCATGGACTTGAAGCCAGGTCGTACAGCAGCTACGAAAGCAGCCAGTTCCACCACGTTCTTCGGTTTATACCGCATGACCCGTTCGGTGGTCTTCTCCTTTTCACACTGATTCAGACCCAGGGTGAAGCCGTATTCGTACAGCTGCCAGACCTTCGGGTCATCCTTCACCTTCTCCAGCAATTCGTCCACCGGCATCACCGGCTGACCGATCGCTTCAAATGCTGCGGCAATGGTCTTGACGACATCGACGCGCAAGTAATCCAATGATACCCTCGGTTTCCCGATATTTATGAGGGGTTTAGACTATCTCTTCATCCACTAGGGATGTGTGGCACTTCGACAACAAGAGTTTCACTTGCTGTCTACTTCCTTCCGGAATAGTCGTTACACCTTACTCCTACTGGAGTCTTGGCACGGTATTAACATGCAGCATAGCAACAATTTCATTTGTTCTTTGTGCAATATCTTCATCAAATCTGATTTCAAACAGAGGGATGTGATGCTCAGCACAAAACGTTCGTTTCAAAGGATCTGTTATCTCTCTTTCATATGTTCCAAATTCTGGATAATACGGATCGACACGGTAATGTTGAATGCCTTGCATTTCAATCGCCGCAATTATGTGATTGTCAGTATCCAATATTTGGAAATCAAACAATGGGTATGTCCCATTAGGAGTTTGTAGTTCTTCATGTCTCTTATTTTGTTTGAAACGAATGTTGTTTTGCTAGAGTATCTCTCCGATAATCTGTTCTCCTCTGCTTTTCACACAACCGCAGCTTTGTGTTTTACCGGAACGCAGTTGCCAACCTTCTACGACAGCCTGATTACCACAATCACAAACACAATCCCACAAGATTTTATGCTGTCCTGCGCTGGTTATATTTGTTCCATGATATCCTGTAACTGTCAGTTTTCCAAAACGCAAACCAGCCATATCCCGGATAGGTTTATGAAAGTTTTCTTTTTGCTGGCAACCACAAGAAACTGTAGTCTATTGACGAAGACTCTGCCCAGAAACAACAGTCGTATTACCACAAACACATTGGCACATCCACATTGTTCTGGGTTTCCCGCTTGGTAAAATGTGATCTGGAGCACGGTATAAAACCGTAAGCCTCCCAAATTGTTTACCGGTTAAGTCTTGAAACTTAGGCATCATACCACCTCCTAACATCAATATGATATTGTTATGCTGTTTAGTCTTTACCGTTAGCGCACATAAGTGCACACCCTACATGTGTAGGTTCACCACATTATCCTATCCATATTGCTATGGCAGGGGCCAATTATTTAGCCTTCAAATAACCCTGCGCGTCTGCTGTCTGGCCATCGATATAAGCAGCATATACCGCGTCCTTATTCCCGCTCTTTGCTTTTACCCGCACTACGCCGATCTCCCTACGGAGATCCTTGTCCAGCAGCAGGTGCGCACAGGGATGCGGAGACAAGGAAGTGATAATACCACGGTAAGGTTTGCTGTCCTCCACCAGGCTCAGGTATTTCTCTTCAACGTAGTCCTCCAGACGCACATCCATCTCCGGATCGTAGTCGGGATCATCCACGTTGTTCTCCTTCGCATGCTTCAGGTCGGTTTCATAAGCCTGAATCTGCTTGGAGATCTCGTTAGATGTATCAAAATCCAGATCTCTGGCACGCGCCAGGAGCTTGAAAGCGGACAGGACTTTACAAGTACCGAAGGCGATCATGGGCAGACAACCCCATTCGCCCAGGATCTCCTTACCAGCCTTCTCAAACGCCGGAACGTTGGACATATTCAGATCCAGATCTGGAAGCGCTCCGGAAGCCAGCCGTTCCTTGGAGATAAAACGCTCTGGATACAGCTTCACCGGACATTTGAGTCGGTTGATGGAGGTGAAACCCAGGGCATAGTTCGTGGCGAAGGATACGCCAGAACCTCTGCCTGTGGTGGTCAGCACACCGCCATATTTGATCCCCTTGTCCACAATATCCTTCATGCTCAGGAAGTAGTCTGCGGTTCCTGTGTCGGCAACAGCATTCATTTCTTCGTAGAGCTCGGCCCGGTCTGCCTGTGTCGGCAGCCCGGCCTTCGCGCTGTAGCCCTTCTGCACTTCTTTCTTGTACAGTGCATTCCGCTGTTCCATGGTCAGTTCCGGATGACTGGTGGGGATCTTCTTCTCCGTGGTGAAGTGGACCCCCTCAAATTCCCGGAGCTGCAGGGTATTCTCCATGGCTTCCCGGATCTGCGAAGGGCTCAGGATATGCTGGTTCATCAGCAGCTGATACGCTTCGTCAGCTGTGGGCAGATAGAGATCGAAGTCATCCTCATAGTCATTCTTGATGCCGGAGGAGAGCAGCAGCTCCTCGCGCAGGGCTGCGTCCTCATGCCGGATATAATGACTGTCGGTACCGTAGATCAGCGGGATATGCGTCTTCCGGTACATGGAGAGGATATGCGCGTTGTGCTCCAGCTGGATCTTCTGGGGATGATGCTGCACTTCCATATACAGGCTGTCCCCGAAGATGCTGTGCAGCTGCATCAAGTATTCCTCTGCGTTCTCATCTCGCAGTGGACCTGCCACGCAGGCGGTGGTGCACAGAAAGCGCTTGGGATCCAGCCTGGACAGCAGCTCGAAGTCTACCCGTGGCTTATAGTAATAGCCGGAGAGGTTCGCTTCGGACAGGATGGCATTCAGCTGACGGAAGCCTTCCATGTCCCTGGCAACCAGCACCAGATGGAAGTTGCGTTTATCTTTCAGCTCCGGGTTCCGATCCGGGACGAAGTAGCATTCGGCTGCGGCCAGTGCTTTCATCTGGAAGCCGTCTGTCGAGTACTTCTTCGCCATCTCTTCCTGCTGCCAGACGTTGGACCGGTTGCCATGCTCACTGAGACACAGCACCCGCTGTCCCCGGTCCCGGTAGACCTTCGCATAGTCTTCGATGGACATGGTGGAGTCCGGCTGCGTCAGACAATTGGAGTACATGGAATGACAGTGATAGTTTTCGTACTCGATCAAACGATCACTTCCTTAATTCGGTGGTTTAATCCGTTGCGGTTTCGGGTATTCAATAGACGCAGGACAGTATTCCATTTCGCCGTTCTGGAAATACGCTTTCCACAGATCATAATTGTCTTCGCCTTCGCCACTCAGTTCAAAGATCATCTCCGGAAACTGCTTGCTGACAGCCTCCATATCTTCTTCATAATGATACCACTTCTGGGATTCGCAGCAGTAGAAATCGTAGCGATCACGAACGAAAGCATAATCCTCACAAAATACATAATTCAGCAGACCAAGATTTCGGAGACTACTTTTCACCTGGTCAATATTTCCTTCGTTCGCGTTGTACACGGTCAGATTATACGAAGTATAATAACCCATAGCATCCTCCTCAGCTTTGATAGTAGATGATGAATTCTTCTCTGGCGTTTTCGTTCATAGGTCCTGGACCATACTTCAGCACGTACTCCCGTTTGTCATCCAGATACACCAGCTGATAAGGATCGTGCGCAGGATCCCAGGTGTTCAAATAGGTGATATGCTCCGCGCTATACCGGATCAGACCCTGAAAGAATTTGACAGCGTCTTCCTTCTTCCGGAATTTGCGCTCGGAGATCACGCATTGACCGGTCTTGTTTTCATACACATGCCAGCAGTAGTCGCTCGGTTTGACCATATGCATTCTCCTTTATAAAAAATCCCAAGCACTTCTTTCGCTTCTTTTAGTTCCTGGATGGTCGGTGTATATGATCTTGTCGCCGTCCGTATCGCCGGTGTCCTTGCAGATCACCGTCGCCTTTGAACTGATGGTCGGCGCCAGGGCTTTCACGGCGTCCTCTCCTCTGGCGTCCCGGATCCTGTCATAAGCCCGGGAGATCGCATCGGAGGGATCAGATACAGGTACATCCACCACATAGGTTCTCTCTTCACGAATCACTACCGTATAGCTCATTGCCTTGCTCCTTCTTTCTCTTGGGCACCAGAATGCCATTGGCACATTCACCGCGCATGGAGCACAGTTCCTGACAGAAGAAGTCCGAGTTCTCCTTGGACTGCAGCCAGTCCAGCATCTCGAAGCGTTCGATCTTCTCGATCTGCGCCAGCGCCCAGGTCATGGTCTCTTCGTATTCCCGCTCGTCAAAATTCCGTTCCGCCAGAACGCCGCCTTCCTTAAAGAGGTTGAACATCAGACGGTCCGGGAACTTGCCGTACTTTTCCATGATGTATTTCGAATACACATACTGCTGCCGGTACATTTCGTTCTCTGACTTCTTGAAGGAGGACAGAGACTTGGACTTGTGGTCCAGCACGATCAGCTCATTGGTGAACTGATCCCGCAGGACCATATCGATCACGCCCACCAGCGGCCGGCCTTCGATCTCCGTACGGAAACGCAGCTCGGATTCCAGCACGTCATAACCGGGAAAACCGTCAAAGCTTTCCAGATAGATCAGGCCCTGCTGATATGTCTTTTCACTGTAGCCTTTGGCTGCCAGCATGCGGGGGAATTGATCCACCACTTCCAGCGGATATCTGCGCTGGTATTCCTTGGGCAGCTGCTCCTTGTCCAGCTTGCCCTTGGCCCAGAGGTCGATCAGATCATGGATCAGTGTACCCTGCTCTGCAAAGGCGTTGTTCTTCTGCGGCAGCTTCTCGATGCGCTGCAGATAGAAAGCATAGGGACATTCATCCACGTTCTGCAGCTGGGAATAACTGTAGGTATGGGATTCAGGAAGCATACTCATAGGCACACCTCCTTAAATCGCCATGGGATAAATGGACTCCACACCATCTGCGCCGACGATCATAGCGACCTGACAGGGCGGACCGAAGAGCCGCTTCTTCATAGTAAATTCATCACCGGAACCGCAGACGGACCCGTTGCGGATAAAGCCCGTGTTCTTCATGGTCACGGAGGGCACATGCAGATGCCCGGCCACCACATAGTCCACGTCCACGCCGGTGTTTCGCTCCACCTGCAGAGCAGTCTTGTCCAGATCCTTATCGAAGTCTCCGTGCACGGCGATGTAATTCTTCCCGAAGATACCAAAGTCAGCAATGGTTTCGTCAATGGTGTTCTTATAGAACCACACATTGGACTGACTCTCCAGCTTCGTCTTGCAGTACCAGGGGATCAGGGCGTCCAGCTTCTCCGCGCGCAGAGCGTCTTCGGCGCAGAGATCCAGACGGGAATGATTGCCGCTGACGGAGTTCACATGGACCTCGCTGAAGTGCTGAGCCAGCACATACAGGAAGTCCGCCACCAGCTCGGAAACACCGATGACCTGGGCCACTACGTTCTCCCGGTTCTCTGCCCGTACCGTCTGGTGGATATTGCCGGAGATCAGATCCCCCAGCAGGGAGACATAACAGGTATGGATACTGTTCGCCTGACCCAGCTTCACGATCTCCTCCGCATAGTTCATGATCCGCTTCTCCGCGATCTCGGGACTGAAACTGCCTCCACGATTGCTGAACACGGACCCGTAATGGATGTCCCCAAGCAGGGCATAGATCGCACGCTGGTTCTCATTGTCCCACTGGATATCCAGGGGCTTTGGCGGATTGCCGGGATAGCGGGAGATCTCCTCCTTGAACAGGTCCAGGATGGCGTCGGCTCTCGCAGATTGACGCATAAGCCGATTGTAGGAAGTGCGCTCATCCCTCAGGCGCAGACGCTGCTTCTCCGCTTCCTGGAAGAAGTTCAGCATCCTGCCCTCTGCCGGTTCGCTTTCCTCCGTGGGTTCCTCCAGCAGCTGCTGAACGGGGGCAGGCTTGGCGGGTTCCAGTTTTTGCCTGGCCTCCGCCAGATCGATGACGTTGTCGTTCATCATCTTGTCCTGGATCCTGCGGAAACGCTTGCGCCAGCAGGAACCGTTCTTGGGAGCATCCGGACAGAAGGCTTCATTCATGGCTTCCGCCAGCTCATCCCAGGTGCAGCTGATCACACCGGTTTCTTTTAAGTTGCCAAGCCTCCAGAGATATTGTTCCATGGTTTCTCCGTAGGCTTTTTGATATATCGATTCCATAGGTCTCCTTTCCGGCAGGAGATCAGAAAGGTTGATCCTCCTGGCCATAAGAGATTTGAAAGTCTTCATCGTTCAGCACGCTGATCTGCGGCACCTGCACGCCGGTGTGATCCCACCTGTAGGGCTTGCCGAAGAACGGCTGATCGCCAGGCATCAGTTCGCCGATGCGGCGAGTGGCGGGATCAAAGCAGCACTTGATGAACGGGGTTTCTCCGAACTCACGGTTCTTGGTCACCCGGATGTTCGGCTTTTCGATGGACATAACAATGTCCGCCAGGTTGGTGATAGCGGCAGAGCCTGCCACATCGTCGGAGCTGAAGGCCTGACCCGCAGGCGTCTTCCGGGGATGCGCCACCAGGATCACATGCACCTTGTACCGCACAGCAAACTGCTTCAGCGCGGCAGTGATCTTCGCCTGCATCTTCAGCTCTTCCTCGATGCCCGAAGTAAGCATCATGAGGTTGTCAACCAGAAACAGTTTGCAGCCATAGCGACGGGCGCACAGAGCAAACCGCTTCAGTACAGAGTCAATCAGAGACTCGCCCTCTTTGACACAGCTATTGTCGTACAGATAGAACTTGTCGTCCATCCAGGTACGGATCCGCTGCTGGACATCATAGGGCACCTGGGAATACTTCTTTCCGATGCGGTCGTCCTTGTAATACGACATGAGCTCCCGGTCGCAGGCCTGGCACATGATCCAGTTCAGGAAATTGCTGGAGGACAGCTCACCGGAGTAAGCGGCAACGCTCTTCTCATCGTCAATTGCATTCAGCAGAAAGATCCCGCTGATGGTGGACTTGCCTTCGCCGCGCTTGCCGGAGATGACGGTCAGACCGCCTTCGGCAAAGCCGGCAATCGCCTTGTCCAGCGTCGGAATACGGGTAGCGATTCTCGGAATGCTCTGAGGATTCACCAGACGCACATCGCTCAGGTTCAGCACGCCTTCCACGGGCGCAGGCTCGCACTGATTGAAGATGTCCTTCAGCACTTCGGGACCGCAGTAATACAGGATCTCGTTGGCATCCTTCAGCTGCGTGGGGCCTTCCTCCTTGTTGATGATCGGATATTTCGGAGGCAGCATGCAGCGGTCTTCGCCCAGGCGCTTGACGACGGTGTTGATCATATCCCGGCCGGGAGCATCGTTATCCCCAAAGAGGATGAACATACTGAACTTATCCAGCCAGTCCCAGCAAAGCTTGATCCACTCCAGGTTGTTGCAGCCCATGGGAACAGAGACCACATTGGTGATCCCCGCTTCGTACAGGGACATGGCATCCACCTGACCCTCGGTGATAACCAGAGGCTGGTTGAAGGAGACCTTGTCCATGCCGAACAGGATGGGCTTGCCGTCTTTGCTGGACCATTCCTTGCCCTGATTCTTGCTTTCGTCGTCTTTCTTGTTGTACTCCTTCGGCTTGCGGTACTTGATCAGCACCAGCTCTCCGTCCTCATAGAACGGAAAGGCGATGTTTCCGTAACGGTCGGAGGAAATGTTGAAGGCGTCCAGGGTTTCTTCCGACAGACCACGACCGCAGAGATAGGTGGTGCACTCCTCCGTGCGGGGGCACAGATCCTTTTCGGGATCCAGCTTGGCGTATTCTTTGATGGGTTCGGGGATCTCGTGGCTGGAATACTTGGGCATGATCACGTCCGCGTGCGTGACGTTGGCGTTCAGCCGGTACTGCAACTGCTGGAAGTTGCCGGAGGCATTGCACTTGCCCCGATGGCAGTTGTACATGCCGGTGATCCGGTTCAGAAAGAAGGTATACCGGTCGTCATTGTCCCCGCCACGGCAGAAGGGGCAGTACTCTGGGTTGATTTCGTTGTTGACAATGCGATACTGACCCAGATACGCATTGGCGAAAGACTTGATTTCGTAAGGCGTCGGCGAGCTCATCACGCCAGCGCTGGCATTCCATTCCATACTGTTTCACTCCGTTTCTCTCTTATCTGAAGAATGTCTGCCGTGGGTTTGGCTCCCACGGCAGACGAATGAAGGATCAAATAGTATCGTCCGTAACCTGGACGGCCTCGCCGGTGGCGGGGATCACCGCAGGAGTAACATCTACCTTCAGCCCCTGAGTGGCAGAAGGAACAGGAGGCCAGTCCCGCATCTTATCAATCAGCTCATAGGAGCTTACTTTAATCCGCAGACGCTGCTTGGAGGAACCGTCCTCCCGCACAGACTCCACGGCCTTAAACGCACCCATAATCAGCACCCGCGTGGTCTTCTGCGAATGCTTGAAGAAGAACTCGCTGCCCATGCCATAGAGGCGGCAGTCATAGAAATTGGTATCGGTGGTGCCGTCCGGCTTCTTGCCGTTGTCCACAGCCACCGTGAAGCGGCACTGAATGTTGCCGTTGCTGTCATGCACCATTTCGGGATCACGCACGAGGTTACCGGTAATCATAATAAAGCTGCTCATTCGCATAACTTCCTTTCATCTTGGCCTTACGCCAGTGTTTCCATAGCCTTGAGGCTGTTGTAAAGCGCGGTCAGTTTCTCCCGATCCGCACAGGTCTTATAGTTGTAGTCCCCGAGGACGGACTTGATATGCTGATCTCCGAAGCTCTTCTTCTGCTCCGGGGTTGCCGAAGCGATCAGACGCCGGACCTGCACATCCACATTGCGCTGCAGCGCAGCAAGCTCCTGGGCAGCACGAACGGCTTCCCGTTCCTTCTCCATCCGGGCAGCGCGGTCTTCCTCGGACTCCTCCGGAAGATCCTCACCGGCATAGATGTACAGACCCAGACCGTGACGGGCTGCCGCCTTGGTGAGACTCCGCTGGATTGCCTTATTGACATCCATGGAAGTCACATTGTCATAGGGAATGGAACGGTTCTTGAAATCCATCACGGGCAGCATCTCGATATATTCCAGATCGCCCATGGTGACACCGGTCTTTACCCAACAGGTTCGTCCATCGGTGAAATAGTTGCAGGGACCATACTCTGTCTGCCGTTCATAAACGGTATAGGTCACATCGGGACAAGCTTTCTTCAGCTCTGCCCATGCCCAGGCCCAGGACAGGTAAGTCAGACCATTCTTCTGCTCCGTATGGTCATTCACGTTGGTTTGGTTGAGCTTGTCAAAGTAGTTTTCAACGTCCTTCACGGACGCCTTCGCCTGGAAGAGCTGGTTTGCCATCTCTGCAACGGAGTTCAGTTTCTCCTCCAGACCGTTCAGGCGTTCCATGACTTCGTTGTTGGTTACAGCCATTCAATCTCTCCTTTATGCATCAAAAAACAGGAGGGATGGCCTCCTGTTATCCGGCCTTCTTCCGAAGGCGCTGCTTGTATTCCCGCCAGGTCTTCTGCCGGTAAAGCTTCTGGCATTCCGGACACCGGAGCTGACGATTGTTCTTTCGATCCAGGATCTTGCCGCAGTCCACGCAGTTGAACAGCAACTGACCGCCGCTCTTGAAGTTCTTGCAGGCATGATCCGCACACCAGATGGGTGTCGCCGCACCGCAGTCCGGACAGATCCGGCAGGCGATCAGGTTCTGTTCCAGCGTCCGCAGGGCAATGTTCCCGAAAACCCGCCAGAACATCTGTTTATGGGCGTTCTTGGCAATGCCTTCCTCATTAAACAGATGGGTGACAATGGAAGGATAGACCGCTTCTAAGGAACCATACCGATGAATCAGCTGCTCCGAGATCTGATCCCGGATAAAGTCATAGCCGATGGAGGTATTGCGTTCCGCCGCGTCCATCTCCTCCGAGACGATGATCTGGTTCGCCCGGTTGGTGTTGTCCATGCCCTCGAACAGCAGCACCGCATCTCCATTGAACGCGAAAGGCTTCGGCGGCAGCATCATACTGATGTTGAATGGCGCTACCCCTGCCAGGTTCATGTTGATATTCGGAATGTCGTCGAACTTGGCGCAGATCCGGTTCATGGTGGAGTTGTTCGGCTGCTTTACCTTGCGCAGCACCTGTCCACCGGGTGCCAAATGTCGCCCATTTCTTGAGTATTTGAAGAAAAACCTTTCTACCCTCGGTTTCCCGATATTTATAAGGGGAGTAGACTATATCTTCATCTGTATAACAGATGCGTGGCACTTCGAAGTACCGAATTTCACAGTACTTCTACTCCATAAAGGATAGTCGTTACACCTTACTCATTGCTGAGTCTTGGCACGGTATTGACTTGCGCTATGAGAGCGTTTAGTGTTTTACCGTTAGCACAGCATTGCTGTACACCCCATATGTATGGGTTCACCACGTTATCTTATATCCTCACGGATATAAGGCCCTATTCTTAAGGCATTTGTCCATTCTTTCCACCAACCAGCTTCGAAATGAACTTATTGATCGCAGGATATTGTTCGTAAGAGTTGATCACGCCAGACTTTGCACCATCAATCCCTTGCTACTGTATGTTTCCATACAGAGTAGACTGTATCATAGACTCATGGAGTCTCTCCTTGTCAGTCGTTCGGGCGCACTATCAGTTGGCGCCACGGGATTGCCTTGCTCGTGTATTGTGGTGATTAGCTGCACAATACTCATCCCATCCTTCTACTTCAACGAAGCGCCAGGAACGATTGCTTCTTATTGCGTTGATGTTTGCACGAGAGATGTTGTATTTTTCAGCTAAATCATCCCATGATATATTAGCCATAAGATCCTTTTTGATTTCTGCTACTTGGGTTGCTGTAAGTTTTGTTGTTTTCATTGGTTCTTCGTTGAGAATTTTATGAATTCTGGTCGCAATCATTTTATCGCTCATCCCTTCCGGGCGTTTTTTGCCAAGACGAGTACGCGACATTTTGGCTTTCGTTTCTTCGGAAGCTTTCTTTCCAGTATTTAATCGACGATTCAGTTCACCGAGTTCTTTGCGTCTGTATTCCGGCAGCGGGACGCCGTGTGCTCCAGCTCCTCCGTCGGCGATGTTACAACAATGCCCAACTTCGCGAGCTTTAGCAATGTATTCAATTTCTAAATCGTCTAATAAGCTTTCGTCTTCAACTGATTTTAATACTGAAAATTGAAAAGCTTCTTCTCCATACTTATTATACGAAGATTGCAACCATTTGTTATCATGCTGGTTAGTTCTTAACTTCCAACGATGAAAACAATAGCGTTTTTCAAAAGACTCTCTTGTCTGACCAACATAAACCAAACCAGAAATCAAGTTTCGGATCTCATAAATGCCTATCTAATTACGATAGATATCTTCGTTGACGAAATGCATCATATGATCACCACCTTTCATTTGTAATACACGAGTTTAGGGTTTCCCCGTTATTCGGAGTTCAATAACATGTCGCCATGTTAAGGGGCAATTATGTTTACCTGATTATTATAGTAGCAAAGTAATCCACTGGCACGGATCTCATCTTCGCCGATGGTATTACGGTTCCAGAGCTTGCACAGATTGTTGGAGATCTGCCCGATACCGGAACAGTCATGGGCACGCTGCACCGCCTTGTACATCATGAGGCTGTCGATTTTCTCCGGCTTCGCTGCGTTCGCGTCGTAGAACAGCGGGATGATATTAAACTTCTCGACGTTGCGCTTCGCTGCCTGCACGATGACATTCTCGACAACCACATGCAGCTGGTCCCCATCGCAATCGAATTGCAAAATTCTGCTGATGAGATCATGCACGCTAGTATAGACGCCATTGGACCGCAGCCAGGAGTATACATCGGACCGGTGCGTAATGCGCCGGACCGCGTGTTCCATGGACAGATGAGGAGACCGGAGGCAGTCGGCCTCGTCGAAGGCCTGGTAAACCCGGCAGGCGATCTCTCCGTTCTGCAATAAGCCAGGCGGATGCTCCATGTGCAGGAACCAGAACTGACAGGCTGCATACATATCCGGGATGACGAACATACGCTTATTCCGACAGACAATGCGGCCAGATTGGGCGTCGTAGGTCCAGCGGCGCTTGATATCCCGCAGAGTCTGACGGCAGTATCCATCCCGCAGCAACGGCGGATACAGGCTCAAAGCCCTGCGAAAGGGCTGATCGCTGTAGACATCCGCTCGCAGCACCCGCAGCATGGTCTCCGGATCCTTGGCGATATCATGAATCTTGTTCCAGGTCTTCTGTGTGAAGCGGTCGATCTCCTCATCCGTGAAGTCCACCAGAGTTTCCAGGAACTGGTAATTCATGTAAGCGTCCGGGATATAGGTTTCCTCATAGTTGGTACGGGCGAAGGTCCAGCCGCATTCCCGGAAGCAGCGCTTGTAGTGCTCCCAGTTGTCATAATATTTCCAGAGTTTCAGCTGGGACTTGGTGAAGATCACCCGGATATCCTCTGCGATCAGATCATGATAATCTCCCCAGACATCCTTGATCAGCGGACGCTCGATGCCATGCTCCCGGCAGAAACGCAGGAAGTCAAAGGGCGTCAGCAGACCTTTCAGGTAGAGACCACGGACCATGAAGTTAAAATCGCAGACAGAGGGCAGCATCATTCCGACACCGTCACAATGGTTGATCATGACGGTGCGCTCGCCGATCTCCTCCGTATAGTCCGGGTTGATGAACTTCATCATGCCGGTGACAGGGGCTTCAAAGTCCGGGATCACGATGCAGCGGTCGATATCCAGCTCCGGCCAGGGATCCGTAGCGCCGGTGCACAGAGCGGTATAAGCCAGCAGCTTCGCCGCGTTGATGCCGCCGTGAGCGTTGATCACATCCCAGGACATACCGCCTTCGAAATGGGTATGGATCTTCTCCCAGGCGTCCACGGAGATGAACTGCACCTTGTCCGTCCGCAGCTGGCCGGCAGACGCCGTGAGGAAACGGTAACGCTTCATCTGGATGGTGCCATCCGGGTGCTCGATGGGGATGACGAAGCCGTCCACGCACATCTGGCGCAGGATATCCGTGGACTTCCAGCGGATGATCACCTTATCGAAGGTGACCTCATCCTTGCCGATGCCCAGAGTGCGGCTGAAATCAGAGAAGAACTCTGCGATCCTTCTGGACTGGCGGAGGGTATTCCACGCAATGCCTTTGGGCATTACAGGCTTTTCGTCTTCCCAATTGAGGAAACGGGTATCTACCACGTTCGCCACCCGCAGGACCCTGGCCTTGCCATCGTGCTTCTGGATCTCCGTTTCCAGTTCCAGCTGCTTGGACTTCTTCCGGGTGAACAGCTGCTCCCGAAGCTCCGATTCCATGTCTTTTTTGCCGGCAGCCTTCGCTTCTTCCTCCGCGTTCTTCAGATCTTCAATGGCTGCCATGATCTCCGTATAGAGATCATATTCCTTCTTGGTGAAGAAATCCGTGGTAGAGAAGGTACAAAGACGGTACTGCTGGCTCAAGTAGGATTTTAACATCTACATCTCTCCCCTCTTGGTGATCGCAAGAGACGAGGCGGAGAACGATTTGTCAAATCATCCTGCTCCTTTCGTATCTTACGTAAAACGCAAGATACAGTTTTTGTCCTTGAATTTCAAGTGAACAGACAGAACATTATTTTTGACCCTGCTGCCTGGCCCAGAACGGAATGTTCATCTCCGGGCGATAGCCGTTGTACCGCACGGTTTCAAAGTCCGCAAGGTTGTTCATGATTCCGTTCAGACGGTCTTTCAGGTCACTGATCTTGACCCAGCCTGGCTTTTTGTCCATGATAGCGTCGATATCGTAGTACCAGAGACCTACATCCGGAGGGCAGGTATAGTCATACTCGCCGCAGAAATCCTGAAGCTTCTTCAGCCCCTTCTCGGAAGTGATCTCCAGGATGTCCGCGTTGCAGATCAGGGCTTCGCAGTCTATGGTAATTTCATCCCAGCCATTGTACAGTTTGACCCATCCGCGCACGTCTTCCGGGATCGACGGGGTCATATCGAAGGGCGTCCATTCGGCTACTGCCATTGTTTTCACTCCTCTGTTTGATGAATGATTGTTTGATGCGGTCGGTATAGGAGAAGCTCTTGTCCAGTTCATTTGTCAGCCTCCTCAGGTAGCCGGGAAGGGATCTCCGTCGCTGTATGGGATCAGCGGATAATCCTGATCAGTGTCGTAGTCATTGGCGTACATATTCGTAATCATATCGAGGGGATTCTCCTCATCTACCCGGAAGAACTCCGCTTCTCCGGGCTCAAACTCGATCGCCTTACCCTGATAGTCGTAAACGAAGACATCGTTGTAGAAGGGATAAGCAACATCCTCTTTCTGGTCATAGAGATACAGCGCTCCGTAACGATCGAGCATGTAAATCTCTTCTCTGGTGCCCGTATCCAGCAGATCCTGGTTTTCCAGATCTTCGATCAGCGCCTTTTCCGGCAGACGCATCAGCCGAATATTGGTATAGTGATATTTATCCAGGGAAGGCTTCTTCTTGACAGGAATACCCCAGTCATCGGGATCCAGCTCGTCGCCATAGTCGCCCCAGTACTCGCTGATATAGCCGTTGCCGCTGGTATAGTGATAGGACCGCGTGTACCAGTTGTAGCTGTAGCTGCTGTTGGAATAGAGCAGGCCATGATCCTCGATGAAGTCGCCCACGGTGTAGACTTCACCGTCCGGGGTCATGAAGGCCAGCTTGCTGCCGGTCATGGACTTGATCAGAGCCATGCAGTCATCATTCAGATACCAATAAGGCTTGATCTTCGCCAGCAGATACAGCTGGGAGGCGATCCATTCCATGGTATCGGAGATGTCCTTGCTGCGGGTGGTGATATCGATGATGCCATTGTGAGCAATGCCGAGACTGGTCGCGCAGTTCAGTTTCTGCATGACGCAGATCTTGTCCGTCAGCGGGAAAGGATGGGTATTGGCGGGAACGTTGCCGCCAGCGGTACCGATCCGGAAATGGAAGACGATGGAGGTATTCGTCAGATCACCGCCGCGCTTCTCCTGCAGATCCTTGACAGCAGCCTGGAAATCGCTGAGCTTCATGAAGCCCTTGCTGATGTGGACGACGTTGCCGTCTGCCCACATGAAGCCTGCGCCGTCCCGGTTGTTGGTCCACATATTCTCAAAGTTCTCTTCGGTGGGCATGGGAATGCCGGCTTTCTTCACACAGATCACGCACATAGTATTCTCTCCTTTATTACGGCAGGGTGAAGATGGCTTCTTCTTCTGCTTCTTCATCCATATCTTCGTCTTCGTACACTTCTTCGGTGGTCTCGTCTTCCTCGCCGGTAGAATCCGTGGTGGTCAGCTCTTCCGCAGGCACTTCCAGGAGATGACGCTCCGACAGATACTGCTGCAGCTCCGGATATTTCACGTAGTCGCAGATATCGGAGAACTCACACATCTGGATGGTCTTCAGATCATGGTTATTGCTGAATTTGATCAGGTTATCCAGGAATTCCAGGGTCGCCTTGATGGTGTTCACCTTCAGCGTGCCCTTAAACAGCCGAAATTCCACGGTTTTGTCGTTCTGCAGATTGACCGCGCGATACCGGTCATAAGAGCCGTTGTACTTGTCGAACTTCTCCCGGATCTGGTCGTCGCTGTCGTTGGAGGTAGCTTCCATGCAGGGCTTCTTGGCCCAGCGGTTCAGGTTGTACATGTTGCGCCGGCTGAAGCGCACCATCTTGTCCCAGAAACGGTCCACCAGAATGATCACCTTGGCCAGGGTGCGTTCCTGATCGTTCCGATTGCGGCCGAAGGCCTGGCGATCCACATGCACGTGCAGACCGCAGGAGCTGGAGGCATCATGGCTGCGGTAACCATAGCGCAGCGCCGTGCTGGAGACCTTGTTCCAGGGGAACTCCGTCAGATGATAGCGCAGGGTGCAGGGCATGGTGATGAACTCGATGCCCTCCTCATTCAGGGAGCCGTCGTGGTTCATGTACGCCAAAGTCTCGTTCTCGGTGAGCTCGTACAGAGCCTCCGACCCGTCATCCGGGTTGCCGTCGTCCATCTCCAGCTCCACGCCGTAATAGGGCGTCTGCTGCGTAGCATCCCAGCCGCTGTAGGCAGGATCCTGTGCCACATCCTCGGAGATATGATGGAAGACAGTGCTCGGACGGCTGTGATAACCGCGAATCAGCTCCGGACGGTTGACTTCCTCGTAGCAGCTTTCGCAGTAATACTCGCCGTCATATTCGTAGCTGTCCTCATTGCGGATAATGTTGCCGCACTGATAGCAGGTGCAGTAGTTCTCCTCATAGCAGTCTTCGCAGACGCAGGTGCCCGCATCATCTTCGCGGATAGCGGAACCCAGGAAGCGCTCGCCGCAGCATTCGCATTCCGTGGTCTGCTGATCGGCGCACTCCGGGCAGAGATAGACAGGCTCGTGGCGCCAATCGAAAGCGGTCACCATCTCGTCATCGTCGTTGTTGAATACGTTTTCGCAGTAGTCGCAGCGATAATAGTCATCGCCATCGACGCAGTCGTTGCAAACAACGTGTTCCGTAGGCTGCCCACAGTGATAGACCACCTGGGCATCCTGACGGCGGGGAATCACCTGGTTGCAGTATTCACAGGTAAGGCTTTCAGTCTCGGTCGTTTCGGCATTCGTCAGAATTTCACTCATGTTTTTCTCTCCTTGCGTTTCGCTTAGCACAGATCAGGAATCAGGTCTCCGGATCCGAAATCTTCATCGAGATCATCTTCTTCATCGATGTAGTACTCCGGTTCCGTTTCCTCGTGGAGGAAGGTGTCCCAATCGATATCCAAAATGTCGTTCATAACTGCTCCTTTTTTGTTTGCAGAAGAAAAGACTGCCGCACTGGTTTGGGTGCGGCAGTCAGGTTGTTTATTCAGTTGTAGAAAGAAGACCGATCAGATCAGGTCTCCCAGGGGAGCTCTTCTTAGGTCTCCCAAGGGAGCTCTTCGGTTTCGTAGGTGGGGATGGCAGTGGCGCGGCTGCCACGACCGGACTTGGGCGCAGGAGCAGCAGTGTTCCCGCCTTCAGCATTGCCGTTGCCGGAAAGGAACTCCACGTTGCTGGCGCTCACCTGCAGGGATGCCGCAGGCTTGCCGGCCTTGTCCACGTAAGCGCGCACGCCTACACGGCCGGTGACCGCCACCTTGCGACCCTTGGCCAGGTACTTGGCGCAGGTATCGCCCAGGACGTTCCACGCGGCGACGTTGAAGTACGTGACGTTGTCCTTGCCTTCGTTGACGGCGACAGAGAAGTTGGTCACGTTGGCGTTGTTCACATTGCGGACTTCGGGATCGCGGGTCAGATTGCCGATGATAGTAATGTTGTTCATGTTTCAAGTCTCCTTCTTGACTTATATTCATAACGGGTTTTGCCCGTTATGTACGAAAGAAAAGTACCGAAAAGTGACGCCTCCGCAGAGACGCCACAGGCGACGCCGAGCGCAGAGAGGCGCGGCTTGGTTATTATTCTCGGAAGAATAATGGATGCTCACAATGCCACCTTGCCGGAGGATCATAAAAACGCGAGTCGATCGCCCAAAACTCTACGCCTTGATATCCGTACCAAAACGACGAATTCACGGGACGCCAGGAAGCTAAGAGATAAGATTGGTTTCCATAAATATTTTGTACGTCGTAGATCGGTTTGGATTCTTTAATCCCGGTTGCGCATTGCATAAACGGCTGCTTTTCGCAGATTTCTCTGACGAACCAGAACGGTGGTCTCAGTATCCACTTGTATGCTATGACACGTGTATTGTATTTTTCGACTTTGTATAAGACGTAGGTTATGTGTTTCATAGATCGCATCAGTTACTCCCGGAAAAGCAGCGGATAATCGCAGTAAAACTGCAGCTTCATGTCCCAGAAGTTTCCGCTGAAAGCCCAAAGCTCTATGCCTTGCACGTTGATCAACGGACAGTCCTTTATGAACCACGATGTCAGAAGACAGTAGTCTGAAGGGACCGCAGACGGCGTTTTGTAAATCGGCTGAGACTGCACCAATGGAAGGTTATTGGTATAACAGCCTGCTACATACGCTGCATTGATAATTGACCGAAGCTTCGGTCTGTAAGACCATCTGCTCATCAGTTCACGCTTGCCGGATGTATTTACGAGATACAGACCATACTTCAAATTCTTCATAGTTCACCTTCAAATAATTGGGAATTTGGGAAAGCATGTGTAGATCTGACTGGTCATACGGTTCCAGCTCCGATACTCATTGGATGTCCAGAATTCAAAACCGATAATGGTTCTCTGACCACAGTAACCAGCATAATGTACAGGTGTCGGAGGAACCGTCCAGTCCATCAGCAGCCAGGCGGAAGTGAGCTGGTTCGCGCAATTCTGTTCCTGCGGTGTCAGATAATGTCTGGACAATCCCAAACAATTTCCTAGATATGAATTTCCCAGATATGAAGCCATGACATGCTCCATGTGATCGACCGTCCATCGATGGGTGCTGTAGTTCAGACAGATCCGCTTGTTTGTATCATCCACCGCCATCAAAAAGTACATTTTTGTCATTTGGTTCGTCCTCTTGTGATCAAAGGTTTCTTGAACGTCAATGTTTCCAGCTCATCCCAGGCTAGATCAGTGACATACAGCTCTGCGCCAACCATGGGTTGATATGACGGAGACTGATGATAGGCAAACATCTCCATCGTTGGTCCTGGCACAAAAGGAAGGACTTTTATCAGATAAGTGCCGTTCTGGACACGCTGCCGATGCAGTGGTACATCAAGCCATTTCCCGTACGGATTATGCTTGTATGCTTCCGCATACTGAGACAAACTGTGGTAACTCCTCCACAACTCGATGTCGAAACCAGCACGGCGTGTGAGCAATTCAAACAAGCTGTCGTCCGTGATCCCTCTCCAGGCGTGAGTGAAACAGCAGCGCTTGCCTTCTTTGGTGACTGCACAGATCACGTATCGGGGATTTACCATGGGTCCTCGCCTCCTATCACAGGCTTCTGCAGACCAAGCTGCCATTTGGGATAGGCCATAAACCAGAGCTCCATGCCCAGCTCCACATTCCCGGAATCGTCGCCAATCCTTTTCGGAATCAGGTAAGAAAAGCTTTCCAGGCAGTAGCCTTGCGTGTGCTTCTGCTGACGCAGCGGTACCGTATGGCGAACGCCTGGCAACGCTTTTGTCAGCGCCTCCCAATAAGCTTTCGCGCTTGCAGGATCGCTTTCGATATGGTAATAGTCCCGAAGATATGTGTCTGTTTTCTGCTGATAATACACAAAATAAACCATGTATTTATTCATCGTTCTCCACATCCTTTTCGGAACGTTCCTGAATCACATCAGTCAGTACGTTTTCGATATCCACAGCCAGACGAATGGGGATCTTCACCAACAGATCCTGCATCGCAAAAGATTTGTCAATAGCATAACCAAGCTGCGCTTTCAGCAGCTGAATATCAGCAGTCGCCATTGTCACCCACTCTTTCTGCCATGCGGCGGACAGCTTCTTCGAATGTAATATACTCATTGCTGTAACGATCATAAATCGACCCGTCTTTGTTCTGGAAGAATATCTGCTTCCCACCATAGGCACTGCTGATGATCTCCAGAACATCAAAAGGAGTCAGCTCTGTCGAATGTGTGATATCCCAGGAGGAATAACCGCCATCGCTGGCGCAATAGTCTAGAGTTGTGCCATCAGTACAGACAATCTTCACGCCAAAGCCGTCTATGTCTGTGCTCAGGATGGTTTTCCCGATCAGATCGTATTCATTCATGAATTTTCTCCCTTTTTCGTCAGTCTCCCGTGTTGCACGTAATGATTGGCGATGCGTAATAAGGCTGTGACGGATAAATAGGCGTTGTCACCACGATAGCTCTATACCCGTCTTCATATCCTTGCTTATACGCATCGTCGATCAGCACCTGCAACTGTTCCGGCGTGAGCGTTGTTTTGCCGTTCTCGTCAACCGTAATAACGATTGGCTTCATTTTGTTTCCTCCTTTGGCAGAGCAGGTAAATGCATCCAGTATGTCACATCGTCTTGTATCCAATCATCTTCTGAATCCCAGTCATAGAATCCAGAGCGGTCGGGTTCACCGTCTTTGAACGTATAACTGAATTGCCGTTTTAAACTCAGAGTGAACATTGCGATCTTTATTTTAAAGATGCCACTGGTAAACACGAGATATTTGCCTTCTTTTTCCGGCAGTCTGTCCTTTACGCTGATCCAGCCGTTGGCGGTCGGAAAAATCACGGGTTCCTGTGACTGCAAACGTTCGAGTTTGTCGTATACTTTATTAAGCACCTTGATAACATCGGGTGCGCCGTCAAACTCATCATATAATTCGGCGTAAATATCCAACACTTCCGCCTTGGATATCATGTCTATGTCAGCCATTCCACTTCACCTTCTTTAGTTCAGTAGTCTACCGCTTCCTGACGGTTGATGAAAAAGTGTATACCGCTCGAACATTCATTAAAACGATCTTCATCAAACGGTAGATTTGGTGTTACCATTTCGCCTACTTTGTATACAAAATCTATGGCGAACTTCGAATATGCGGGGACTGTTTCCGCCAAAGGTTCTCCATTAAGCGTCTGTATTTCCAATACCATTGCTTTGGATGCCCTGCATTTACGTGTTGTAGCACTGCTCCGTTTCGCGTCTTCTGGAATGAGCAGTTTTACGATTACATCAAGACCGTTTTCATTTTTTGCCTTTTTCCATCCGATAAACGGACCTGTGTCCGGGCATACCATCGGTATGAACGGGACATTTTTAGCTCCTTGTAGGAAAGCATTTTGTAGATCAGCCCGTTTCAGATCAGCATTTTGCATGTCGGTCCATCGCAAATCGGTCCATTGCAAAATAGCCCTTTGCAGATTAGTCTCTCGCAGGTCAGCTTCTCGCAAGTCAGCTCCTCGAAGGTTAGCCTCTTCTAAGTCAGCTTCACGCAGGTCAGCTTCTCGCAGATCAGCATCTTGTAGGTCTGCCCCTTCCAGGTTAGCTCCTTGCATCTTAGCTCCTCGTAGGTCAGCCCCTCGCAGATCAACCCTTTTCAGATAAGCCTCTTGCAAGTCAGCCTCTTTCAGGTTAGCCCCTCGTAGGTCAGCCCTGCTGCCGCCTTTCATATGCGATACCCACAGCGTGTGAGCGCTCAGTACTTTCGCCAAGTTCGTTCCGTTAAACTTCATTGTCTTCTCTCCTTTTAACTATCTGATGTTTGTTTATAGCTCACTGTCCTTCCGCAATGATGGCAGAACTTCGGGTTGCTGGCCAGCTGTTCACCGCAGCCTCCGCAGTAGCAGCGTCCAAGCTCGTCATATGTTGGCTTTGTTGGCGTTAAACGAGAGACGATTTCAGCCAGCTCGTCTCTGATTTCCTGCTCAACAGCTTCGCGGATGTTAAAAACCGGTATTTTACTCATCTCATTTCACCGTCTTTTCGCATTCTTGTGGAAGCCATGCCAATTATGATATCTACTCATTTTCTTTTTGAATCGTGCTTTTTTATACATTTTTCTTATTGGAACAACACAGCCATTATCGTTTACAATATATAGAACTATTCTGTTCATTCCCACTTCACCACCCTTCCACAATATGGACAGAACACCCATTTAGAGATGAGATGCTTATGACAATGACCACATACTGTCCATTCGGTTTGTTCCATCTGTCTTATTGGTTCAACAGGTTCCTGCTCTTTCAATAGCTTGATAGCCTCTTCCACGTATGTTCCAATGCCGATAATCAGTTTGTCTCGCGTGTATTGGTGATGTACCCAGCGAGAATAAGCCTCGTCGGAGATTTCTTGCAATCCGTTGCAGATTTGGTCTCTGGTCACTCTTGCTTCACCGCCTCATTCCACTTTCTGATCGCGTCTGTGCTGTTCTTCCCGATAACCTTGAACCCGCAACGCTTGCAGACCAGAGCTTCGCAATCAATACCGTACCAGTGTTCACGGCGGACGCCTCCGCACTTGCACGGCAGCATGGCACGGGATTCACGTTTCTTCGGCTCCTGCGTTTTCAGTAAGGCGATAGCATCTTCGATGATATCCACTCTCACAAATCGCCATAGAGCCCCATTACCAGAAGCTTCAATAGCGTCTTCGAGATGATGAATAACTTTCTCCCGGTCTGGCATCATTTTCACCTCATTCATATGTAGCTGATCAGCAGGCGTAAATGTAAGAAGGTGAGTTATACGTCACTTCTTCCACGTATCCGTCTTCTCGGACGATCTCTTCGATTCTGAACCATCTTCTGTCCGGTTCCAGGAGAAAAGGACTGTAATCAAAAATCGAAGTCAAGTACGATACCCAGGTCGGGCATTTCCAGAGTTCCAGTCCAATGATATGCGTATTATCGTGGATTATGATATCGATCTTCCAGCATGCCAGACAGTAAACGGGCATTCTTTGACGTTTTTTCAGATGCAGCTGCTCCGCAGGCGAAAGGATCTTCGTGCCTTCGATATGCGCTGTCTGAAACGGCATGCTTAAAACATACGGCAGCGGATTCTTCAGATTAAAGTTTCTGATCTGGCTATGCGAGAGCTTTCTGTATGTCAGTCTCTTTCCAGTTTCTTCCACTGCAACTAGGCGGTAATCGGATTTCTGCATTGGATCATCCTTCCCATCGTGAATCGAGGTGCAGAAGATAAGCCCTGGAACACCAGAACTCAGCTGCGATTACATGAGAGTCATTTTCCGAGAGGTTCCACTTGACCAGACGATAGGTCTTCTCGTTATTCTTGACATTCTGCTGCGATACGGGAATCATCTCCACAGAGTGACTCGAGAAGCCATTGTTCTCCAAGATCTTCTCACAACGCCAAAGCATTGGCTGTCTCGGGAAGTAATGAAGAATCTCCTGCTTGCCATCTTCGTAGATAAGGATTAGGTAATATTCGTTGCTGCTCATATCTGCCTCCAGTAGTCTTTTATCGTTTTACAAAGATAAACGTTTACCAATGATAAACTGTGACCTGAATTCATTGAAGTATTGTGTGGCGTCACACTTCCATAGCTCCGCACCGATACACCAATCGGTGCTTGTAATTCTGAAGGTTTGAGGGATACCCGTTGTCTCATCCATCAGCAGGAAACGGATCAGCACGAAAGAATCCTTTGCATCGCGAAAAATAGACGACATCGGATATCTTTGATGCTGCAACGGAACACTGAACGGGACCCACGACCAGGTGCTCCTCGTTTTCGTCGTGATTCTCATATTTGCATACTGGTACAAATACTGTAAGGACATCGGAATGTCGCTGCGACTGAGGGACGCAACATAAAAACGTTTGAGACTCTTGGTTACCAGAAACAGACGATAAATCAAGAAGTGATCACTCCTTTTTGGTTAGACCAGGTTGAAAGGTTCATCGAGCAGACAACTATAAGATTCATGTATTCCGATGATCCAGAGTTCTGCATCGATGAACTTTGTCGGATCACTGGTAGGCATTTCCGGCTTTCGTTTAATGAACGTCCATTCCATGACGCGGTAAGCAAGTCCAGGAACGTTGATGCTATTGGTTCTCGAAGCCTGCGTGAATTGTCTTTTGTCAATACGGTAAGGATAAACATGATTGTCCGCCAGACCGATGATCTGGCAGCGTGTGTAAAACTCTGGGATCCAGGTGCCCATTAAGTAACGGTTTCTATGTTCGTCGACATAGTACAGACGGTAGCAAGATGCTTTCATATGAACTTCCTTTCCTGCATGCATGTCCTATTCAAAAAGTTACCGGGGGTTTCCAGTGTTCTAGTCCATTATAAATTTTCCGGAATGTGGACAGAACAATATGCAAAATAGTGCATGAATATTCAAAATAATGTATAAAGTGAGGATAAGACATGCAGAAAAGTCAAGATGAGATGAAAAAGGAGAGGCTGGGTGATGCGACGAGGAGAGAGAGGTTGAGAGAAAGAACTGCTCCGCTTCGCTTTCGCTTTTCCCGCTTCCGCTTACCACTTCACCTAGTTTTCAAAACCATATTCGTCCACTTTCTCCCACTCACACACCACTTTTCAAAAAGAAGGAATTTCGCCATTGAATGTCGAACATATAATAAATATAATTAATAAGCTAGTTAATTCATATACGTATCTGAATTTATCCAATATACTATTAATCCATATTCGTATTTCTATCATTATTTATTTTCCCGTAAGGGAAATAGAAATAATTCATATACGATATAAGTGAATTAATTAATATGCGAGTTAAATATCAAAGATACGCTTATTAATTAACATGCGTATTAAATATATAATATACGAGTTTAATTTATATACGTATGATATCTTTCCGAAGGAAAGAAAAATAATAATTCATATACGTATAAAAGAGAGTAAATTCATATGCGAGATAAAGATAATTAACCAGCGAGTTAATTCATATACGTATATAAATTAGCCGTGGGCGGCTGGTCCGCCCACTGCATCCTTTTTTGTGCAGGAGTCTCTGTCGTCCACCATGGACAAGGAATGGACAAACCGTTTGCTGTTTTGATTCGAAAGAGATGGCAAGGGCGCGCGGTTAGTTTGATCTAACCATTATCACAAAGCAGCGGTAGACAAGTCAAATACGTAACCCCCTCAAATTCTTTTATATATAGAGAATTGAGGGGGTCCGGAGGAATATGGATCAGAAAAAAAATAAGGGGAGCAACAGCTGTAAAGCTGTCACTCCCCTTCAAATTAAGATGCCCTACGCAGTTTGAGAATGCCGACAACCGCCTGCGGATTGTAGCCCGTGAGCTGCTCAGGCGTCATGCCGGTCGCGGCTACCAGCAAAGCGAGCTTGTCGGCTTTCGGCTGACAGCGCTTGGTGGGATCAAAGTGGCCAGGCACTGTCTTCCAGACCCACTTCCCTGCTTCAGTGGAATAAACACGGAATTTCTTTTCCTTGACCCACTTGCCATCCTCGTAGTTCGTGATGTCGGCGACCGTCAGCTTCGCCGGCATCTGACTCGAGTTCGCGATCGTCGTAGCGATGTACGCCAGCGTCCTCTTGCTGACGCCATTCTTTTCGCGCCACTCCCTCAGGATATCGCCCAGCATGATGTTCTGAGCACGGTTCATGCTGTGCTTATAGGCGGCATACTGGTAGGGACGAGGAGGCATGGTTTTCGTAGTCATAGGACATTTTCCTTTCTTTTTCGCTTATAGCGAATTTTTAGTTTATTTAACCAGAAATCGGACCCAAAAATGCAGACAAAAAAGAGAGGGCCAACAACTCATCCGCGAGGGCAGACAAAGCTGTTGGCCATCTCAAATTGGTTAAGAGAACGGAATTCGTTAATCCCGAGAGAGGTACGCGCCCTGCACCTTGGCCTGCAGAGCAGACGGAGCCTTCGCCTGGAAGGTCTGGTTGCTCTTCGCCTTGGCGGCCTGACGCTCTTCACGAGCGATGGCCTTCTCCTGGCTGGAGCTCAGGACCTTGAAGGAGCCACGGTCGTTGGCATTCAGCATCAGCTTGGTCTTCGCCGTCGCACCGAACTCCTCGGGGATATCCTGCTGGCGTCCCACGAATTCCACGAAGTCACCCTTCGTGACGGTAGCGACCAGCTCTTCGGCCAGCTCACGGAAAGCCAGAACCTTGAAGGGGGTGTTCTTGGCGTCGTAGCCGTTGATCACGGTATAAGGAGAGCCATCCTTGGCGGTGAGCAGCACGGGGTCGTGAGTCACGTTCAGCTGACGGGCAGCGATGGGACCACGGGCGGTGGGGGTAGCGGACTTGACGGCGTTCTTGGCGGCGATGTAGGCTTCGTACATGTTGGTCTTCATAGTTTTCTTCCTTTCTGCCTTATAGGCAATGCAAATATTATGGAGCGGCATTTGTGCCACAGACCCATCGAGAAGAGGGGCCGAAGGCCCCAGAGCCCTATTCAATTGTCCGGGGATGCTGGATGGATTACTTGCCAGCCCAGGTAAGCACGATGTTGTGAGCCTTGCCCACACGGATGAGCTCCTGCCAGAGATCCAGGTTCTCCACATAGTGACCACCGCGATTCACAGGACGTCCGTCATACCGTGCACGATACCGTTCATCGTTGTGCAGGCGGATCCCGATTTCCTGATAGTCACGGAAGTTCTTCATGCCGTAGGTCAGATACTGGGACGGTGTGGCGATCTCCACCTTGGTGCGGTTGTAGTAGACAGGCAGGCTCTCGATCGCCTTGATCAACGCGGTCAGCTGCATGCGCTGGTTCGTGGTGTTGCTGGCGCTTCCGAAGAAGTGCTGGTTGCGTGCATGCGCGGACCACTGGCCGTGCTTGGTCTGCTTATTCCAGATGCTGTTGATGCTGATGATTTCCATGTTTATTCTCCTTTTCTGTTATACAGATTTAAGGGATGCTCCTTTCACAGAAGAAAGCCTGCCCCGAGAAGCAGGCCAATGAGGAGACCGCCGACGACGCCGCATACAACTTGCAGAACCCAGCTGTCGTTTGGCACGGGGGTCATTTGCAGACCAACCCCCAATACTCCGCATCCTCGCGGACATCGACAACGAGTTTCTGCTCGTCGGTATTGCTGCACCCCTGGATCAAGCAGGCACCTTCACCCTGCATATGGGCGACAAATTTGTCTGCCATGGTTTCAGGAACGATGTAGGTAACTCCGGGATAGTTCATGTCCTGATAGTTCAGCATAGGTCTTCCTCCCTATATCTTGTTGTGGTTTCCCACGACGCCTGTCCTTTCAGCAGGCGTTTCGGCTGGGTACCATCCAGCTCTCATCAGGTGGGGTTATTCTTCGGAGATGATCCAGGACCATCCGGAAGGCGTGTTGCTGATTGCAGCTTCCAGCGCATCGGCATGGTCGTTGGCGATGATGGTGGACATCAGGTTGTTGCGGTTGTCGAAAATACGGATCGTGAACATGATGATCTCTCCTTTGCCTTATAGGCATGCAATCTATTCAAACGCTATGCAGCGTCGGAAACAAGAACCGAGCAGCCGGTAAGATGTCCAGCTGCTCGTCCAGACTATTTCAACCTCCGGAGAGGTGAAACGCAAAGAGCCCTGGGTGTCCCAAGCCCAGGGCCAAGAAAGGAGGGGCGGCTGTACCGCCATTCAATGGAATATCAAAAGGAGGGGCAGTTTCAGTGGCTGACTGCCAAACCTCCGGAGATAGTAAAGGAGGGGTGGTTTCCAGCGATGACCACCAACGCCTGACAAACGGGAACAGGCTCCCGAAACCCATCGAGATGGCGCGCGAAGCGCGCAGGTTCCAAAACCACGCAGGTTCGCTTCCAACTGTCAGCCGTGCACAAGGCAGGCAGCCGACAACCGGCCTGGGAACCCGAGGAACCCATCGAGATTGGCGCGAAGCGCCCCCCTCACAACGCCACGAAGCAGCGGGACCCACGGCGAGCCGCAGGACCACGCGCACGAGCGCAGCGAGGGCGCCCCCGGAAAAGGGGGCACGAGACTCCGGAGAACCGGAGATCCATCGAGATGGGGCCGAAGGCCCTTTGCTGCGCTACGGACGGAGACGGTAGCGAAGCGAAAAAATATGGCCCCTGAAAAATATAGCCCCCGGGGAGTCGAATGATGGAGCCCCAGAAGGGGCAACCATCACTGAGCAGTCACGCCAAGGCGCGAGAGCTCATATCAAGGAGCTGTTGCCAGTTCCCTGATATCGGCCCTCGCAGGCCGATGGATTAGCGTTTACGTCCGATAGCAAGCTTATAGTCAGCAAAAGTGAAACCGTTGGCTTTGGCAATGGTTTCCAATTCGCTCTTGGTCTGCAGGTTCGTATACCGAACCGTAGCAAGCTTTGCGCCACTGGGCGTAGGCACAAAGATCTTGTCGCCATGATGATAATCATCATTGGACAGGTAGGTGTACAGCCTGCCATTACCGAAGTCGACGGTGACAGTACGAATGGCAACCAGAATGTTACGCACATTCTTGGAAGCGGTCAGCTTCTGATAAAAGGACTTCATTTCGGCGCGGGTATTGATAAACGCGGCAGTATGGTTATTGTCGACATCATAAGAGCAAACATAAGTATACATAGCATTTCCTTTCTGCCCGTGTTGCCGATAGCGCAGCATCTTTTTGGTCATCAAAAAGAGCCTCATTCGAGGCTCGGGATGAACAGTTCGTCGTCCAGGTCGCCATCGAGCAGGTTGCCAATCTTCTGCTCGATGACTTCCTTGATCTCCTGCGCGAAGATCATCTCGAAGAAGCGCAGGGTGAACTTGTTGGGACGCCAGGCGTTGGGACTCATGTCCTCACGGAACATGAAGGACACGATCTTGTTGTAGGCAGCCTTGATGTCATACCCGTAGAACAGGGCATAGGCTTCCAGCGCCAGCCGGTTGTAGATGGCAGCGTTCTTCCGGTAGTCACTGACCCAGGACTTCAGCTTCTCATCCTTGTTCATAGACATAAGCGTTTCCTGGACGCGGCTTTCCAGAGCGGAGAAGACGGGGCTCTTCCATTCGAGGCAGATCCACTTGCCATGAACTTCTTCGCCGATGGTGTCGCCATCGATGCCGAAGATGGCAGTGTCGCCGTCGATATGGACCGCAGCGTAGTCAGACGCAACGGTATTCCGTCCGCGCACCTGTACGTAATGGCCCATCTCGATGGAGCTGATGGCTTCCTCGAAGCTGCTGAAGTGCAGCAGTACTACAGGCTTCTTCGCGAGGTTGCCGTCGTCGTCGTACGGGAAGAATCCATAGGCAGGCTTGCCGATCAGGTTGTAGATATGCGGAGCCTGCACGGCGTTCTCCAACCGCACATTCTCGATTTCGCCAGGGATCGCAGGAAGCTGGACTTCCATCCGATCAAAGTAGAGACGAATGGTATCCATGGCGTTATTGCCAAAACTGGGCATCGTCTGCTTTTCGTTAAGCTCGGTGCCACGGCGCTCCGCACGCTGCATGGCAAAGCCACGCCCCATAGGCACTTCGCCGATCCCGTTCAGGGCAGGATGCAGTTCGAAGTTGTCGCCGGACGCGCCATGCTTACTGGCATCCACGCCGTCCACGTTGAACTTCTTGGTCGCCTGCGCGATCGCACAGAAGTCATAACGGGACAGCGGCTTATTGAAAGGCCGCGTGCTCATCAGCTTACGGATGGCGTTATCCCAGGTGCCAGGGTTGGGAGACACGACCAGGTTCCGCAGATACTGCTGGCGGTCAGCCTTGGCAACAGCCTTCTTAACAGAGGCAGATTCTTCCCAATCCACCAGCGGAGCACGCTTGGCGCCATCACCGAAGTCTACGGCACGGTTCATGGCGTCACGGATGATGTTGACAAACAGGTCGTTGTCGATGATGAAGAAGTGATCTCCGTCGAAGTCCCCGCGCATGCGGGTGACCATGTCATCTTCATTACTGAAGAAAACAGTTCCGTCAGGACGGGTGATACTGTCCAGCAGCTTGCCTTCGCGGCAACCAGCAGCCTTGAAGCTGCTATAGCAGTTCGCAATGCAGATGCTGCCGGGATCTTCCTGCGGAGAACGCAGGATGACCACAGGCTGTCCTTCGTATGTCAGCTTGAGGCCACGCACGACGACAACGTTGGCGGGGATGTACGGGACATATTCATTAGTGGCGTTGAACCGTGCCCAAGCGAAGATGTCACCGTTGCCGGCGAACATCCTCGTCAGGTTGTGGAACCGGCCCTGCTTTGCCTCATCCACGAGAACCTGCTTGGATTCAACGAAACGTTCCCTGATGGACTTGACGTTCATCAGTCCAGGATTGGCGTCGACCAGCTTGCCAAGCATGCCACCGATGATTTCCCCAGGGGTCAGGCTGTTCAGCCAGCTCTCCTCCTGCTCCATCAGCTTCTGCAGCTGCTTCTCCCGCAAACCAGGCAGGCAGGTCCAGGTCTGATTGGGCAGACGACCACGCTTGCCGTCGACCTTGGCGCTTTCGATCAGGACGCCGATGTCCCGATCGGAGTGATCACGATGCCACTTCTCGCAGAAGTCGGCCTGGGAAGCATGGCTTCCCTTCTCACCGAACTTGCCCTTGAAGACAGAATTGTCGGCGAACACAACGATGTCATCAATGGAGCGACCGTTGATCTCGTTGATTCCGATAGAACGCAGGAAAGTCTGCATACCGTCAATCTTCATGACGGTTGCATATCCCTTGTTCAGGGACAGCCTGAAGCTGTGACCCTGCAGTTCATTGAGCTTCTGCTTAAACTCAACAATCTTCGCCGCGTTGTTTTCGCAGATCTCCGCGATCTTCTTGCTGCTAAAGGAAATGACGGCAGAACCGTCCGTTCCCTTCTGAGTGATGGTGTTGACATCGATGACATCACCGTTGTGCATAACACGAACGGCATCAGAGTTGATTTCATGTTCCAGAGTCTTCCAATACTGGAAGTCCTCCGGTTCAACCTTAATACCCTTGCTTACGTAGGGCTTGATGCTAACCATCGACAGGCCAGCGTACGCGATCATCTTGGCTACCGTTACGTTCCAATTGCCATCCGCCTGGTTGGTGGCCCAGGCAAAGATCTGATCAGCTACGGAAGCGGGAACAGCAACGACTTCGCATTCCTTCGCCGCATTGGTGCCATGGCCAAGCACCACGAAACGTTCTCCCTTGTGAGAGAAGCCCTTCTCAATGGTGCGGTCCCATGCAGCTTTCTTCTCCTCCGCCTTCGTGCGGACTTCTTCATTGTCGGATTCCAGTCCGTTAATGCGGGAAGTGATCTTGACGATCACTTCATTGACAGGACGCCCGGTCAGCTCGCTGACCTTCTTGGCAAGAGGGCCACGAGGCACAGAGACCGTCCCAGTGAAATACACACCCTGGCGGCCAATATTGAAGTGATCGATCTGATCCATCGGATTCTGGACACTGCTGGTGTCCAGGTTTACCGTCTTGGTGATGCGTTCCACCATCAAGTGGTGGAACAATACAGCGGGAATGCCGGTTTCATCCAGCTGGCTGATGGTCTCCTCAGCCACCTTCTGGCCGGGCAGCTCTTCAACGGCGTTCATGACACCGTCGTTGTCGAAGGTGGCAAGCAGCCACTCGGGCCACTTACCCATGCCGGTACGGGTGTCGTCGTCCACGCCCTTATGGGCATTGGCGATGGTGGACGCCAGGGCAGCATCGTCGCCAACCTGGGCGATCATTTCAGAATCCGCAAAGATGCGAATGTTCTTGGCGCCGTTGCGCCATTCGTTGTTCGCCCAGCTACGGGCAGCGGCCTCCGTAGAGGCGGTGAAGGTGATGGTCTGGAAACGGTTGGGGTTAGCGGTGGTGGCGATGATGCGGAACATAGTGTTACCTCCTTGCATGTTGATGGGTCATGCTCCCTTGTTTGTGAGCGCCTTTGGCACTCAAAAGAGCCCACGATGCTGTGCACCATGAGCTCTGTCGAATGGCCCCGCTTGGCAGGCGGGGCAAAAGTTAACAAAAGAGAAGTCCTCCTCCGAAGTCGATTATTCTTCGAGGTTATTGGCCCAACGATAGGCATCACATACGATCCGATGCAGCTTTTGCCTCTCCTCCTTTCGATTGAAGCTGCAGAAGTATTCCGTGTAGAAATTTTCCGCTTCCCTGCAAGCTTTGGAGATGGCTTGTTGGAAACCCGCGCAGGTCCAATCTTCAAAACCATTGCGGATATTTTTCGGCATGAGGAACAAGGTGCGCAGAGTACTAACGAGATCCTGCTTGCGGAGCTCCACATAACTGCCTTGTGCCATCAGGGCGGTGGCCATGATGCTAGCCAGCTCGTCAACCATTTCCTGGAAATTGCCATACTTAAACATAAGGTCCTCCTTCTTCCACACTTGGCAGTGGATGCCGTTTTTTATTTCAGCCCAGAGGCTGATTACGGGGCTCACAGCGCGAGCCCCATCTATCAGCTTTCGATAACATCCGCACGATTGCCACGGATGATAGCGTCCGGATAGTCATAATAGAGATCGGACGCCGTGTCGTAGCGTCCGACCTCCTGGTCAAACTGGTTATAGGCAATAATCATTCAATTGTACCTCCTTCGCACTTCTTCATGGTTAACAAAAGAGAAGCCATCCTCCGATGATGAGAAGGCCAAGTACGAGTCCGTCAATGACGGAACAAACAAGAATTTCCTTAAGCGTCATTCGGGCTTCACCTCCCGAATGAACTTTTCTTCAGCCCGTTCCAGGCGATGCTGGCGGGAGAGAACGTCCCGCTTATCGTTTTCAATGATAGCCTGGATCTGGAAGAGATGGAGGCGGATCGCGGCCTCCTGCGAGGGGGAGATGTTCCCGCAGATGCGGGAAATCAAGATGCTCTGGTCGAGCTCAAGGATCGTGTTGTTGATATTGGTCATGATGAAGCCTCCTTTTTTGATTTGAAATCGCCTCTTTGATAACCCAGGAGGCTGACTGGGGCTTGCATTCTGGACGCAAGTGTGGTATTTTATTGTAGAGGGGGTTACTTTCTCGCGCTATACACGCGAGTGCCGTTTCGCCACTTGGCGATCAGCTCATCGTCATCGAGAATTACGACGATGTTGCAGAAACGTGCTTTGGCGAGTGCGTTCTGCACTGCTTCTTTGAGACTGTCAGTCTCGAAAGGTTCGCAGTTGGTTGCACGTACGGTGTATTCGTACGTGTGGCGGGGACCGTAGTACTTCATTGGAACCTCCTTCTCGCCTCTCTGTTGCAGCAGGGAGGCATTTTTGTGATTGCTCATCTTTCTGAGCTGTCAGGGAACCACGAGTTTACGCTGGAAAACCAAGCGAACCCGCAAGAAACCCATTTATGTTCTTTCCCTCTCCCTACCTCAAAAATGTGTCCACTCTCCGCATTATTTATAATGGAAAGATACGCTCTCATGGGCGTTACCAGATTTGACATCTTTTGCATTTTGGAGGTAGTTATGAGAGCTGATTGTCTTTACTTTGAAACCAAAGATCTGGATGAGGTCTCCTGGCTGAGCAAGCATGGTATTCATCCTGTATCAGCAAACAGAGATCTTCGTCATTGCAAGGTTTACAAATATCAGAAGTCACAGATGCTTTATCTGGTTCTTGCTGACTGCTATGCGCAGAAGAAGCTGCATGCTGAATGGGCTGCGTATGATCCAACGCCTGATGCTGAGATTGAGTGGTGATCGCAAATGGCAGAAATAAAAAAAGCGGCAGCAGAGAAACCTATGAAGGTTTGCATCCGCTGCCAGAAACCGAAACCGCTGACGGAGTTCCATCCGAACAAAGGCTGGAAGGAACAGCAGGGGCGAGACGTATGGTGCAAGGACTGCGTAGCGCAGTGTGGAACTAAAGAAATGCTGCGTGAATACTTCTGGGATAACAACCGGGAATGGAACGAACAGATATGGGCGCAAGCCAGGGTGAAGGCAGAGAAGATGGCGGCGACCAACCTCACCTTCCAGAAGTCCAACGACGAACGCCGCAAGATGATCCTGGACCGGCTGACTTGTCAGCAGGTGCCGACTGTGATGAACAGCCTGTACAAGTTTGTCGACAATACAGAGGGTGGCAAATATGCCAGCTTCCAGCAGGCGGAAGAAGAAACCAGTTTGGGACCGAAGGAAGATCCTGACGCGAAGGTCTTCAGCGAGAAGTTCAATGGCTACTTCAACAAGAGTGAGCTGACTTATCTGGAAGACTATTACAACGGTCTGGAGGAAGACTTCGAGCTCAACGACACGAACCTCCGCGACATAGCCAAGAAGCTGGCGAAGGCGTCTCTGCAGGCAGACAAGGCGCAGGACATGTTCATGGCAGGGCGCTGTGACTTCAGTGTGGTCAAGGATGCGCTGAGCCAGTTCGACCTTCTGTCAAAGTCAGGAAACTTCGCAGCTTGCAAACGCAAACCTGGGGACAATAATGGTCTGGGTTCCTGGGCGGAGATCACTTACAAGCTGGAGACCACCGGCCATCCATGCACCCGAAAGATCGAGTGGCCGAAGGATGACGTGGACAAAACCATTGATGAGTTCCGGTACATCGTCGAAGCCTTGGGCTACGACAGTATGTAATACGCGGCAGCTTTCTACGGAGGCTGCCTGAAGCTAAAGGATGCGTCTTTTAGCTCTTTTAATAAAGGGGCATTGCCCCTTACTGCGCGATCTCACCATCGGTGAGATTGCTCAAAAGGGGCATTGCCCCTTATTGCGCGGTAGTGTAAAGGCAGCATATTTGACTCATTCTCAAAAGATCTAGGTTCGACTCCTAGCTGCGCAACTAACTTTTTGGAGGTGTAGCCCTGTATGGTTATAAAGCCAGGCGTGATCACCAATTGGGACCTGCTGGAAGAACAGGTTATCTTTTACAGGACTCACCTGGATATCTTTATCGAAGACTGTATGCCACCGGTAAAACTGACTCGGGATCAGCATGTGATCGCCAGAGCTTTCGGCAATTGCGACGATATCAAAATCGTTCAAAGCCGTGGCTAGGGCAAGACGTGGCTGACAGCTCTGTGTTGCCATGCGCTATGCTGTCTGTATCCCGGAACATTGGTAGCCGTCTGTTCAGGTACAGCAGCGCAGGCTACGCTTGTTTTGGAAAAGCTTCGCCTGCTTGCTGATCAGAATCCAAATATTGCCAATGAATTATCCTCTGGTTCTTCTCGTGCTTTGGTTCAGTTATCGAAGGACAAAGGCCGGGCAAACTACAAGAACGGTTCCAAGATCGAGAGCTTCTCGATTGAATCCATGCGCGGCCAGCGTGCAAAGGTCGTCGTCGTAGACGAATGTCCTGAAGTGGATCAGGAACTGCAGGATGCCATCGTCTCACCTATCAAGAACTATCGGCGGGACATCTCCTTCAACTACGGATTCAAGGACTACAGTTCCAAGACGGTGAACATCACCTCCGCCTGCGAGAAGGCAAATTCATTCTATAACGAATTCAAACGAGTCGTTCGCGACATGGCGCAAGGCCGGCGTGAATCCTTTGCCTGTGCTCTGGATTACAACGCTGCGGTGGCGAACGGGATCACGTCCATGGAATACTTCATGGCCGAGAAAGCTAAGCTGCCGGATATCGTATTCCAGATGGAGTATGGCTCCAAGTTCGTAGGCGCCAATAACAACTCCGCCTTCCCCTATGAGCTGACGCAGAGCTGCCGGACGTTAACGAAGGTTGAGATGGAACAGCCGAAGAACTCCAAGTCACGGTATGTGATCTCTCTAGATATCGCAACCTCGGAAGCCAAGGACGCTGACAACTCCATCATCACAGTGCTGAAGTTCACAGAGCGAGCTGATGGTACCTTTGCCAAGAAACTGGTCTTCATCCGTTCCTTCCATGGGAAATAGCTGGATGTCCTGGCGGACGAGATCCGGGTATTGTATCATCAGAAATTCCCGAATACTGAACGGATCATTTACGATGCCCGTGGTCTGGGCGACAGTCTGGATCGCTTCTTCGATAAGGAGTATGTGGATCTGACCACAGGCAAGGAGTATCCGCCTTTAGTCGTGGATGACATGATGAACCATAACGCAGCCGCTCTGCAGATCCTGCATCCCTTCCGGGCTGTGCAGACATTGAACCAGCGGCTGTACACCAACCTTCGCGTCGCGTTGGAGAAGCGAACAATCGAGCTGCCAGTCAGCAGCCGGGTGATCCAATCCAGCGAAGCGGAGAAGGACAGTAAGAAAAGCATGAGCATGGAAGAGAAAGCGGTGTATCTGGAAACAGACGCACTGCAGTTTGAGATGGGCAACATCGTTGCCAAGATGTCGACCAGCGGCCATGTGCTGTATGATACGCCCAGGAATTCCATGCATAAGGACCGTTACTCCTCTCTCGCTATGGCGGTGGACTATGTCAGCGAGATGGAGAAAGAGAACGTCAAGAAATACAAGCAAGGCGCTCCGGCTGTAGGTTTAGCCAGCGCATTCTAAAGGGAGGTGTGCCCAGTGGGCTTATTTGATCGTTTCAGACGCAACCCGGTGGCGCAGCCTCCGGAGCCAGTCAAACGTCCAGTGGTGGACGTAGTTGGCGCAAACAGACGGGATGACGAGGAAGAAGAGAAAAACTTTCAGACCTTCAGCAATTCTAATATTACTTTCTCTGGAGAACTAAGCGGGTTTGATTATTAGAACATTCTCCGGGATAAGCAGAACCATATTGTGGATCTATACAAACTGGCGGATTACTTTACGGATGCTGATCCCATTGTGCGCGGTATCGTACGCCACGTATATGTGCCGTATACTCTATCTTCTCCCTGGGTCCTGAGTGGAGCCACAGAAAAGACGCGCAAGATCTACGAGGAATATTATAAGCGCATCCGTCTTCGGGAGAGGCTGAACAGCATCTGCCTGGAATACTGGAAGTACTCCAACGTCTTCGTCTATATCATGAACGGGATCCCGATCACTCTTCCCGTGCACAAGTGCAAGATCGGCAGTGTATCTCTGAACGGAGAACCTATCGTTGACTTCGACTGCCAGAGCATCTACAACGAATGGAAACAGAAGAGCTACTCTGTGCAGGAGAACTGGATTAAGGATAATAACCTGGAAACCTATTTTGCGGGCTATCCTCCGGAAGTGCAGGAGGCGCTGAACAAAGGCGCTCAATATGCACAGCTGAACCCGAAGTACACAAAGGTGCTTCAGGGTGACAAGGAAGGCTGGCACAGGTACTCAATCCCGTTTATCGCGGCGTGTCTGAGTGCGTTAGCCAAAAAGGAACTGATTGGTAAGTATGAGGACGCCGTGCTGAACCTGGGAATCCATTCCTTCGTACACGTCTCCTATGGTGACGAGAAGAAGGGTGCGGATATTCTGCCGGACATCAATCAGCTGCGTGCTGCCAGGTCTGTATTCTCCAAGGCCATGAACGGCTTTCCGCTGGCAGTGACCAATCAGCTGGCGAAGGCTACCGTGGTGCAGCCTAAACTGGATGACCTGTTCCAGTTTGACAAGTATCGGGATGTGAACAACGACATCCTGTCTGCTGGTGGCATCAGCGGGATCATGGTCAGCGACATCAGTGAGGACGGTTCTACTTTCGCTTCCGCGCAAGTGTCAGAGCGTACAGCTGCTGTCCGGATCGAAGCCGCCAGGGATGAGATCTGCGAACTGATGAATAAGATCAATGCGATCTTCCGGGAGTCCCTGGAGGAGGAGCATATCTATAATCTGAAAGAGGTACCTGAGTTCAGCTTCATGCCGCTGGATATGGCAGGACGCAAATCCCTGCGTGATGCCTGCAAGGAGCTGTGGGAGCAGGGACTTGTGAGCACCGAGACCATGATGTCTGCTCATGGTTATTCGTTGGAACGGGAACGCGCCAAGCGCGAAGCCGAGGCTGCCAATGGGACAGACGAAATTCTGATTCCAAGAGATCAGATGAATCAGCAGCAGTCAGAAGAACCATCCGGCAATCCAGTTGGCAGGCCGGAAATGACAGACGACGAACGAACGTCTGACCCCGCTTCTGCGATCAGAGGCAAGCAACCGAAACCTTCCAATCCGGAAGGAAGCATGGGAGACTCCGGTTGATAATGGTAATAACAGCCATTCGGCTGTTGTTATAGATTAGCTCGAAACATTCTTTGCCCCTACCATTGAATGGGAGAGAGCGTAAGGAGAAAGACCAATGGAAAGAATAACAACTACCTTCATTGCGTCCGTTATCTCCGAAATTCAGCAGTCAGATATTTATCTGACGGTCAAAGCTCGGCTGTTCGAAACACCGGGAGCTAATCTTAACGGTGTGAGAGTGACGCCTGCGTTCCTGGACGAGATCGTCCAGAATCAGGAGAAGTATGTCGGGCTGCCCGTGTGCGCAGACGTGAAAGCGTTAGCGAACGGGAACTATGAACACCTTGGTCATCTGTATGACGCTCGGACCGGTGAATTCCATTCTGCCCAGATTGGTTCCTTCTATCAGTATGAGAAAGAGGAAACAGCTGAAGGTGCGGCTCTGATCGGCTATGCCAGGATCATGAAGCGGAACAAGGCTGTCTGCAAAGCGATTGCTGAACTCTTTGCGGACAACGCGCTGAAGTTCTCCTTTGAGATCTCCTGTGGCAGTTATCGAGAGCTGGACGACGGGACACTGGAAATCGATGCCGGAGAGAACAACTTCCTGGAGGGTGCCGCAATCGTAACGTTCCCTGCGTGCGAGAATGCGGTGGCTCTGGATCTGGTGGCCGAGTGCAACAGTATTGCAGATGATTGCAGAAGGGGTGAGAACAAGATGACGGACGAACTCCAGGCCTCCGTAAAGGAGGAGCCGGTGATCGCCGAAGCGGCTGAGACTGAAGCTGCCGAAGAAAACATCGTGGCCGAAGAGACCACGAAGGAAGAAGCGGTGGCGGAAGCTGAGACTGCCGAGACGAAAACCGAAACCCAGGAGACCGAGGAAGAAGCGAAGACAGATGTCGTCTCCGAAGCTTCTGAAGTCGCCGAAGTAATTGTTCGTGAGGAAACCTATACCGAGCATTCTGTGCATACCTATGATACAGAGACCGGTGTCGAAACTCATGATACGGTCACACAGCATTCTGAGATTGCGTCTCCGCTGGAGACAACTTCTATTGCTGAGACCGACCCAGAAGAAGAGAAGGATGACGAACCGGATGAGCCCGAAGAGCAAGAGAAGCCAGATGATGAAATGGCTGCCTGCGGGAATCCCGAAGAGGAGAAGGAAGATAAGTACGCCAGCGTTATTACTGAAATGCAGAGCATGATTCAGCAGCTGAAAGCCGAGCTGGACGAAATCAAGAACAAGCCTGAGCAGATAATCGCTGAGGCTGCTTCCAAATCCGCGAACGAAGTCAATCCTTTCCTGGCAGATATTGATACGAATGCCGGGCATAAGTATTCTCTTCTGGAGAAGGCTGAAAAGCCTTCCAGTTATTCGCTGCTGGACAGAGCGTAAACTGCCCAATATTACTGGGAGGCTCAGCCTCCCTTTTACGTGAGGAGATGACAGCACATGGCTGGTTACATGACGGCCCTGCAGGGCTATGTGTATGAAGGCGAGCTGAAGAACGGCAACGCGAATCCGATTGCCAACGGCATGCTCGTCGCTCCCAAGCTGTCCAATGGCGAACTGGTGATGGATCTGCCGACTGCGGATTCCGACACCAAGCTGCTGTGCAAGGAAGTTACCACGATCTACGATGGTATGCCTGCCTATCGTTTTATTGTGACTGCTCTGGGTAAGAAGGTTTATTTTGTTGAGAACGGTTTCGAAGTGAACACGGATGCCGAGTACGACACCACCACTTACACGACCGCTTCCGGCAAGTATCTGCGCGCTCATCCGCTGCTGGTGGGCGAAGAATTCGTCACCGACCAGGTGAACGGCACCCCCGTCGTTGGTACGGAGTATGGCGTGCTGGCCACCGGTAAGGTGGGTTAAGGAGGTGAAAGACAATGGCGGACATTAAGGTAAATCGCGACAGCAAGCTGATCAAGGTGCTGGCTGCGCAGGCGAACCATGAGCGGGTTGATTCCTAGAATGCGGAGGAAGCCGCTCAGATCATTTCCGAGCTGACCGTGGATATGGGTAACGAAGCGAATCGGAAGCAGATTGCTCAGACCGTTGCTTTCACTGTGGACGAGCTCCAGAAGAAGGAACTGGATTTCCTGAATCGCATCGCTGATATCAAGAACATCGGTTATAACGACAAGGCGATGTTCAACATGCGGACTGGCGGCATCAAGGCCTACATCCAGGCCAAGGGTGCTACCACTAAGCGCAGCATGGTTGCGGATCGTCAGGTCTCTGTGGAGACTGTGGAGATCTCTGCCCGTCCCGCGATCAACATCGTGGATCTGCGTGCCGGTCGTGTGAACATGGCTGACCTGATCCAGGAAGCGAACCGTGAGATCACCAACAAGAAGCTGGCGATCGTGGAGAAGGTTCTGCATGATGCCATCGCGGACTTCGCGTCCCCCTTCTATGCTGCGGGTAGTCCCGGCATTGTGAAGTAGACCCTGGATGCGCAGCTGGCGTACTTCCGCCGGCTGGGTCCTGTCACCATCCTGGGCGACCAGGCTGCTGTGTAGCAGCTGGCTCCTCTGACCGGTATGGCTATGAGCAGCACGCAGACCCAGTTCAGTCCCGAGCTGATTAACGAGCACAACGGCAACGGCTTCATTGGCCGGTATAACGGTGTGGACGTGATCTCTCTGACCAACAGCTATTTCGATGGCACCACGACTCCTGTCCTGGCTACCGACTGGCTGTACATCATCCCTGGCGGCATGTCCGGCGATACCCGTAACCTCAAGATCGTCAACGAGGGCGGCGTGAACAGCATCGACAGCCAGAACATCGATGACATGGTGTACGAGATCCGTCTGGATCAGTGGTTCGGCGCTGCGTTCGTGAGCGGCAAGCTGCCTACCATCGGCGCTTATAAGATCAACTAATCACAGTTGCGAATACGAGAGAGGGGTTTCAGCCCCTCTCTCTTCTCTCGCAATGAAGGAAGAAGGATAAGGTATGGAAATGATGAACGGCTACACGGAGCCAACCTTCCGTGTGTACAATGAATGCAAGTTTGATATCGGTGTGACCACGACCCGTGGCACACAGTATAACATTCGTCCCGGCAGCTTTGCTATGCTGACTGCTGCGGACATCGAATACATCGAAAGCGTCTGCCAGACGACAAAGTTCTTTGGCACAGGCATGCTGGTGCCCAAGGATGCTGCAGGTAATGCAATTCCTCTGGATAAGCTGAACATCGTGGAGGCGCCAAAGGAAGAGCGTATGATGACAGACGAGGAAATCATGGCAATGCTGAAAAAGACTGGCAAGCAAATGGAAGCCTGGCTGGATGGGATCGAGGATCCAGTAAAACTTCATGCAATCTATGATGTGGCAGTGAAGATGGATCTGCCTGCCAGCAAGCTGAAGATCCTGAATGGCAAAATGCCAAACAAGGATTGGCTTGACGCATTTAACTAAGACAGAAAGGAAGTGGCGGCATGACGAATATTACAGAGCTTGCCGTACAGCTGCAGGAGCTGACAGCCTGGCAGCGTACGCCAGAGCCGTTGTCCCAGGCGGATTACGAGAAGATGGTGATCAGCGGCATCAAGACCCTGTACATCGATACAGGCCGCGCTTCTCGATATACCAGTGTTTCCTTTGAGACTGACACCGAAACCGGTAAATCATATTTCAGCGACGATCTTGGGATCGACGAGGAGAAGTATGTTTTGCTGGTTGCACAAATCGCATTCTTTAAAAGGGTGCAGACCGATGTGAACAACATCGTTTCCTACACCACGGATGCGCTGTCTGTTGCAAACGCAGATAAACCGTACGGGCATTTGCAGGATACGATTGGAGCACTGGAAAACGAACGTCGGATTGTATTCTACAAGATGACGGACTATTCATTCTATAACGCTTGAGGGTGAACAGATTGATCAATGATTTCAAGGTGAGGGTAGATCGCAGGTAGCCGGACGGCGCTCTGTGCAACACGGAGCTGAAGCCGCTGGTATCCTACACAGATGCCGTGGCTTATCGTCTGAAGCGGATCCTTAATGACGTGGAGAATCTGTGCTGCGATCTGGAAGAAACTTCCAACAAACTGGACTGGAGTCCGGAGACTGCTGATGCTTTCGGTAAGATCCGTCATCTGCTGCTGAACGCGGCGAATGATGTGCAGCGTCTTCCGAACTCTCTGTATTATCAGAACGTGCCATGCAATAACATGAATATCAGTGAGATGCTGGCACAGCTGATTAACCGTCAGTAAGAAAGGAGCTGGCGCAGATGCCGAAACCATATGTGCCAGCAGGCACAAAGACCAGATTCTATCGTCCGCCAACGCTGGCGTAGGACTTTACTGAATTCCTGGATGGGAATATCCCGCATATGGTCATGGACTTCACGATCTTCAAAGACTGGTATGCCCAGTTTGATGAAGGCTATGAACCCTCCGTGATCCGTGGAGAATTCTATGCGGATACAGCCAAAAGCCGCTACAGCAATACAGACAACCATGTAAACATCCGCTGTGACGTAAACAGTGGTCTTCGCAAGGGCGATATGCTGATTGCCAGCGATACAAATGATGTTTATATCTCGGACTGGAATGTGATACTGCAGGCAAATAATGCACCATCCAGATTGCTGCTGTGCAATTTCGACCTGACAGTCAAACGCTATCAGCCTGAGAAGGTAGACGAATTGGGCTACCTGATTGAACCGGAAGGCTGGAGAACAATCGTAGATGCACTGCCGGCTAACGCATACTTCTATGATGGGCGTACGTCTTCATACTACATCAACTCCGGCAACCCGGGTATCTCTCCGGAAGTTATCGCTCTGGTGACCATTCAGCTGAATAGGCAAACCAGGGACATCCGCATCGACGACGAGTTCGAATGGTGCGGGGATATCTACCGGATCACCGACATTTCCTGGACGAACGTGGATCGTTCGGCAAGCTATGGCTGTCTGATGCTGCAGGCATCGCAGAAGGCCGGTGGTATTCTGTGATCGACATCAAAAGTGTGGTTATGGAGAAAGCCAAAGAAGCGCTGCAGGAACGTATGAAGTCAGTTGCTGCGGAGCTGAAGGAGTATGTCCTGAATGAATTCATCGTGGATCTTCCGCAATGGTCGCAGGATCTGTACGGTGAAGAGCTGCAGGATATTGAACCTACGATAGAATTCGACGGTGAAATGTCCGGCAGGGTAATCTTTAATTTAGATCATCTGCCAGACAAGTTAAAGGAACTGTTTGAATACTATATGGGCAATGCGAAACTTCGGGCTGTGGGGTGATGAAGGATGCCTGTGACGACATGGATCCGGGACTGGAACGATGTAATCCGTCAGGTTATCTGGCCTGACGAGGAACTGAAATCGCTGATGATGATCCCGGAAGGCACCAACATCATCAGCTTCATAGACAAGTATTTTATCCGGGCGGGATATACAAACACGCTTCTGGAACACGAAGATGTGCGTATTGTTTATTCCGATCTGGGCGGTGAGGATACAGCCGTTCCCAATGTAAAGAAGAACGAGCTGTGTTTCGATATCTACGTTCGTACCGAACACCTGCATACCGTAGGGAATGATCGGCTGCAATACCGCACGCAGCTGATCGCCAATCGTCTGATTCAGCTACTGACGAAGAATGGCAAAGATGGTAAGTATTTGGGCGGTTATCGTTTCTGGGTTCGAAAGGAACAGGATCTTGGAACGAGAACTGCCGGATATGTGCGGTATCATGTATCCTTTAATTACATGAAGGTTTACTGATGATAAACGCTTGTGAGTAGGGCGCAGCGTTTTTCATATAATCCAAACAAACTATGAAAGGAATGATAGCTCATGGCAACTTATCTTGCTCCTCTGAAGGGCTATATTGCCGATGTGCCTCACGTCTGGTTTAAGCGCTGCGATGGTCGTATTTTCTATTTCGATGAGATCACCCAGGCCAACGTGACGCCTAACGCCAACTTCACTGAAGTGAACGCTGGTTGGTAGTCTTTCCCTGTGGCTTATCTGCCCGGCCAGTCTACCATGGAAATCTCCCTGACCTCTGGCCAGTTCAACGCTGACCTGTTTGCTCTGGCCAACAACCGGTCCTTCGCTCCTCAGGCGTATGACCTGTACATGACCGAGACCGTGACCATCGTGAACAACAAGGCCACCCTGGCTCATGTCGCCAAGGCCGGCACTGTGTCTATCGCTGGTCTGGAAGAGGCCACTACTGCTGCCGAAGGCAAGTTTGCCGTGGCCGATGTGGATGCTACCGAAACCGTGCCTGCGCACACCGAGATCACCTTCGTCGGCGAAGAGGGCGAAATTGAGATCTCTTATGAAGTCACCGTCGCCGACGCTCAGGTCATCGAGGTCGACAACAAGAGTACCGCTATCGGCTCTGCCCTGTTCCGCTGGCCCGTGTACGGTTCTTCTGAGGACTGCACCGACTCCGCGATCAAGGGTTATCTGAACATGAAGGTGTATCGCTGCCGCGTCACCCAAATGCCTGGTTTCGATACTTCTTACAAGTCTGCGGCCACGAATGCCGTGACCTTCTCTGCGATGGATGCGAAGCGGGCCGACGACGCCGTGTACAGCCTGGTCTACGTGCCGAAGTCTGCTCTGGACTAATCAATGAAAAGAGTTCTTGTTATAAGGTTTTAAAAGGTTGAAGCAAGAGGCTCTCCTGGGGACTGCCTCAATACAGAAAAGGGGTAGTCCCCTTTTTTATACATTTTTTGAAAGAAGGTTGAGATATGCCGGTTTTAGGTAAAGACATTCCAGAGCCAAGCACAGAGAAAAAGCCTGTTCCCAAAAAGACAGCTCTGGATAAGAATCTTCCTGAAGAAACAAAACTCAATAAGGAAATGCCGGAAGGCAAAGTACTGAACAAAGAAATGCCGGAGGGCAAGGCTCTGGACAAGCCTATGCCTCCGGAAGTCAATCCAGATAATGTAGTCGTGATCGGTGGCAAGGAAATCGAGATCAAGTCTACCAAGATCAAGTACCAGCGGAACGGTACCGCTACGGCTTATCGCATTCTGGATCTGTATCCGCTGCCGGACATTCTGTCTATGGATGCAGGTGTTCTGGATGCCAAGCGAGACGGAGATCAGATCGTTTTCGATTTTCTTGTTGCGGTGTTTGATGACAGCAAACTGGTTGCAAGGTATTATGACACAATGACTGCGGATGATATCGACCGCTGTGTCAAGATATTCAAACGTCTCAATCATATCGATGAGAAGGAAGAGGCCGCAAAAAACCGGCAAGCCAAGGGGATGAGCAACTGAGCCTTGACGAAGCCGTGGCTTTGCTGGCCGTCTACCTTGGCGAAACTGATGAGTCGAAAATAGACGGAATGTCCATTCCGTTTTTTAATAGCGTGCTTGCTGCTTTGGGCAAGCGCGTCAACTACGATGCCGTCGTCAACTATGCTGGCAACTCGTTTGCTAAAGACAGCTGGAAGATGATCCAGGAAGCGAACCCCATGACGAAGCCGAAGAAGATCGGAAACGCCTTCGCCGAACTGATCGGTAAGAGTGTGAAGGTTGGTTCCGACAGCGATCTTAGCGACTTCTCCTGGGCAGACGAAATGTAAAACAGACACGAGACTGTTGCAAAAGGTAGGGACTCCGTCAGGACATTTGCTGCGCAACAACCACCGCCATCAAGTAATTGTCGATTTTGTTACTTAAGCAAGCGGATGATTTCGACAACAAACAGAACCAACTAAAGAATCTTTGCAGCAATTTTCGTTGTGCGTTTCATCTTTTTGTAAGTCTTCTTTTTCATACGCAGCCACCTCCTTTGTGGTAATTGGGGGGCGGTGGTTGCATACGCGCAGTCTCGTGTCTGCTATATCAAAATATCACACGCTACGTAAAAACACAATAGTCAGATTGCTTAACAAAAAAACAGATGCGGAACTGTTGCAAGAGGTAGGGTCAATTGCTGCGCAGTAACCAGCGCGGTATGTGCAAGTGATAACGTGCGGTCATTACTTGAACAAACGTATGGTTTCAGCGATCAACGACAAAAACTATACAATCCTAGCTGCAACCTTTAAGCTGCGCTTGATCTTTTTGTAAGTCTTTCTCTTCATGTGACCACCTCCTTTGCAAGCAGTAGAGATGGTTACATACGCGCAGTTTCGCATCTGCCACTTCAATATAACACAACTATCCTCAAAAAGAAAGAAGGATATTATGGACAGCAGAGAGTTCCTGGACACAGCGCGTTATGCCGTGGTCCAATATCTGAAAGAATATGCACCTGATGTCAAGATCGGCGACACATTTGTTGTGTGGAGCTGCAAAACTTTGCAGAATAACAAAGCTCTGATTGAGACAGATGTTGATGCGTCTTATTATGAGGTAACCTTCAACGGAGATCGGGAAGAACTTTATCTGGATGTTTACGAAAAAGACGATCATATTTGCATCCCGCTCGGGGACAATGAAGAACCCGTAAAGCCGGATGAAAATCATCGGGTAATCACAGGGATCCGTCACTGAGGTGAGGCAGATGAACAGCAATCAGTTTCTGAAGTCAGCAAAGAAAGCGGTGCTGAAGTATATTAAGGAAGAACTCTATCCGGATACTTAGCTGACGACAGAAGAAATATATGTGATCACCATGTTCGGCAACCAGGTAATGCTCGGTACGGGGCTGCTGGATCTCATTTTTTATGAAGTCATTCTGGACGAAAAAGAAAACACGCTGAAGCTTCGCGTGTTTGATCTGATGGAAACAGAAACCTACCGGAATGACGAAGTACAATAACCTATTCCTGCTTGAGCAGGCAGAACCTGAGTCGTGTTACATAATCGCCTAGAATGCCTGAGAAATTCCGTTTACCTTAAAGGCTATCATCTAAACAACTATATAACGAAGTGCAAAAGAAGCTAACCGATAAAGCTGGCCAGAACGTTGGAGATGAACGTTTTGACTTCTTCTCTTTTAAACTTCATGCAATCACCCTCTTTCGAAAGGCAATTACACAAGACGCTCAGGTTCTGTCTGCACGGCTATTATTCGACAGTGGTTTACTTATTCCTGCTTGAGCAGGCAGAGCTTATCGCTTACATAGTCGCCAGAAATCCGGGAAACAAGTTGGTCTTAAAGACTGGTTATCTCAGCAACTATGAAATCAGGTTCCAGATCATCTATGCCAGAACGCCGGCAAGGACGTTCATGGCGAAGCTGATGAGTTTCTTACTCATGCAACCACCTCCTTTTAAGGCGACTGCATGAAGCGATAAGCCCTGCATGCACGGCTATTATATCTAATCATAGGAGGAAACACAATGACATATTTTGATCTTATTAACAACGCAATCGATTTGTGCATTACGGTTGACAGCACTACGGGTATGGCCTATCTTGAGCCTCCGTATCGGATGCTGCTTCGGGAAGCTGATCTGATCCATCCGGAGATCATCGAACCGGAAGAACTGTATGAACTTCTGAAGCTGGAAGTTAAGAAGCAGAACGCCAAGGTCAATAAGTCCTATGCAGTGTCTGAATGGCTGCATGATATCATAACGCAGACTGTTGATCCAGCGATGACTCAGGAAGAGAATGAGTTGGTGAAGAATTTGCTGGAGTATATGAGAAAAAACGAAGAATTAAAATCAGATGAACAGAAACGTAGTGCTGAAGATGGAGTATGAAGTTGAATATATCAGTCTTCTACGTTTATTTTTAGGTAATTGAAATCAGGTATTTTGGGTTCTAATTCATAAGTTTTTTCTTTAAAAACTAATGGTTCATGCTTAAACGTTACATAATCACTAATGCCATTTTTCGTTGTTTCTGTTACTGTGTAACCATCAGCATATGTGATAGTATGGGTAATCCATTTGCATTTGTCAACATCTGCAAATGCTCTTACATCTGTTCTTTCTTCTATTTTATGGATAACAAGTTCTACAGATCCCAGATAATACGGGGTAAGATCTACTATAACATTCTTTGATTTACACAATGTTTCAAGACGGCGTAACATTTTTACTCTCGTGTAGTCTTGAAATCCAACTGGCTTGTAGCGTAAACTATCATTCCATAACGGTGTAGAAACGTCTGCTGCCTTCCATAATTCACGAGCTGTAGTTTCGCCATTACGAGCAGCAATGATTTTGGTATTATCAGGTAGTCTTTTGATAAAATCATAGAATAATTCTAGAACGTTGTATTCATAACCGTAAAAACCGTTGTGTGGATATCCATCAGCTTCGCAGTATTCGATTATATATTTCCATTTATCTAGGTTGTTAGGATCTCTTACTTTGCGTCTATAATGAGTATGGCGGTCGCATGTGAACACATTATTATTGTATATTAAAACAGCAGTATTCCAACCTTTATACTTTACATCCATATGTTTATATGGTGATCTGAAGATGTTTTCTGCATGGTCGATATAAAAATCTTTGGTTGTAACTACTTTATCGATCATCTGGTTTGTCATACATACCCTCCCTTGTGTAATATATATTATATTACCTTGGCTTATTTAATTTGTCAACTCAAAGTACATATTGGAAGGAGGAAATTTCCAATGTCAGAAAAAATAGAATTGGAATTTGTGGCAAATTTACAATCTGCTATTTCTGATTTAGAATCATTTCAAAGTAAGGCAAATGATGTATCTTCTGAATTCGGCAATCAAATCTCGTCGGTTCTATCTAAAACGAACGATCTATTAACACAGAATAATTCTGCTATCAATGATTCACCAATTGAATATCGCTCTTATATGGATACAATTTCTGCTACAATTCATTCTTTAACATAGTCACTTTTATCTGATACTAAAGCATATGATTCAGGTGCTCTGTCAAAAGATATTCAAGAGCAACTACGTAGTAGTATCTCGTAGACTATTGGCATGATTATGTCCAGCTTACAAGATGCAACTTTCACAAAATCAGCCATTACAGACATTCAAGCTAAAATAGCGCCTGAGATGGTAAAAGTATTTACGTAGAATTTTTCAGATTTATCAAGAGCAGCAGGATCTATTATGAGCCAAGCTTTTGGTAGAGGAAGTAAACCATTATCTGATAATGAGTGGTTGAAGACATTGCAATTAAACAAGAATATGCAAGCAGGTTTGACTGCTATGGGTACAAGCACTGGACTCAGTGATGCTGATTTAACAAGGCTTATGCAAGCAGTTGTCCGTATGAATCCTTTTATTATGCGTGCAGATTCTATTGCAAATGCAGCAAAGCATTCAAATGGAGCTATTAAAATACCAAACATTGATCCTGAATACTTGCGTTATCAAGATCGTCTTCCTGCTATTTACCAAAACTTGGAAACCAATCCTCAAATACAGTCATTAACAGGAAAGCAAAAAACTGCATATTCAGGCAATCTCACAAAGCAAGCATATGAATTAGTAAGAAGCGTCGCAGCACAAAACGCAGCTTTTGAACAGGCTTTGCAAATGGCCGGTTTAGCAACTCGCTCAACTAGCAATGGTCAAGCTGGGGCGTTGCACATGCCAAGCAAACCTATATCAACGCTTCAATTAGCCAGAGCACTTGGTCATTTACATAAAGATGTTATGATTCCAGCCTTAGAAGGAGAACCTCAGTGGTATCGCAGTATCGTTTCAGCTGATCCGGATGATGTTCGCAGAATAGCAAACAGTAATAATAGAAGTGTACGTGATTCAATTAGTGCAATGGAACAACTTGCTGTACTCGGTATTCAACCTGTGTACACAAGAGCTAAGCCGAGATTGGAAACTCCAGGAAGTTTCAATGTGGTTGCTAACAGTCAAATTGTCTCCAATCCAAACAGATATCAAATCATGAGTTTAACATGGGATGATTTTAAAAAAGGAAGAATTTTAAATCCAAATGGAGAAGCGCAAAGTGAATACGAAGAAAGGCCGCGGGGCGTTTCTATTAACAAAATGATACAAGAATCCGGATTCACAAGGCTTCTTGGAATGTACGGCAATAACACTCTTGGAAATGGGAGTAAAACAGACTATGGTCGACCAAAGATGTTGCAGATAGACTTTTCAAAGCAAATGTTTGAGACTGATAAAAACGGTCATTTGATATGGGAAAACGGTCAACCAAGAGCAAATGAAGAAACTCATAAGATCATCAATCAATTAATGGCAAAAACAAAAACAATACCAGGCACATCTCATCAATATGCAGTGACTCCATTCGGAAATATGGGAGGATATGTGCCTACTAATTTTAAAAATGGCGTTGTATCACTGGTTCCTGAAGATGTTTATGTAGCACAAACAAATGCATCGTTAAAGTAGTTAGGCGTACCGATTTTTGAAAACTTTACGCCAGGAGATTATGTGTTTTCTACCGCAGATAAGTCAAATAAGAATCTTGAAGCACGAAACAGAGATCTAACTCCAACAGTACCTATTGAACGGTTGGGAGGCCGGCTGCCATCAAAAAGCAAAATAGCTTTCGTTGATTTGAAATCAATAGAAGGTTTGTTACCCGGTCAGAAAAAAGATGAGGTTACCGGGTTAGATGGTGCATCATTCTTTATGCCAGGTTATATACCAGGAAATAATGCAACATTTCGCGTTGGTGGAATGAAAGGAATAGCTGCAACAGTTGACTACAAACAGATGATAAGAGATTTGTACGGCGTTGATCACATGTATGTTCCTGCAATAAATGCTTCCGAAGAAACGAAAAAATTATACAATACAAAAGGCATACAAGCTGTTAGAGATAAGCTGACAGAAGAAGAGTTTTCAAAACAGATGCTTGACATTATGGAATATGATGCTTTAATAACAGATTCAGTCATTAAGTCTCCGTTATTTCAAAATAAAAGCAATAAAGAAGCACAGGACGTATGGCAAGAATTAGTATCTACGCCGCTTGGTTTCGGTATAGGAAAAACAGGCAGTCAGTTTATTTCTAGGAAGAGCAGCCTTGGAAGACAAATGTAGCAAGCTTTAGATATGACAGATCGTCAACTTGACGCAAATAAAAAAGCTTGGGATCGTTATATAGGTGAATTATGGAACGATCCTGTTAAAACAGCGCAAAGGTTATTTACGGATGAAGATAATTCATTAGATAAGAAAATCAGAGATAATCCTGCTCTGATGTGGTCTGAGCCATTAGCTCGTCAACGAGTTATGGATGCCATTCAAGAAGCACAAATCTCTAGATTGAACAATGAATTATTCTCAGAGAATGGTGCTATGATGGGATTGGCTGTTCCAAATGCTGCTGAGCAAATTATAAAAATCGGTCAGAAAAACGGTTTGAGAATAAGAAACAAACATCTCGCAAATATTCTTTCTTTAAGATCGCAAGATAACGCAGACGGCACATACGCCGGTTTAGCCGCTGGCTTTTTATCGGATCCAAATGTTGGAGCAGGGCGTTGGCCAGCTGTCCCAGGAGAGCAGTATTTAGCGTATCTTTCTAAAGAGTATCTGAAAGCAGGACGGAAGTATGGGCTAACAGATGATGTTATATACACCAATATGGATACTATCGCTAAAATGGGCGGTGGCGATGTTGATGGTGATACCATTCAGCTTTTGAGAGAAGATTTATATAGATATGTCCAATCCACATATCAAGGGCGTACAAATAAATACGGTAAAAGAAATCCAGACATAAAGCCAACAGCAGAACAAATCCAACAGGAAAACAACTACACGCCAAGGAGTCAGACACCAGAAGATATATATAAGTTGATGTTTAGACAAGCTGTGTCTCAGATTAAGATGGGTTCTATATCTAGGGCGCAGGACGCATTGGCTACTATCAACTGGAATGATCCAGAAATGGTTCGACAGTACGGTCAAGCTGCAGCAGATTTAGCACAGTTATACGATGTTGACAGCACGTATATGAAGACTGGTGTTGCAGGAAAATGGACTTCATATGCTCATAAGGCTAGAAAACTTGGTCGTCCTTTCAGTCATGTATTCAATAATTTAGTTGGATCAATACAAAATAATGATTTTGAACGTTTAGGCAATTTTGCAGAAATCAACTTTCCTAGTCGATTCCACGGATTAACCGCTTCAGCGTTGTCATCTGTTGCCCAAACTCCACTGTCTAATCGTGTGATCGAGCAAATGATAGAAGCACAAAATGACTTGCCTGTATTTAACGGAATGAGTGCCAATCAATTAGCTGCATTAGAAGATCCTTTGTCTCAAGCTCAGGCAGCGTATTACAAAAAGAACAATGAAATATTCGCCAAGCTTCTGACGCAAGGCGGAGTCGTTGGCTTAGAAGATAAGGAAACACTTACTGCACTTCTTCAGAACTGGAAGAGTCATAGTTTTACTCCCCTGCAATCGGAGGACCAAAAGAAAGCACTTGATCTCCAGCAATCTCGTTTGAATTATCTAAACATGCTTGGTTTAGTTGAAGGTAAAACCGATGGATATATGAAGCTATTTGATGGTTTACGTACTACAAGTGATGCTTCAGCTTTCGGAACGTCTTTTAACGCATCTCGAGATCAAGAAAGAATTAACCAGGCTATAGCTGTTGGTTTGAATCCAACAATGGTTGCGGCCACGCAGTCTTGGGGAACAGCACAGCAAATAGCGCAAGCAAAACAACGAGCTTATAATTAGACATATAGCTACTCGCAACTTATGTCATTAGAAAAGAATCCTCAAGAGTGGTATGAACGTTACGTAGAAGGTAAAGAATCTGTATCTTCTCCTCAAGCTCATATTGGTAATGCCATTGATTTAACCATGGGACAATGGGCTGAATTTAAAAGAAAGCATCAAAACGAAGGCACTCCAATGCCTGATACTGAATATTTTCAAAAGTTCTTCGATAATATTATTACTGGACAATTAGAGCCAGCAGAAGCTTTAATCGACGGCGTTCAAGATGTTTTAGCTGCAGGTAAGCATTGGTTTAAAGACGGTGTTGATAAGAATAGTCCACATTATGAAAGGTATTTAAGAGCAAGACAAGCCGCAGGTATGTTTACAGAACGGTTTAAGGATTGGCAAGTATATGAAGTAGATGATCCAAATCATCCTGGCCAAAAAAAAGCAAGTTATCAAATGTTACGTCATCCAAATTTCGGTGATTTGCCAGATGGGTCAGGACAAATTAAATCAGTAGGATGGGTTGATCTTGGGTTAATAGATCCCCAAGGACGAAAGGTCGATTTTGACTTAAAACCGATTAGAGATTATTGGCATATAGAATCATAGGATCCTAATCGTAGAATGGGTGTCCGCGACCAGTTATATTCGTATCAATCTTCCAGGCCAGGCGCCTTTAACGCAGATCGTCTTGGTGTAATTTCCTATAATGAAAAAGGTGGATTGCAGACAAACGTTTGGGATTTTAATCCAGCTGAAAGAGAAGCGGTAGAAAAACGACTTCAAGGTATCGCAGCTCGTCGATTTGCTTTTGCAGAACAAACTGGCGACTCTATATTCGCATTAAGAGCTGGTATGTTAAACCCATATGGATCGCAACCAAATGGATCGCAGTTTAATATTAGAAACATGAGAGATAGTGGGTTTGATCGCTTGCAATATGAAGCAAACCAAAAAGCAACAGAAGATGTCTATCGAGAGGCTCGTGAAGAAGAAGAAAGAAATATAAGAAATGAAGGAGCTGCTGCTAGGCGCAGGATGAGTAAAGACACCGGTACGGCCATAGCAGAAGCAATGAGTTTGCGTCAAGATATTAAAGCATTTGAAAATAGTTGGGATGAATTTAATCAGCAAATGCAAGGAGATCTTAATAGAAGAACTAAAGATCGTAGTTACTCAAAATGGGTCGGTTATCGATCACGCATCCATGAAGGTTATGAAGAAGAGCGCAACGCTCTTTTGGGAAGAGGCGCAGACGCGCAAACATTAGCAACCGCTGCCGAAAAACATGAACATGCTTTAGAACAATACAGGACCGCTTTACGTGAAGCTGCAACCGGAGATAAATCAGACGCCATTCAAGCAGGCTCACATATTGAGGATTTGATGGGATCTGCTTACGGTAATAAAAAACTAAGCGGTATTGCAGATGGCTTTAAGCAAATAACACAAAGCATTCAGCAGGCACAATAGACATACGAAGTGTTTGAGAAAGAAATCAAAGATAAAGGAACAAATAATATAACAAAAGAAGACCAATCTGCTTTAGACAAAGGATCTGAGCAGTTGAAAAAACTATCCGAGCAAGGTTAGAAATATCAAACAATACTGTAGCAGCAAGCAATTAACGTTTCTAACTCTGCGTTAGATTCATTATATGCTTCACAATCCGGAGCTCGTGCATAGACTATTCCTTTAAAAGATAATATCAAAGCCGATCGAATGATGGAATTATTTGGGCTGTCTTAGAATTTTAAATCATTATTAGACAATCATATAATTGATAATGACGCATACACTAATTTTATGCAAAGACTAGCTACATTACAATAGCCGGAAGCCTTAGAGCAATACGCTGCATTGAGAGCACAAGAATCTGCAGTTAAAGATAAGTATAATGAAGATCTGGCTAAAATACGATTACAACAAGCACAATTTGGTACATCTGCTTATGACCGTCAAGCTGCAGCAAGGGATAGGCAAAATCGTTATCTGTATAGCAATTCTGCATTGACTCAAGCTTATCTTCGTCGTCGATCTATGTATGATTCATATGCTTCATTAAAAGAAGAAGCAACAATTGGGGCAGGAAAAGCAAAAGCAGATCAAGATTTATACAAAGCAGAGATGGATAAATACTATGACCAAGATGGGAAACTAAAACCAGGGGTCAATGAGCATGATGCGAACATGGCTAAATTTGGATATAGCACAGCAACAGAAAACCTAAAGAAATATAATCGGCAACTTGAAGATGCCAATGAAGGGATGAAACGTTTTAGTGGATTTGGAAATTTAGTTGGAACATCTCTTGAAGCGATGAATAAAACCTTGGATCATACTATACGTATGTTCAGTCATCGCTTCTTTATGGCTGCTATTCGTGAAGCAACCCAATTTGTCAAACAATATGATGCTTCAATGCGGCAGATCCAGGCGATCACTTACAAAACAGACGAAGAGATGGCATCTATCCGTTCTGATACAATCGATAAAGCAATTGAGCTTAAAACATCTGCAACTAACGTGGCTGAAGTTGAGGCATCGTTGTATCGTCAAGGTCTTGGAGACGCAGAAGTAAGAGAACGTACAGATGCGATCATCAAATTCTAGACTGTTACTGGGCAGAAAGTTACTACAGCTACAAAGGGATTAACAACAGCTATTCAAACTGGACTTGTTGATAATATCTACGAAGCAATGGATGCATTAACCGCGCTTGGTGATCGAGCTGCGACAACAGCTGAAGAGATCGAAAAGGGTATGCAGAAGTCTGCGGCGGCTGCTGCTAATGCAGGTGTCAGTTACAATGAATTAAACACCATGCTGACAGTTATTACCAGTAAGACTCAACTTGGTGGTGCTCAAGCCGGTACAGCTCTGCAAACATTGTTCAGCCGAATGAACCGTGTCACAAAGGCTGGATATATAAACGATGAAGGCGGCGAAGCAACTTCCATTAATGATGTTGAAAACGCACTGAAGTCTGTTGGTATTCAAATGAGAGAAGGATCCGGGTTCAGAAGCAGCACAGCCATACTTCGCGATCTTGCAAAAGTTTGGAACGACATCAATGATCTTCAGAGAGGCAACATAACATACGCAATGGCTGGTGGTCGTCAGCAGAATATGTTCCAAGCTTTAATGGAAGGTATGGCTGAAGATAACGG